AAGAATAAAGAATTTAAACATATATGAATAATACTTTACTTAATAATCTCCAGCTGTATCGTGGACGTCGTTTCAGCGACCTGGTAGATGAGAACATGATTTCTAACGCTCTGCTGACCAAGCCTCATGAGGTATCTGGTCTGCTTTCACTGGTATTTGGTACTAAGGATGATGGTATTTCAACTACTATCGACCTGTTGACTGGTGGTCTGGGCAAGACTATGATTATTGAGAATCGTGAGTTTGAATGGAGTGTAATGGTTGACGCTGATCACGCTGTCAATATCCGCTGGGCTAAGTGGAATGGTCAGGAGATCACATATTCTAACTATAACTCTATTACTCCTGGTTTGAACAATACTCCTATCTACCTGGCTCTCGAAGAGCGTTGGTTCGGTCCTGGTGCAATTCTGTCGTTCGACGACTACAAGTTCCAGGTTCGTACAACTGGTCTTCCTTATCAGGATGGCAGCGCTTGGGTTTACGAGTGCTATGTTGTAGATGGTTCACAGGCAGCTTATATTCCTGGTGAGTTCCTGATGCCTGGTCGTCAGGTAAGCCGTATCGGTTCTGCTTACGAGGAGTACAGTGATGAGGCTGATATCATCAACTATCAGACCCCATTCAAGATGCGCAATCATCTGCAGAATCTGCGTCTGACTTATGATATTACCGGTGATGCTTACAGCACAGTTCTGGCTATCGCACTGAAGGATCCCGAGACTGGTAAGAGCTCTTATCTCTGGTCTGACTATCAGTACTGGAAGGCTCTACGTGAGTGGAAGAAGAGAGAGGAGACAGCTCTCCTGTTCTCTAAGAGCAACCGTCTGAGCGATGGTACTTATATCAACAAGGGTACTAACGGTCGTCCTGTTCCTACGATGTCTGGTCTGTTCGAGCAGATCTCTCCGGCTAACATCCGTTACTACACGACTCTTACAGCTGAGTTGTTCGAGGATTATCTGTTCGATCTCTGCTACAACATCCTGGGTACTAACGAGCGTAAGTTCGTTGCTCTGACCGGTGAGATGGGTATTCGTGAGTTCGACCGTATCCTGAAGGAGAAGGTTGCTAGCTTCAACCTGGTTGATAATATCTTTGTAACTGGTTCAGGTCAGAACCTGACTCTTGGTGGTCAGTTCACGACTTATAAGATGACTAACGGTATTGAGCTCTCTCTGAAGCGTTGTCCTATGTTCGACAACATGGAGCTGTTCCGTCAGTTGCATCCTCTGACTGGTAAGCCACTGATGTCCTACACCTTCCTGTTTGTTAATATTAGCAACTTCGATGGTCAGGCTAACATCGTAAAGGTTTGTCGTAAGGGTCGTGAATTCGTTCAGTGGTACACTGGCGGTTCTGTAGCACCTAACGGTTATGCTAACAGCATCAACACTCTGCGTTCTAACAGCCGCGATGGTTACCAGGTTCACTTCCTTGGTGAAGTTGGTATCATGGTTCGTAACCCGCTGTCTTGCGGTATTCTGTACTGCGACGCTGAGGATACTGAAATTTCCAACAGTGGAATTCCTTCAGTTGGTGCGTAATATCTAATTAACACAACACGATCTCTTGGGGGCTTCGGCCCCCATACAGGTCGTTATTACAACTCTAATGTAAATTATGGTAGTTGAATTAAAAATTAAGAAGAAGAATCCCTGGATTGGGCTGATCAAGTATAAGAATTGTTTTGATTATATTGCTCCTTATTTTACAAGATCCGGGTCGATATATACGGGTCTCACCCCAGAAGATGAGAAATATTTTGAGAAAGCTTTGGGTTATGAGGAAGGTCACCTCTCAAAGACGTCAGACTTTTGGCAGACATTCTGTGTAAAAGTAGGTACGCGTACGTTGCTGTTAGATGATTCTATTCCTCGTCAGGCTATGATTATTAAGTTCCTTAGCGGACATAAGCGTGTTGCTACGTCTCTCGATAAACTTGATGCAGGTAAAGACTATCTGTTGATCAATCGTGAGGCTGAAGCAGTAGAACAGAACAAGCAGAATAAATTGCGTAGAGATGCTATCAAAGAGTTTGATAAACTGTCACTCGATCAGATGCGTCAGTGCTTACGCCTATTTGGTATGTCTTCAGACCGTATGTCTAATGAACTCGTAGAATCTACATTGTTTAACTTGGTTGATAAGCAACCTAAGAAGTTCTTCGATAAGTGGGTTAATAATAAGTCTAAGGATACTGAATACTTGCTTGAACAGGCCATTGCTAAAGGTGTAATTCGTAAAGACAAGACGCATTATTTTTATGGCACTGATATGTTTGCTGATTCGCTTGATGATGCTATTGGATACTTAGACAGCAAAAAGAACCAAGATCTGAAGCTTGCAATCATAAACGAGACAAACAATAAGTGATATAATCACAAAAGAATGAGATATGACGCATAACAAGATATATACTAAATTCATGATAGAATATGACAAGGCAAATGTTACTTCGTCATATCCATCCCTTACAAAGTATGAAGCTGCGACTCTATTAGACAGAGCGTATCTTGCTTTGATTTCAAGGAAACTTACGGGTAATAATACCCGTAGAGTTCCTTTCGAATATGATACAAAAGCAATAGAAGACTTAAGACCTCTTGTAACAACTAAGAGATTTGAGCAGAAAGGTGGTTCTAATATTGTACTAAATGAATATAAGTTTGGAATGCCAGATGATCTCTTATATTATATAGAAGGTGTTGCTAATTATGGTTCAGAAAGAGAAATAGTACTTCCTGTAAATCATCAAATAGCTAGAAAGTTTAAGTATACTAATAGCAATATTCCTTGGGTTAATCACCCAGTATCTTATATAGAAGGATCTGAAATATATGTACTTATAGATCCGTTCTTACATACAAGTAGTCCAGATTTAGATGGTACTTATATAAAGAAACCCGCTAGTTTTGTAGTGTCTCTTAAGAAGATAGAAGACGATAACAATGACGGAAATAATTCTGGAGACAATGATGATGGTGGCGATAATAATGGAGGAGGAAATGATTCCGGAGGAGATAATGGCGGAGGTAATTCTGGAGGAGATGATCAAACTACAGTAACACCTCCAGTTATAACACCAGATGATCTTACTTTTGCAAACGTTCTTTACGTTAATATAACAGCTGCTAAAGCAGATCATATTGTCTATAGAGTGAATAATGGCACATGGAATGAATACACATGGCCTATAACTATAACAGAAACGTCTACTATAGAAGCATACGTTGTATTAAATAATATTGTTAGTAGTACAGTAACTAAAACTTATACTAAACAATAGCAGCAACAGACAACAATTAATCCTCCTAGACTTGTTGGTGCTACTTCGTTTATTGACAATACATACGTAGCCATGTATGCAGATGAAGGGTGCCAAATCAAATATACGAAAGATGGTAGCGATCCATTAACGTCTACTACGGTAAGTATTTATTCTGGATAGATAAAGATAGAAGAAACTACAATTATAAAAGCTGTTGCATGGAAAGACGATCATCACAGTAAAGTAGTAACGTAGACTTATGTTAAACAATAGTTAGATTCGTCAACCACACCTACTGTTATTATAGAACAATGTAAATATGTACCGGCTAGTTCAAATCAGGCAGAAAGTATCTATATTAAACATCAAGTGAATTTAAATAATGTCGGTGTTCGTGTATATTTACACACAATGATTACTGACGACAATAAGACGCAGCATGGAGAAATTATTCCTATAATATACGATGTGGAAAGCAAAGTATATGAATAGCTTTTGCCTTATACAAACGGCGATAAAAAAGTAAGAATAAGATTGCGTGGTAGAGATAATGACATATTATATAGTGAAGTTTTTGCAGATATAACTGACTTGCCATCTAACGCTCCAGAAGCACCAGATCCAGAAGAAGGATTCGATTACGATCCATCTGCACCAACATTAGAAGAACTTACATCAAACGTATTAGGCGAAGCTACGCTTGGCGAAATAATATTACAATAATATATGGATAAATTAAACTTAACATTTAAAGAGGGAGATGTTTTACATGCATCTTCATTGACATCTATTGTACAGACTCTCAATAGTGTAATAGACAATATAAATACTGCGATCGAGAGTATTTCGTCTGGAAGCGCAGCAGCTACGTATGATTATACTTTCGAATTTCACGAAGGTTACTCATTAGGATACAATCTTGTTATTCGTAAATATCAGGATGGTAAAACATACAGAGAAAAAGTAGTTCCTTATTATGAAAGCGTGACCACGATGGAAAATGCTTTAAAGGAGAAAGGTCTTTGTACATCGTTTAATCTTACTGTGAAAGTTTAGGAAAGAACTACAGATGGCGAACTTAGTTTTACAACAGAAGGAAATCCTAAATTTATACGATGCGGAACTGATATTCAAAATAATGGTTGGAAATTATCAGAAGGAACCAAAGCCGGACAAGGTAAAGGTTCTTTCGAATATATTCAAAGTCATTACTACTACAGTGCAGGAAGAAAACCTTGGAACGAAGGTCTTGATATAGGTGATGACAATGTCGTATATAATCCTCCTACAGAGTTTGAAGTTTATTCTAATCCAAAAATATACAAGATAACACCGTGGTCAAGTAGTATGGACGGAATAGAATTTAATGTGGCAGAAAATGTCGAAGGTCTTAGTCTTATTAAAGCGATAAGAAATACTCTTACGACTACTGTAGATAATGTACCTTCTACTTATACTCATGATACATATGTACACGTAGCAAAGGACAACATTCTTATGGAAGGATTTACTGTATTTAGAAGTTCTGAATTAGATTGGAGTAAATTTATAGATCTGACTACTGTTGGAAACGAAACCAGCCCGAACATTATATTTGGAAATAACTTCAATTTTGATAGATGGTGTCGTGCGTATTTAAGTGATCCAGAATACTATCCAGATCCTTCTAATGGTTCTTACAGAGGGTATGTAAAATATTTTAAGAGAAATCCAAAAACTGGACAAGGAGGTTATGATTTTCTATAGGACGGAAATATAACTTTGAATAAAGGTGATATTTTTGTATACTTTAAAAAGAAAGAAAATATAGTTGGCACAAGAATTAATCCTACAGCAAAAATCTATATAGATGACATATGGATTAATCCTAGAGATTATGGTTGGGAAGGAGATACTTGGTAGTTTAACGCGTGTATAGATTTTATTATGTACGCCGCTCACAACGATCTCATAGGTTCTGATGGAAACATATATAGAGATGTCGATACAATTCCTGAAGGAATTACTACTATTCCAGCATGGATAAGTTATTATGATTAGGCACATCACCTTCCAGATGGCACTATAATAGGTGTACTGGATGATGTAAACAACATTTATACTCCAAGTAAACCAAATGTTCATTATCACGGAAAGTGGGTTAGACAATACAATTCGCTTGTAGGCACTGTACCTACTCATATATATACTATTCCTTGGGAAGAATATGTGTATAAATCAAATGGGGAAAGATGCAATAGATTTGGTGGAGATAACTACGAAATAATGGCCTTTTGTGCTAATCAAAAGATCGAGTTTAAAAATATCCAATTCTGATGAAGTACGAATTTAGTGATACAGTTCAGTTCGAACTGTCAGATACAATGGCAGAAGAGCTTATAAGTCTTGCTGTAGCTATGGCACTTGAGAACGTAGAGTCTACTAGATTACAAACTAAACTATCAACATTACCACTTGAAGGATGAGTTTAAAAGAAACAAGACAGCTTGGTATAGAGTTTGAACGTAGGGTACAGACTATGATACCTGAGACAGAGATTGTTTCAAAGCTGGACACTGACACTATATATTCTTTCTTAAACTAGTATCAAGATAAGTTTATAAGAGATATATATAAAGTGATGGACAATATCCCTACTCCTTCAAAGCCATCTAGCTATGTTGAGTCTATTATACAAGATTTAATTGTACATAAGAAATATACAGTTAATTCTAAGAATAATTAGTTCTCTATAGAAGTTCCTGATGATTTTGGATTGTATATCGATAGCACCACAAGCGTTAAAGATTCTAGTAGATATAAGACTTACGATAAAGGTTCTTTTAACGGCAATGGAGAGCTTCCTGTTACGCTTGTGTCTAAAACTAAGGCTCAAGAGTTTATTACTAGGCCATAGGATAATATGCGTATAATGAGGCAACCTATTGCATTCTTGGATGGAAACGATAAGACTGGATATATTAAAGTGTATCATGATAGATATACAAAACCAGAATATTTCAATCTGTCTTATTATAGATATCCTAGATATATGAAACTTGCTTCAGGATCAGAATGCGAACTCGATCCGAAAGTATTCGATGATCTTGTAACTGGAGCAGTAGATTTATATGTATAGTATGTTGCTGGTGCTGAGGCTAGAAAGAGGTAGATGTCAGAACAGTAGAAACGAAACAATAAGGAGGATGAACAATGATAGGTGTAGATATACTAACAGCGTTTGAACTTGAGATAAACAAGATCAACGATACATTAGAGAAGCCTCTAACAGACGATTCGTTATACTGGCTTAATCAGGCTATAGTAAAGTTTACCAAAGATAGGTTTAATGGTAACGCTCCTAAACGTACATCTTATGAATAGAACGAGAAACGTACAAGAGATTTGATAAACCTGTTTAGAAGTATAGATATTGAACCAGAAGAAGTTTTACAGCAAGCTGGTACTAAAGGAGGTCATCCTTACTATGTACACGTTAAAGGTCCTGAATAGCACGAAAGTTATGATGCATACGTATATAATTATCCAACAGATATGATGTTCGTTCTCAGTGAAGATGTAGTTATATCTGACTTTGATGATAATTATAAGATGGATACGTGCGTGTTTGAATGTACGGCCGATAGTTTCATGTATAGAGTAAACAATAAGCTTACAGACTTTCACTATCGCTTTCATAGAGCAAGACCTCTCCGTATAAGAACCAAAGAGGGATTTAAGCTTCTTACTGATAAGAAATATAAGATTAATAGATATACTCTGGGCTACCTTAAGGTCCCAGAAGAAATAACAAGTGAAGATCCTTTTAAAGAATATAAGGACTTCGAAGATTACACTTGGTTGGAAATAATTAAGATAGCCGCATAGATGTATGTAGAGAATCAATCAGATCCTCGCTACAAGACTATCACACAAGAAGTTCTAACACAAGAATAATTTTTAACGTGGAAACCCCAGCTAGTTAGGTCTAGCCTTAGAAATAGAGGGGGAGTAGAAAAAAATTAAATAAATTATGGTAAATTATGTAAATACTGTGCTCGTTAGCAATCTGTCTTCGGGCGCCGTTTTGAGTGCAGCTCCTGCAGCAGCTGCTAGTTTGAATGCTGCTTCTGATGATGCTGGTAAGTTCATTCTGATGAACTGTGATCCTAATGTAGATTCTAACAAGATCTACGAGGTTACCGCTGCTAATGCTGCTAACATCAACACAATTAAGGTTGGTATCGTTACAAAGAAGAACTCTGTTCTCCGTAATGCAGACGGTACTGTTACTTATACTCCAATCGTAAAGTGGTCAAACGAAATCAAAGCTGCTGATATTAAGAGTTACAACGCTCTGACATACGCTGCTGACACTGAGGATTGTGTATACATCGACCTCAACAGTCTGACGGATATTGTCGGTAACGGCAATAGCGCTAAGGCCGGCATTCGTGTTATCGTTCGTCTGACTTACAAGGATATGCCCCACCGTTATCGTAAGTGGACTGAGAGCTATGAGTATGTAACTGCACAGGGTGATACTAAGGCTAAGATTGCTGAAGGTATTGCTAAGATAATCAATAAGGAGTGGAAGCGCGCTCGCGTTCAGGCTACTCAGGGTACTGTTACTCTGTCTTCTGGCGCATTTGCAAGCTTCTCTTCTAGCAATTCCGGTACAGGTGTTAAGATTGAGGCCCTGCCTTACGACGATGACGACAGCGTAGATTCACTGAACTGGGCTAACAAGGTTCGCTTCAATGCAAACATCTACTGGACCGATCCTTCTGCTGAAGGTTGGGAGTCTCTGAATAAGCACTTCCCGAAGGGCGCTGCTGTTGTTAAGGTTCCTGGTCAGACATATCCTGCTTCTGCTAAGCTCGTCCGTGATCGTGAGAGCTGGGCTATGGGTTATCTGGGAATCCTGAACCGTGGTGAAGGTACGTGGCCTATCATCAAGCCTGCTATGGAGACCGATCTGACTGCGCACTACGATGCTCTTACTCTCGAGTTTGAGAATATGTATCGTGCAGCTGATGATATCCAGCGCAAGACGAAGCAGACCCTTGAAGTCTATGGTAAGACTGGTCAGCTGAGTGATATCAAGGCTATCCTTGACGCATTTGTAGAGGGTGTTGTTTCAAGCTCTGATGCTGCACAGAATGCTGCTCTTGATCCTACTGTAGAAGGATCTCTTGCTGCTCGTGTTGCTGCTCTCGAGACTACTGTTAGCAACCTTTAATTAAACTAACGATATAAGACTAGGGGTGGGGCAACTGCCCTATTCCTAGTTTTTTATTAAACAACAGCTTATGGAAACAAAGAAGATTAGAATTGGAAACGACATAAGGCTTGCTGTGGACCTTCGTTAGTATATCAAAGATAAAAATCCGTATCTCTACGAAAGACGTGTGTATTTTCCAGGAGACGATGAGTTTGAACGCTTAGATGACAATGAGTTTGTAAATAAGAAGACAGAACTCTATTATCCACCTCTTTATGATGAGGATGACGATAATCAGAATGGATCTGGAATTGCTTTTGATCCTAGTAATATACATCTTTGTATAAGAGAGGTAAAGGCAATATTAATAAACACGTCGCTTTAGAAGAAGCTAATCGATAAGCATAGAAAAGAAAGTAGATTTATCGGTAGATTTCCTGTAGAACCTGGAATTCCTCCATTCTATCCTACACATCACGATCTGTGTTGTAGCGGATTTCCTGGATGGAGAGCTTATCCTGGCTTCGGAGTATATCCTCACTGGGGAGCTTTGTATCATCGCATGCCTAAAGTAAACCCTGTAGAATACTAGGCAGAAGCAATGGCTACTAACAAACAAAACGTTGTAGAAGTTATGTTTCCAGCTGAAGCTCAGCTTTATACAGGAAAATATAAGCTCGTTATTGTTGCAAAAGTATTTGCTCCAGGTTTTAACAATAAAAACCTCAAAACAATAACGCTCGATGTTCCAGATGTATTTGAACTCGTTGGTTCTACAGAAGAAGGTATAGATACTGGATTTAAGATTAACGTTTCAGAAGTAATAGATATTCTTCCAGATGAGAATTACTTCTATACTCCACCTGAGTTAGATGTATTCGTAAATGAAGGAGAGATTGGAGACAACCACTTATTGCTCAATAGAACAGACAGTAATGTCGTAGATGTAGACTTGAGTAGCGTAGTTGGTTGGCATGATGAAAATTGACCTATGGAAAAGTGGAAAGATATTACTCAGTATAGTACAGCTGTAACAGCCTTTTTAAGTGGTGTTGCGCTGGCGTTTATACAGTATTTTGAAACTGGCGATCTTACCAGCGGAGTGTTAGGTTATGTTGCTCAGGTATTAGTATATGCTGCTGGTATCTTTGGAGTAACGATGTATTGGAATGGAAAGTATCGTGAGACGATGAACGTCTTGGATAACAGATATAAACGATTAGAGAAAGCGATAAATGATAGGAACAACACTGACGTGGTTAGTGGTCCATCGAAATAAGCTCGTAAAGGCCATTTTAGGCCTCTCTGTGGGCATTTTATTAGCTTGGGGGATAATGCTAAGCAAACAGAATAAAAAGCTGTCAGAAAGCCTAGAAAGGGCTTAGAATAACATTGAGGCCTATTAGGGCTCCTTATAGGGGTCCTAGTAGGCTAATAATGTTTTAAGGCTTACCGTAGATGAGCTACAAACCTATAATGATAAATTAGTTCATCAGCTTGATAGTGTTAGGGAAAAACTCAAAATAAAACCCAAACACGTTCATACTGCTGCAACTTAGACGTAGTTTATAAACGTTATATAGACTGTAGAGAATGATAGTACTTATAACGGTACTATAAATTTTAATGATTTAACTACTGCTAACTATAGTATATCTAAAGATAGTGTTACTATAGGTTTAGATATAAGAAATACTTAGTACTTGTATGTATTTGGAGATAGACACTATAAGAACAAAAAGAACTTCTTCTAGAGACTATTTACTTGGGATTTTAAGAAAGTAACTACATATGAGTATGTAATAGAAAATACTAACGATCTCATACAAACAGATAGTGTGAGAGTTATAGAATTAACAGAAAAATAATGGCGAAGATTTCATTGAAGACTATAACCGATGATATCCTTCTCCTAGTAAGAAACAACAACATAAGTGAGAGCGAAGACCTTTCTAGATCTCAGATTCATGCTTGGATAAAGGCATATAAGAATCAGATATGGAAAGAGTATCAAGATCGTAAAAAGTAGCTTGCTTTTTAGCAAGGATGGGATGCTGAGGACATTGCCGACGACGAGTTCTTTAAAGTCATAGAAGTAGGTCCTTTGGAGCTTGAAGAGGTTAAGTCTAATTCAGAAATCCCCATACATACAAAACGAACTGTAGAGCCTCTTGCAGATGTCTATGACAATGCTGCAGCTAGTATTCTTGCCATACATGATTAGTAGGGCGAGAATATTTAGTATATGGATCATATCAGAAGACATTATAATTACTGGAGAAAATATACGTTCGGAGAGCTTACTGCTCATTATAAAGACGACGGTCATGTATACATACAAGGACTTGTAGATGGAGGAGAACTTGATTATATCTATGTACTGTATTTGATGGAAGTACCTGATGATACAGCTGATGGAGATGGAGAAGATGATCCAGCAGACGAAGATGATGTACAGATTCCAGCATGGATGATTCCTCCTATCAAGGAACGTATAATAAAGAATGAGCTTGCATTCATGCTCAATAGACCGTCTGATGATAGCAATAATGCTACCTTGGCTTCTGTCAAGCCACATGGACCACAAGATGATGAAGAGTAAACAATCGGTGACATTTAGAGATATGTACCGTATGAAGCCAATAGAGGCTGATTACGGGCTCTACAAGCGCGTTTTAGACGAGATGTGTAATGTTATCCTAGAATACGTACTAATGCGCTCAGAAGGCTTTAAAATGCCTTATGGACTAGGTTTTATACAGATAGGTAAGTATAGACCTAAAGCACTTATAGAGCAATCTCTATCTGTTGATTATAAAGCTAGTAAAGAATACGATAAACGTATATTCCACCTCAATGAACACTCTGATGGGTATAAGTATAGATTATACTGGTCTAAACTCCCTAGAACATTCCCTGACAGATATAAATATTAGCTGTCTTTAGTAAGGTAGAATAAACGCAAACTAGCACAACTTATCTTTAATAAACAAGATTATTTAGACATAAATGATATACAATTATACAAAGTGTGAATCAGTCATTGCTAAAATTATGGCTGATTTAGATTCTTCTGAAGTTAGACAAAGGACTTCTGACATCAGGGAATGGATATTTGAAGCCGTAGACAAGATTGGTGCTCCTATGTAGTATATCAGTAAAGAATCTGGGGCAGATGGTGTTCCAGTATTCCCAATATAGGATAATCAAATTCCTATGCCTTCAGATTTAGAAGTGCTTGACGGGGTAGCTTATTCGAATAACCCTAAAGGACCTTGGGTGCCTGTATAGCCTACCAGCAAGGTATTTAAAGAGCCTAGGAGACATCATCATGGAGAAAAGCCACTGATAATGGAAACTCCTGCCCACGACCCTGAGAACTACGCTATAGAAGATCGTAAGGATATTATATTTCCACACCAGCCAATGAGACATAAGTTAATGACTTCATAGTCATAGTTCTACACAATGAACACTATGAAGTACATAGATACTATGTTTGGTAAAGATAGACTACATGAGAAGCCCGAATATTTTATTAAGCCTGGCTGGATGGTATTCAATAGACCTAAAGGATTCGTTAAGCTTGCGTACAAAGCTATTGCTACAGACGAGAGAGGCTATCCTCTGATACCAGATTTAGAGTCATATAGAGAAGCTATCTACTGGTATGTTATAATGAAGCTTACGTTCCCTAAGTTTATTAGTGGAAAGGTAGGAGGTAACTCTAAATATGCTATGAAGTACGCTAGAGACACTTACTTCTATACACAATAGCAATGGAACTTCTATAGAAACCAAGCATATGCTGAAGCAATGATGCCTACAGCTGGTGATATGGAGAACATAAAGAACGAATGGAATAGACTTATCCCTGAGATTGAAGCTAGTGATACGTTCTTTAAAGATATAAATTCTAGAGATCACATATATAACGATTACTACTATGGTTATTAATGAGAATAATTCACATATAAACTCCTTTACCAAAGGAATGAATTCTGATACTGCATATGATCAGATATAGAATGTGCAGTACACATACGGTAAAAATATCAGAATTACGAAGAATCAGATGCTTGGAGGAGCTAGTGATTATTCTACTATTCGCGAAGGTGTAGTTTCTCCAGTGCCCATAGGAAGAGATGAAGAGCCTTTTGTATTTAAAACTAACGAAATAGGCCAATATCCAGAAATAATAGCTACAGATTCTATAGATGACATAAGCATAGTAATATGTTCTGATGATACCGACGATATTGCTGTATTTAAAATAAATCCGGATTCTCCGAGCAACCCAGAGTTGATATGGTTTTCAGAACAATTCTTTAACGGTAAGTCGAAAGATATATCTACTGTATTATATAAGGAGTTAGATAATGTAATAAAACTATATATAGCGAGCGATGTATGTCCTATTATAACATTGAGGGTTGAAGATGGACATCCTGACTATTATTCCCCATAGACACATTGGAGAGATAAAGATTATCTTATAAACAATAGGATAATGCCTAAAGATCCTGTATACATAGATGACGTAATAGACGGTAGACTTATTACATCATAGGTGCAGTATACATACAGATTTTATAACAAATATGGCAACTCTACTTAGCTTGCTCCTCTTACTAACAAAATACAAGTAATAAGTCCTATAAGAGATAAAGAAGTAGGTAACGCTGAGAATACAGAGACTTCTATTGGATTCACTATAAAAATTCCCATAAAAGATAGTAATAACTTTGACTACATGGAAGATTTTGACAGAATGTAGGTGTTTAGATTGTCTTTTATTAAACCCAATGAAGACTCCGAAGTAGCTCTTATTTACGATGATAAAATAAAAAAGGTATCTGGCAACAACTTTATTCTCAACGATGTTGGCATAGAACCTTTACAGGTATTGACTATCGAAGAGTTTTCCTCTATGTCAGGTCTTATACTTACTCCGAGGACAATAGAAATAAATCAACAATATATGTTTTGTTCGAACATAGAAGATGACACAATCATTACTGATTTACGTTTGAACGGAGTTGACGGAAATACGACAATACCTATTGTACATACTAGCGTTACTATATCAGATACAGTAGATGGAACAATACCAACTGTAACTGGAGAAAAATTCAAAAGTAGTGATTATATATACGAAAATAATGATAGCCCTTTGATGTCTGTAACAGATTATTTTGAAAATAGAGGTATAAATTCAAATCTACCAAAATCTACATACAATAATCTGTTTGCATCTAGTTTACTTAGATCTTTGAGAAGAGGAGAGGAATATAAATACGGTATTGTATATTATGATGATAAAGGACGCAGATCTGATGTAATACCTATTGGAAATGTAAAAGTTGGTAAAATAGGAGTAGACATAAATCCCTTTACTATAGAAGGAGGAAAGTTAATAGCAAATCCAATAGGTGTAAAAATAACACTTCCTCAACCTAAAAATAAGTACGGAAACATATATCCAAATATAGTCGGATGTCAGATAGTAAGGCGGTCTTCTTCTGAAATATATTAGAATACTCTACTTCAAGTGGCATTGGCTAGACCAATTTAGCAAAACCTAGCCCTTTTGAACAAAGATTGGGAAACTGAAAACAAATCTCCATTCTATCCGTCTGGATTTCTTTCTACCGACGATATTTATATATGCCCTACATATTATGAAGAGCTTACTAAATATGCAGACGGATATAGCACTGTTGCAGGATCAAATGACCTAGAAATAGAGAATGGAGTGGCTTTAAATCTAGGAAACAATATATATGTAATAAGATATTCACAAGAAGTACTAAAATATTTTTATAAATTTTCTGCAAAAACTAAAAATAAACAACTTTTTTAGATCTTTTCTTCAGAAATAGATTTTAGAAGAGACGATGTTTTAGACAGATTGAACGTATCTGACGTCGAAATAGAAAATTTATTATCAGTACAACCTTCTTATAAAAGATATGGAGATTTATCTGTTCCTACTTGGCAAACATCAAGCGAAACTTTAAGAAGACGACACGATTGGGAAGAAGGTTTGAGATTCTTTGGAGAATTAGACGTAACAAACGAATATATAATTGATCCAAACAACGAAGACGGTATTACAAAAAGTGATGTTATATTTCACAGAGATTAGGCTTATAAATTATCTACAACAGAAAAAACAAACGTACATTGGGTATTCAATTATTTTACTGCAGCTAGAGCCATAATTAATCCAAAACCTTCTGATAAAGTTTCTATAAAATCAATAAAAGATGTAAAAATACCTGGATGGAACGATGGGTTTACGAATATATTAAAAAATGACGATGGGTTAACAATAGGAGGTATAAAAAAATATCAACAATATACTACCAGCATAGACCACCATGTCTACAACAATTGGGCATCTTTTGGGAAATATAACTTCTAGACTGGAGGTATGGAAAGATTTCCGAATACAACTGCACATAAAGATGGCGGCGAATTTATAGACAAATCGGAGTGGTTGTATAGTTGGATAAATGATTGGAATGATTCAAGAGATGACTTCTTAAGATGTGGCTTTATCGGTCCTGGGCCATCATGCTTTCTTATTGCCACAAAAGGAGATTTTGGCACGTATTATGACAATAATAAGTTACATACGCTTATATGCAATATAACACATTCTCCAAAAATAGAAAACGTTCAATCTGAGGAGCATACTACATATTTTGGATTTGGTAATTATTTTAGATTGAAATTAGATAATAACTAGTACAAGATTGTAAATAAAAACAATTCTTTATCTACATATGCAGTAGTTTTCGACGGAGATATATATATTACGCCTCATGAGATAACTACTATGTATAAGACGTACAATTTTGAGTCAGTAGATACTCTACAATCCACATAGATTACTAACTACATTCCACTTGAGTCTAAGGTTAATACCTACTTTGACTATGGGCAAAATCTTAGAAACACAGAAAGTCCAAATCTAATATATGAACCAGGTTAGATAGAAGGTATTATAACACAAGAACGTCCTGCCCATCAGTATAATATGATATACTCTGATAATGACGCTTCCAACGATGTATTTACCCTTATATCTACAGATAAGAATGAAACTAATAAGTTCCCACAGCGTACATATTTCTCTGAACCTAAGACAAATGGAGAGTTTATAGACAATTTCTTAATCTTTAAACCAGCTTCATTTATAGATGTTGAAGGTACTTATGGATAGATAACAGAGCTTGCTACAAACAAGAATATACTGTATTACTGGCAAGAACATGCATTTGGTAAGTTTAGTGTCAACGAGCGTTCTTTGGTCAACGATACGAATGGTAATACTATAATGCTCGGACAAGCTGGTATTCTCTCTAGATACGACTATATTGATACTAGATACGGTATGAGAGAAGGTGATAGATGTGAATGTCCTGTAGACGATATGGTATACTGGGTTGATATTAACAATAAGGCTGTTGTAGCTGGTAATACACAACAGGCTATCAACTATGGAGAACGTTTGGGTGTATAGAATATCATAAACGATACGATATCTACAAAGAAACCTTATGTTCATCATGATCTACAAAACGACGAATTGCTTTGTAAATGTTTAAGAGACGGGTATTAGTTAGTTTTCAACACTAAGTATAATATGGCCACTTCTATATATACTAGAAGATATGATGACATGCTAAATGTAAAGAATCATCTATACACGGCATATATAACAGACAACGACGATCTTCAAGTAAACAAGATCAATTACCTAACCAACGTAGAAAATGTTTAGTTTTTGTCTCCAATACAACTTAAGTTTGTAGTCAATCCAAATGCGTCTATAACAAAAGTGTTTGATTCTCAATAGATAGTTCCAATAAAGAGAAATATATCTAAAGAATCTTTTGATAATACACAGATGTATTTTGAAACTGACACATTTAGCAAAGTCATAGGAGACATGTAGGATCGTTATACTGATAGGGAAGGTAATATTATATACAACGTTCCTAGATGGGGTAACGAACAATATGGAAATAGAATGAGAGGTAAATGGATGTTAGTAGACATGTATAACAATGATCCTACTGAATATAGTTGTTTATCTCACGTAATAACTAAATTTAGACAATCCTTCAGTTGATTATGAAATAGAAAAAGAAATTGCCTAGATATTGGCTAGGTACAAGAAAACCCACAGGATTGGGTTACCAGCCCAACAGAGGGATTGGTGATACTACATTTAATACTTAGAAAGGTATATCTGTATAGCCTGAAGCTAATGCGATGCGCTAGAACCAGTTACCCAATGCGTTAGGAAAGTTAAGTTCTGCCGCTTAGTATCCTATGTAGATGTTATAGAATCTTACTCCTTTATTAACTACAGAAGCAGCCAATGCTTTTAAAACAGCAGGATCTTAGATATTACCTACCTCTACTAAAAACTGGGCAATAGGCACTGCATTAAAGGAGGTTGGAAAAAAGGCTCCTACCAAAGCGGGATTAAACACCATTGGTACAACAGCAGGGGCACTTGGTACAGCTTGGGGATTGTATAATATAGGTTCTGACATAGCACATGCTGGAGATACTATATCTCAAGGACAGATAGCTAATTCAGCTGCTACAAATACTATAACTACCGCAGGAGGTAATACTTATACCGAGCGAGGAGGTCTTGATGCTCAAGGTATAATGGATTATGAGCACTAGATGGCTACTGCAAAGAAAGTGGGATTGACCACAGATGCTGTTGGTCTAGGTGCTTCTGCAGGCGGATTAGTTGGTTCTATTGTTCCTGGTGTAGGTACTGTACTTGGTACTGGAATAGGAGCTGGTCTTGGATTATTAGCTGGAGGTGTAGCATCGTTACTTGGTTTCGGAGACAATGAAGAAGAAGTAGAACAGATGATGCGAAATCAAGAGGATGTATTTGCTATGCAGAATAGATAGAGTAGAGCTACCGCACTAGATAAAGATACTAAAGCAGAGTTCTATAATCGTGCTGCAGATGGTAAACGTCCTGTATGGACTCCAGCTGGTCTTATAGGAAAGAAAGCTACAGCTAGAGTATCTAATGGAGAAGTAGTAGGTAATTTTGAAGAAGGTATAGCTACAAGAATACCTGGATAGAAGAATAATAAAGACACCAAACTAGCCGCTCTTAAGGATGGTGATTTTGTAATAAGTAATAAATACGGTCTCTCTGACTATGCAGCGGCTACAGGAGACTATGCAGGAGCATTAAACCTGTAGGAAATGTTAATGGGTATGAGAAATTCAAAAGGATATAAATGTGGTAAGTTACCTGGATTTAAGTTTGGCTGGGATAGTGCTTTATCTATGCTTCCTCACGTAATGTCTTTCATGACCAACCAGAGTTAGTATAATAGAGCTAAGAATGCTGATACATATGCTCCAGATACTTACGTAGACAATGCAGAAGGGGCCAAGGCTGTCAATGAATTAGCACAGCTTAGGTATGATGCTACTCCATACTATAGAGAAGCTTAGAGAGGCTTAAATTAGGCTAATTGGGATGCTCGTAGACAAGTTGGTCTAGGTATGGGAGGTAGAGCTATAGCACAGAATGCTAACTTTAATGCTTATTTGAACAGTTTAGCTAAGATTAATGCAACTGAGAATGAAGCTAACACTGGATATAGAACAGCTTATGCTAATGCTTTAGCTCAGTTGGGTGCTAGAAATCAAGAAGCTCGTATTAATAGTAATATACACAAATATGGTTGGCAACAGCAAGCTAATGCTGCTAAAGAGAACTGGATGGCACAGTATCTTAAGAATAGAGATACGAGCTTCCTCAATGGTGTTGCAGAATGGCTTAAACAGGGTCAGTATAAAGATTCTCTTGCTGCTCAGAATAGAATGCTGAATATCTATGAAATGCAAGCTAATACCGATCGAATGAAAGTATTGAAAGGTCTTCCTGACGCAGTTATAACTAATCCTCCTTCTACTAGATCCACATACGTTCCACCAATGATAGCCAGACCGGAAGAAACAAGTCAATATGTAAAACCGGCCTCACAGTTATATACAGTGACAACTCCTACTACACTAAAGAGAGATTACAGGAATTGGAGTACGCCTGTATGGGGAGGTTTAGGTGGTTTTAAAAACGGCAAACTTCCAAGATGTGAAGATGGATTGGTAGATACTAGAAGTGATACAACATATCAAGGATATAATCCAAATCCGATACCATGGGGAGCTGGATCGGGTCCTGCAGGACAAGGTCCTCTAACTTTATTAGAAGGTGCAGATCAAGCATTAACTCTTCAAAGCGTACGTAATAATCCGCATTTGTAGACAGGCGTTGCTCCAAGCCCCATGTCTAGAGCAAAAAAGGTTTATGACGGAGCTAGAAAGTTTAATAATTTGAATGATTCGCGTTGGTGGAAGAATTATGACAACTACTACGATCCAATGTCACCACTTATAGAAGGAATGAACATAGGTTTAGGCGGATATGGATTATACAACGTCTTAAAAGATAAGCAGAAGAAATGACATTTTTAGGACTTGAAAGACCGGTCGAACAAGGAAGAGAGTAGGTGTTTGACCCAGTTACAGCTTAGATGGTCTTAAATGCCAATAGAGACTATATAAATGCTGTATACAATGAATATCAATAGGCTAAGTAGGACATGAAGGACTTCAATAAAGAGTATGGAGATTTTCTTAGTCCTATAGCTAAAGATATGGATTGGTATGCAAAGAATGTTACAGGAGCTGTAAGAGATAAAATAAATGACTTATACGCTAGAGGTATAGATCCTCTACGTAGTTCTGAAGGTAGAGCTGCTATATCAATGTTCTTAAATTCTATAGATACTGCAGGTATTGCTAAGGTAAGATAGAGTGCAGAAGCTGCTAAAGAGTATATTAAGAATAGAGGTATATTGGAGGCATCTGGCAAATGGGATCCTAATTTTGAAAGATTTGCTAATAACGGACAGATGTTAGAAGATTGGGATACTATGGGTGGAGGATAGATTTGGACTAGAACTTCTCCTGTAGAACTTAAAACCCTTAAAGAAGTTACAGAACCTTGGTATAATAATAGAACGGCACACATGCTTGATAAGGCTGGCGTAGAGTCTTTTGGAATGGCGTATGATCCTAGATATTAGTACAGTGGATTTACCAATAAAGACCTTTTGGATATTGCAGCAGGATAGACGCCTGGATGGAACGGTAGTATATATGCAGATTATTATAGAAATGTTGCAAAACAAATGGTGGCGGCAAATAAACTTCTTAATGGAGATGACAGTCCTATTACTGCAGAAGAAGTAGAGAGGCAACTACAATAGAATGTTGCTACTGCAAATAAAGAATATCTTATACAGCCTACTAAAGAAGCAGATCAGTTTGCATTAGATAATCATCGTACGGCAAATGACATTGGTGCATATAGAGCAAAACAGGCTATTGATTTTGAATATGATAAGAAACGACTAACTGATCCTGTATTTATGGCGGCTGCTGCGCAGAAAGGTAAATCTGGAAAGGGAGGAAAAGTTGTAGAAAATCATAATATATTTAGAGAGGCCGAAATAAAAGCAAATTCGGCATTACCAAACAACCCATGGACAACAAATGTTGGTACTCATACAGGATACGTTCCTTCTGGATAGTATGGAGAATTGATAGATCCTATTATTCCTGGACAATATTTGTTAGGAAAAGATAAGAATTCTGGGTAGACCATTGAAATGTTCAAATTTAACAACGACGATATACTGGATCATATTTATACTGTAGAAAAGAACGGTGAACTTAGAAAACGAGAACTTGTTAATAATTCTAACAGCGATGCGTTTACATTTACACCAGAAGGACAAATTGTTGCTACAAAAACTCCAAGTGGATACCGCTACTTTATATCAGGTACATTGAAAGGTAATAAGAGTAGAAATGACGTATACAGCAAAAAGAATAAATAGATCTGGATAGAAGTAACAGAAAGGGGTTATGTATATGACGGTAAATGATATTGATAACTTCAGAAAACTAAATGCAATGACGGCGCCATCCGACAATACTCGGGTGGTGTCGCCTTATCGCATAAGAGCAAAAGGGCAATCTAGACCAAATATAACTACTGTAAATAGATAGGAATAGATTCGTAGAATACGAGAAGCTGGTCAAAAGCAAAAAGAAGACGCAGATCGTATAGAACAACTTAGACTGGAAAGAATTGCTAAAGCTTAGGCTGAAGAAGAAGTTAGAAGGAATGAGAGACGTCGTCTCGATGATATTGCAGCAGCTGAACGTAAACGTAGAGATGCGATTCAAAAGCAATACGAAGAGCAGAAAAGCATAAACGAAGCTAACGCTGAAGCAGAAAAAAAGCTGGAAGAATAGACATACGAGAAGAATTATCAGGATTGGAAAGCTGATATAGCTAAAAACCCAGATGATTATAACCCATTTACAAGAGCTATTGCAAAAGCGTCAACTTTAGGATTAGGATACGATAGACTTGCTCGTACGCTGTTCGATATGAAAAACAAGTTTGGTTCTGTAGCAACAAATTCTATAGATACAAACGGTACTAGATATCAAGGAGAGATATCTCTAAGACAACATGCTATAGATGCGGCGCAAGAGCATCAAAATAGAATTGGTCTTGAGCAATACAAATTAAATTTACAAGATGTATAGAAAGAATTTACTCCGGGAACAAAAGAGTATGGTGACATACAGCGCAACATAAACGATATAGACGGCCTCTTGAACAATCCTTTGTCAAAACAGCTGGACGATGATTATAAGCAAAATTATGTCATCAATAAATCTGGAGTATGGGATCTGATGAAGAAAACTTGGCGTAATTTTATGTCAGGCTTTACTTATGATCAATATAAAGATCTTATCGCAGAACGTAACTACAAACAAGACGTAGACCAGTATTATGATACTCTTGTAGAAGTAAGAAACGATATCCAAAAAAGCAATACTAACAAAGACTTCTTATATGCTAAAGTAAATCCATATGCTCCTGGTGTAGGACAAAAAAGAATAGACAATAAGAGGACACTGGCTTCGTATACTCCGCAAGAATTACTTAATCTAGACGCACAGCAAACAAACAATAGGTTAAACGATCTTAATGAAGAGGTAAAAGCTTATTAGAAATTATATGCAGATAATAGACAACATTTGGCGGATAGTCAAAAATATTGGCAGATATCTGAATATTTTAAACACGGAATAAATGCGCATCAAAACGATCCTTTAAATAGTCTTGGATATTGGGGATACGCTATATATCCTATGATAGGTAGTACATTCTCTTCTCCAGAGCAATTAGTGTCTACTGCAGCTTAGATTGGTTCTGCAGGAGGTTTTGCTTCTACTCCATGGACAGGCGGTGCTGGTGCTGCTATAGGTGCTGGTGCAGGACTTGTTGCTGGATATTATGGAATACAATCAGGTTTTGCTGAAAACAAAACGGAAGCTGGACAAAAACGTATAGATAACTTCAAAGAACTATTGCAGCAGAAAGGAGACAAGACACCAGATAAGACTATAGCAGAACTTATTGACAGATCTGGTTAGTATTGGAAAAAGCAAGGTTGGTCTGAAGAGTAGATAAATGAGTATTTGAAAGGAGAAGAAGGAAAGAATCACGCCATAAACGACTATCTTACTGGATTGACAAAAAGCCTTGTAGATAAATCTGGGAATCCTTATGTATTTGATGGAGAATCTAAGCGTCCATTATATACAAATCCAATAGCAGATCCTGTTGTGCAAAATGCAGAGTTGTATTCTACACAAGGTTTACAAGCTTTATATGAAGCAGATAATGCTCGTACTGTGATAGGAAACCTATTCTAGACTTTAATTTCTATAACACCAACTGGGTCAATGCGTAAAGCCGCAAATATGTATCTTGGTGAACAAGGAGTAAAAATTTTAAGCGGAAATTACGCAAAAGGTGCAGCTATAGGTGAAATGGCTGGTTTTGGTGTCGCTGGTGAAGTGATTGGCGGTTCAGCATACACTTTAGGACATACTTTAGCAAAAGCTGGAATAGAACAACTGCCAACAAGAGCTAAAAACCTATTCAGAAGTATTGAACAAGGCGTTATGCACAAATATCAAGACGTATACGACAAACTTCTACCGAGTAGTAAATTCGGAAAAGCTGCTGCTATATATGGAACTAGAGCTGCAAAGACAACATCTGCATCTATGATGTCAGAAGGCGCAGAAGAAGCTGTTCAATATTTGAATAGTAAAGAAGATTATGCCAAGAAGTACGGATGGGATGGAATGTCTATATCTGATGCTATATTTAATGATATATATCAAGGAGCTAGAGTATTTAATTCTTATGGTGCATTACTTGGTATTACTGAATCGGATCTTCTAAACGATGCAGAATATTGGTCTAATGTACAAGGAGGATTTGCTTTAGGTGGAATACACACTGGTACAGTAAGAGCTGGCGTGGAAGGATTTAATGCATATCGTGAGATTCCAGTTCATAATGCTATTCTCGAAAGCGCTGTAATGAATCGTGAGCTCGATAAGAAAGATAGGGCTGCTAATGTAGAGTTTGCACGTTAGGCTATGCGCAGAAGAACTAATGAAACGCTAGAGGTTCTTGATTGGATGGAGCGAAATGATTCCAGAAGAGAAGAGCCGATGTTTACATCTGAAGACTACGCTGAAAAGAGGAAAGCAGTAGAGAGAATATCTCAGTTGGTAAACAATAAAGATATGCGCGCTAGACTTGAAGCAAAAGGTATTGTTTACGGTACAGAGGAATACGCAAATGCTATTGCAGATAGATATAGTTTAGAGGAATAGTACAGACAAAATAAAGCAGAACAATAGGATAAGAATAACAGTATAAACGGGTTCTATAATACAAAAGAATATCAAGAAGAAGCTGATGCTATTGTTGAACAATATCTTAATTCTGACTTTGAAGAAATGATGGGCATGTCTGCCGCTATGGTTACTGCAGGTAATGAAGCTGTAGCAGCAGAAATACAGAGAGCAAATGAAGCTGGTGAAGACACTAGTACGTCAGACTTTAAAAAGCATCTCCAGACTATACGTAAAGATGCTTAGGAAGCACACAATCAGCAAGTAAGAATGCAGTACAGAAACAATGTATTGCAGATGTCTCATATTGCTCATAAATTACAGTCTCTTTTAAAATTAAGAGCTCAGCATAAGTCTATTAATGACTTTTTTAAATACATCAACGATAAGTTTAATCTTAGACCAAAGAGAGGTGATGCAAAACTCATTACGCAGAATGTAGATGAACAAATAAGATAGACTAAAGAACAACTTCGTCAGATTGCTGAAGAATTTGATCCAGAATTATCAGATGAAGCAACGTTGGAATTTATAAATCAGCTGCCTATTGTAAATGCTCATTCTGAGGAAATAGAACGTCATGAAATCGCAGCTGCTATGCTTCAAGCAGATAAAGCAGTAATAGACAGACATGCTGCTATGTTTGACGAAGGTCTTGTTAAGACGGCAGACGGAAAATATCAGTATAATCCTAAGCAATGGAAAGCTCAGAAAGAACATGCAAACAAACTTCTTGAAAAATTTAGAAAGAAAGAACTTACTTTTGAACAGTTTCAAGAGCAAATGGGTAACGCTCCTGCTGCAGAGCCTTACAATGAAGAGGATGTCAAGAACAATCCTTATGCAAGAAGAATAAAAGCTATTATTGATGCTAGAAAAGATGATGAATCTTTGGAGCACATGATGCGAGATATAGAGGAAGGCGACGGCGTTGTAAAAATTCTTGATGAATTAGCCAAAGAAGAAACAAAGGAAGCTACTTCAGATAAAGATAAAGAAGATGCTAGAGAAAGGTCTGAATCATTCGACTTTGAAACTGCAGAAACAAGCCCCGTAGAGGCTATTTCTAGCCCTTCTGAGAGCGTTTCTACTGCTCAGCCTACAATTACTCCAAGAGAGAAATACGAACGCCGTAAACAGCGTGCAAATGAGAATTACAAGAAGCGTAAAAAGAGTCTTAGAGACTTAAGAAAGAGAGCGTACGCCACTATAGTTCCTATTCCTACTCCCTTATTGGATTTGGCTAATTATCTTATAACAAAGGCTCAGATCGGAACCTATAAGATTGCTCAATTTGCAGAAGAACTTAAGAATTTAGCAAAGTCTAGAGGATTCAACGCAAACGATTTTGTATCTGGTATTAAGTCTTTCTATATAGATAATGCTGTTCAAGCTATATCTGAAAATCCAGAGCTATCAGAAAACTTCTCAGATACAAAAGAGATAGTATCGTTCCATTTTGGAGATCAAATAGAAACGAGTTAGCCTACAACCACAGGAGCTGCTCAATCTATGCAGGATCAAATAAATAGAGAAACTGCAAAGATTAATACTACTCTTAGTACTCATTATGATACAGTTGTAAATATAGATGGTGGTATAGAAATATATCCTAATAGAGAGGCTATAGTAAATGCAAAGTTTGAGTCTAATGTAATGTGGCAAAGTATCGTTGAAAAATTAGAATCTCTTAAAGATAACGAATCAGAATATAAAACTTATCTTGAAGATTTATTTAAGAATTTCTAGAATTTCAATATACCTATAAATGATTATGTAAAATATCGTAATGTGCACGGCATGTCTCAAGCTATAGCTAACATGCGTTGTAATCAAGAGAATACAGAAAGTGTACAGAACGGTAAACATATAAGAAACGCTGTTGTTGCTATAATGCTTGGCAATGAGGACCAAATTGATAAGAGTTATTTCTTAGGGGATTATGAAGGTTTCAGACAACAGATACTCAGACTTAGAGAACAACTTACATCTAAGGTAAACGGAAAAGGTCTTACTATTCTAGATACAGCTGTTCCTATATATGGTACAGATTACAATGGAATGAGAATATCGTCCGAAGCAGATATCATAGCTACAGATGGTACTAAAATATATGTAATAGACGTAAGATATTCGTTTGATTCTCCAAGAAAAAACTGGAATATTAAATTTCCTAGAGCTACGTTTACTATTGGAGAACACGTAACTAAACGTGTAAAATAGATAGAGCAAATAGTAAATACTAAGTTTGGTCGTGGAGTAAATGGATTATATTGTCTTCCTATTATATACGATCCATCTTCAGAAACAACATTAGCTGATGGTACAACTATATAGGGATATTTAAGCGTTGACTATAGCGAATCTGGGGCCGCTCTCAAGGAGATTAAGCCTGAGACGAATGATCCTATAGATGAGTCATTAGATACGCTCAGAGAGGCTGCAAATAGTCTTATAGATGAAATAAATAAGAATATAGACGAATATAATACTATAGCAGAAGAAGCTAGAAAATATTCAGATTTATATCAACCAATAGATAATGTAGAAGTTCATACATTCGATTCTGCACAAGAGTATAAGAATTATATTAACACTATACATGCTCAGTACGATACATTGCAAGATCGTATCGATGAAATGAAGACTTTGATAAATCAAAGGTCTAATTTGTATGACGAAGTATGGCAACAGAGACAGCAGAACGAAACAGATCAACAGCCAATAGAATACGAAACAAAGTTATCTATACTCAAAGACGCATGTTCAGATCTTGAAGTATTGATCGACGAATTACCTGATGTTAGAGTTACTACAGATGTAGAACGCAATAACGTAGAAGCTTTTGTAGATGCTTTATTTAAAGCACAACTTGCATTGGATGATGTACTATCTACACAAGGAATGGATGCTATAGATATTGCTTCAGAATAGCAGCTTATTGCTACAGCTATAGAAATTCTTACCAAAAACGAAGAAGGCTTTGGTAAGCCTGCTGTATTTGCTAAACGTTGGTGGGCTACATAGTTTGCAATAGGAGTTACAAATAATACTTCTGAAAGAGTAAAGACCGAGAACGATATATATTTTGGTTATATAAATCGTATAGATTCTTGGGTATAGACTTGTGCAAAAGCATTTGATAACATGAACGGAGACTATTCTTTACAAGAATGGTATAGTACGTTAATGAACAATTACTTTAGTGTTCTGTTAGATAATGCCGAAAAGTTTGCAAAAAATGTCGTTACTGATCCAGCTCAGCAAATATTACTCCTTAACTCAGTACAAGCTGGAAGAGGGTTAATCAATAGATTTAATAGTCTGTGGGATACAAGACCAGATGAAAAATACAACGGTCCTTCTTTCTCTCCAGATGTAGATAAAATTAATAGAATGCCAGTTCGTTGGAATGATTTGTATGGAGAAACTGATTCTATAATGCCTTCATTCAATGAGATGTCTGATAATAAAGGGGCAGGAAAGTTCTATTATTATTTATCCACGAGTCCTTGGTTCTTAGATGAAACAAAGACAAAGATGGTATTATCTCAGAGAAAAGATGGAAAACTGCAGATATACATAGAAGGTCCTACTAGAGACGGATCGATAAGAAACGTCACTTTGTCATTCGACAATGATATAACAAAGGCTAGAACGTAGGATGTAGAGAGATGGGAGTATGTTAACACCGCTAGACAAAGATTTATTCGTAAAGCTATTGCCGCTCTTGAATTTGTAAGAAAGAATCCTGGATATGAAGTGAGATTCGATAGATCTACAAATAAAGGACAAATCTTATATAACGAAGATGGCCATATATCTCCAGTAACTGATTTTGCGTTTAATGGCGAAAATAATAAGTAGGATTTATATACTATTCGTTTATCTAAAGAGAATCGTCTTGGTGTACTTGTAAGATTAAGTGGAGATAATGTCGGTCCGGATACTTACAATGTAAGAGGTGGTAACAATCTGATGGACGATATTGGCGGTTTTGATAGAGATTATCAGAAGCAAAAAGTCCATATATATAGCGGAGCCTTGGTTTATTTCTATGATACTGGAAACGGACAATATATAGGTATACCTATTCAGAGTCAACCTATTGGACAAGAGGATGCTGTAAAATTAGTAGATCTTATACAAAAATATATTGCTGGTGATCGAGTAGATCAACATGGTTTCAATATAATGGAACTGCTTAAGATGCGTTTATATATGGCAGATCCAGAACGCAGAATTACTCGTAGAAACAATACCAACAATATGATTTCTATTGAAGATGGTCACGTTGTTATAGGAAAAGACGTATTTGATATAGTATCTCAGAAAGGAGATATTATAAACAGAATAGCTTCTATGTAGAACGTTACTAGAGCTGCTATGCTTAACCAATATATGCGTACATCTGACAATAGTATTATATCAAGAGTGCGTACTTTGTTTGGTAGTGGTTAGCAGAACAGAATGCAACTCACAAACGGTCTGATATTCGATAAGGACGACTTTACTCATCGTAATGAAGGAGTAGATGTACAGGACGGTTCTACGTGGCTCGGATATATGATGCGCAATGGTTTGCTTGGTACATCTGCAAAGGGTATTGGGTACAAAGAACTTAGAATATCTAATGTGAGAGTTGTTCCTAAAGGATTCTCAGAAGAACAACCTATATAGAAAGAGATAGAACAAATACAACAAAAACCAAAGGTTGTTGTAAAAGAAGATGATTTCTTCGATAAACTTGCCAAACTTAGAGGAGCTGCACCTAAAATTTTAGACGCATCTGAAATCGATATGAATCGTGGAGTAGAACAGCAAGAATCTTTCATGTAGGATGTAATAGACTATTTCGATTCTGTTCTTGGCATAAACGGAAGAGTTGATTTTAGTCCTACGGATGAGAAAGTTTTAATGGAACTTACTAAGAACGAAAGAGTTGCTGGTATATGTACTGCAGAATCTATCAAACTTACTAGATATGTTCCGATGAGTGTTGCATGGCACGAAGCATTCCATAAGATATTCGAACTTGTAATACCTGCAGAAGAGCGCGATAAATTTTATAGTGCTTACCGTTGGGGAAGACGTACAAAACCATCAGATAGAGCCGTTGCAGAAGCGTTTGCAGATATGTTTATGACGTATATGCAAAACAAACAAGCAATAAAGAATAATAAGTTCTTTAAGAAAATTCGGCCGTGGATAAAGTCAGTAGGCTTTGCAATAGGAATGGTGTTTAAGATAGGTCCTCATAGAGCCAAATAGATGTTTAGTATGTATCACGATATAAATAAAGGTTTGTATCGTAATACTGCAATCACCAAAGAACAAAATGACAGATTTGTTAAGCTATTTAAAAATGGTCTATATTATACTGTAACAAATACAGATAACAAACATTCTGCAGAATTCTCACATATCGCTGATATAGGTGATAGAGACAAACTCGTAAGAGGTTTATCTTATTTTATCCTTAGAGCGTTTGGTATAGATGAATTGAATCCGAATGTAGCTAGGGTCAAGATTACTGGTGGTACGGATAAAATGAAGTCTACGGTAGACCGTCTTGCAGAAATAAACGACGGTAGTATAATAGATTATCTAAAGAGTCAACATCCTGTATTTGAAGAAGTCTTTGAAAAAGTTTAGAAAGAACATAAAGGAAAAGACGGCAAAGTTGTAATGTACAACTATTATCCTAAGTTTGATGCATTAAGTAGACATATTGCTGATTATATTAGTAGCATCTTTGATACGATGCGTAAACCTAAGATAGAGGATGATGATACTCGTACACAAACGGATGGTCAAGATGAGCAGAGTGAAGGTATAGACTTCAAGGCTAACGATACTGATTATTGGGATAAAGCTGCTTATGAGTTCTCTAAGCTCGACGGATTGATGGACGAAGTTAAACTGTTCTTTGGTACAATTCCTTACGGCGTATATGAAGACGTAAAAAACGCTGACGGTACTATTACTAGAACAGTTGTTACAGATTATAATAGAAATAAATTCGGTTGCCCAGAATTTAGACCTGCGGAAGAGGTTTGGAGCTTAATGGTAAATAAATTCCATACGGCGTCTTCTATTGAAGAACTCGATAAGATGTTAGAGGAATGCGTTGCCATAGATCCATTATATGCTCAAGTATATCAGAAGTTCCATACTCTTATTTCTGGCATCTATAAGAAGAATGAATCTGGAGTAGTTGTAGTAGCTCAAACAAATTTCGACAAAGAAGCTTTCGCTTTACAGATACTGAGTGCTATATAGAGTTAGAAGAACATATTCTTAGTAGGCTTATCTGAAAAACAAAATTCTGATGAGAATGAAGGTAAATCTGTAAGAATTGTAGAATCTTCAATGGACAGAGATTCTAGAACGTATCCAGACCAATGGAATAGGTATTTGGTTTCGGGTCAAATTGGTGTATTCTAGAGAGAGCGTGGCGAAGGAATGTAGCTTGACTCTGAAGGACGAAGAAAGAAAACTGTATTGTTATTTAGAGAAGGTATGGGTGGTAAGAATAGTGCTGATATATTCTCTAAAACAGCTAAGTTCTTTGGAGATATGAGGCAAGCAATTACCTCAAATAATTCTGATATAACTGTAGACGGAATAAATTATAATCTACATTCTTTCGAAGATCTAGGTAGAATAAAAGACGAAATCGTGCATAAGCTTAATACCATAGGTATTATGTTTGAAAGAGGCGCTCTTGATTATATGCTGTCTGAACTTTACGGTGGTGTTGATGCAGATGCAGTTAGACGTTTTTTAAACGATTCTCCTGTTTCGAATGATGAAAACGTACTGGAAAGTGAAAAGAAAGCTACTCTACAATCCTTCATAAATAGAATAAACACGTACGTGTCGAATGATGGTATTATTAACCAATATGCGATAGAACAGGAAGGATATGGAAAGATTGGTTTTGTTAATAAATTGGCAAACTGGCAAGGTAAGTATAAGAGAATGAACTCTCAGAATATGGCTTATGCTTTAAATGGTAAAAAGTTATATTCTATATCTTAGAATAATAGTATATCTCATATTGTAAAACAACTTAATAGTATGGATATGGAAAACCCAACTGTTAAGGTGTTATCTGGATTTGGATATAATGTTACTAGAAACGAAATGAACCTTCCTATGGGTTCTATAATACTTAAAGCTATAGCAAACAAAAAAAAGATAAAAATTAATACTTATACATATATTGGGTTCAAAACAGACAACAAACAAGATCAAGGTTCTGAATATACAGATGAATCTACTGTAGAAGATTATATAGCTAAATTAACTATGTTGCAGCAGGGGTATTTGATATTTCCGACATTAGCGGATAAAGGTACTTGGATGTTGATGGATGGTATTGATATTCCTGGAATGAAATTTATATAGCTTTCTAAAGACGAAGATAAGTAGGATGAATCAAGCTTAGAAGAAGATAATAAATCTGTAGATCGTATGATAGTTAAAGGTGCTCCAACTATTAGAATAATAGAAGGTAAACCTTATTTAATTCCAGATAGTACTGTTGTAGACTAGATGATTGAGTATGCTAAGACAGAATTACTTGGTATACAACAATGTATGGAAGATCTTGGGTATGAAGAGATACCTGGGTATTAGAAAACCGGTAGAAAGGTATTATCTGATTCAGAGAAGATAGAAAACTACCATACAAAAAATAAGAATGTAGAACCAAATGGTACTAGATTTTTATCACTTACAGCTATTACTACTTATGAATATGATTCTAAAGAAAAGAAGTATAAACTTGTTACACACAATCTAAATGATCCCAGAGAAAGCTCTGTAAACCTTTTAAAGCGTGCTCAGGAGCATTTCTTTGCACGTCGTGAAGGAGAGACTGTATAGCAGATGATAGCTCGTTAGAGGGAAACTATGGCGCTTACGTTAGCCGTACAAACTCAAAATGAAGTTAATACTGCTGTACAATTAGGTATAGTTCAAAAGACTAATTATTCTGCTAAGTTTGGTAAGAATGATGTAAAAGTATCCGATAAGGATACAAATCTGATGAATCTTGATACTAAAGATCTCAACGCTCTACAAATACAAGCTTTATAGCGTCAATTCATGACTACTACACGTAGAAAAGATGGTACTTTATGGGATGATGTAAAAAATCCTGCCCAAAAAGCTTTCTATGCCAAGATGGCAAAGAGTCTCGCTATAGCTGCTATATTACAAGATGCCACTAATAGACATATTATATGCTCTCAAGAAATACAAAGATGCTTTAGTGGACATCCTGCTTTATTTAAAGTAAAGTATGGTAAGACTGGTATTTTGGATAGTGCGTATGATATTCAAAAACGTATTGGTGGTCTTGTATCTACTGGTGAAGATAATATAACAACTCTTCCTGGTATAAAATCTACATATGTTTGTGCAGAATGCAACGATTACGAAGTAGCTAGTCAATCTAACATAGCAAATAGACTTGAAGACATGTTCTGTGATAGCAATGCTAGATATATCTACGGATGTGTTACGGGCAGATGGGATGATGCATATAGCAAATCTATAGAAGAACTTGAATCAGACGAAGATTACGGAGACGCTGTAGTAAAAGCTAAAAATAAAGGTAAGATCTTTGCTAAATCGTTTACAGGTGGTATTAATGTTGCTGACGGTGCTTCTTATATTACTGCTGATATGTGCAGAGATATGCTCAGAATGCGTGGTGCATATAATAATAAAGTACGTAAAGCATTCAAGATATTGATGAGCAGTAGTAAGTATGATTGGACTAAGACAGCAGAAGCTTATAAAGAAGTCTATATGGCTCTTAATATAGTTCCTACTAAGTATACTGCTTACGGATTTAGACAACATTCTTTGAACGGTAACCAGGTTAGCGACGTTGCTGTAGCATATTATAATAAGTTCGCACTCTTCCCAATATTCCCATGTATGGCTACTGGTAAGATGGAAGCTGTATATTAGAAAATGGTAGACGAAAAAGTAGACATGTTACTCATGACTTCGGCTGTTAAGGTTGGTAGTCAAGGGGCCGTATCGTTCGACGGAGAGACTATAAGCGAACCATTTAATAAGTATGAACAAGATTATTCTTACTTACGCAGACAGTTGAATACTGATCCTGAAGATAAAGATGAAAATCATATTGGTACACAGATGATGAAGATTGGTCTTTCTAATCTTGTTGCAGAACGTACATATATTGATATGGATGGCAATGAGATTACTGGAGATCAGATACTCGAAACAATGATGTCTTCTATCAACGAGCTTGCTAACATAGGAGCTCAGGAGATAAAAGACATGTTTATGACAGTAGATACATAGACTGATGAAAACGGTAATATAATCTCTTCAGAAGAACGAATAGACTATAAGAAGTTGTCTGAATATCTGAATGAACAATTGACGTCTAGAAATGCTAATAAGACTATCATACAGGCTATTCAAACTACTCCTGATGGCAAGAAACTTTCTTCACCTTTAGCAGCTACCCCAGATGCAGCTTGGATTGAGAGTATTTTTATATCTACAATGAACAAACACATTGTTGATATAACCACTCCAGGTAAATCATTTGTGCAGCGTTCTGTTTGGGCAATGGAAGGAGATAGTAATATGTCTCCTACTCTCAATAGGGGTTAGAAACTTCAGATGATCAACGAAGATCACAGTATGGATGCTGTTATCAGTATAGATTACTTTAAGGATATACTTCCAGAAGGATTATCCTTCGAATAGTCAAAACAATGGCTTATTGATAATGGTATTATCAGTGGTTATAGAACTAATGACGAAGATATGTCACAAGAATGGTTTGATGCTGAAGCCGTTATGATAGGATATCGTATTCCAACTCAGGCTCAATCTTCTATTCATGCTTTACGTATTGTAGATGTATTACCAGCAACAAAGACCACTATTATACTTCCAGAAGAATTTACTAAAATTACAGGTTCTGACTTTGATATTGACCATTTGTATTTGGCTTCATTCAATTTTAGAAAAGGTGAAGACGGAATGATGACTAGGAGTTTTGATGTTGGTACAAAAGAATATCATCAAAATAAGATACTTGAAATGTTGATGGTTCTTTTGAAAGATACAGAACATTCTCTCAATCATCTATATAAACCAATTGACAACGATACAGAACTTGTTACAGACGTATCAGATTATATTGAAGAGAGTGGAAGTACTAAAGATAGTCCTTATAACTTTGGAACTTTGCACGAGCAAGTAATACGTAAAAATGACTATATTACTGGTAAGAAAGGTATCGCTCCTTTTGCTTTGAATTCTACAAGTCACGTAATGTGTAGAAACTACGGCGTAAAGTTTAAAGGCACAAAACTTGTAAATAATACAAGGCTTAAGGATTTTGATAGTAGAACAGATAAGGATAATAATCCTGTAGAATCTTGGTTGTCTGGATTTATCAACGCTCACGTAGATATCGTAAAAGATCCTTATATTTCTAGATTGAATGTAAATCCATTTACATACAATATGCTCAATCTTATGATACGTTGTGGATGGGGAGATACCGCATTGTGGTTCTTAGCTAATCCTATTATTAGATCTATGGCTCAAGCAAATGATCTTGCAGACAGTCAATATATGAGAAGACCTAATAAGAATAAGACAGGTAAGTCATATAGAGAAGAGCTTATATTGAATGCTGTAAAAGAATATCTTACTGATGCAGAAGTATCTGATGAAAAGATAGAATGGCTGCTAACTAGTCCTCAAGCATCTGATCAACGTATAGCATACGTAAGAAAACTTGATCAAATACAATCTAAACTTCAAGATTGTGCAATTAAAGGTACAGTAGATCACGATACTGCGCTCACTGTTTTCTATGCTTGGAAGATTCTTGAAAAATATTCTAGAGCGTTGGGTAATCTTGTTTAGCATACAAAAGTTGATACCAGAAAATATGGTAAAAACTTTATAGCTGTGCAGAAATACTACTCTGACTATAAGAAATTATTTAGACCTAAAGGAGAAGATGCTGAGAATAGTGTTTGGGATATAGAATCGTTAAAGAATCTTGAAGAAAATTCATGGATAGGTACAAAAACAGATCTTGTAGCTCAAATGCCAATGTAGATATTTGGTGGTCTTACGTTCAATGCAAACGAGAAATTCATAAACGCTGTAATTAAGTTCTCTAGAATACTCGAAAGGGGCGGAAAAGAATTATCTGCAGACGATGTTGTACAGTTGTCTAGACATATGCAAACAGCGATCAAGTCTAAGTATTTTGTGAAGTATGCTCACGATGTACTCAAAATGTCAGATAAAGACATAGCTGATTTGTTTACTGGTTGGAAGAGCATGAATAGACAATTAGTCTCGTTAAAAGACTTAATTGCTAATGATCCAAAATATGCTAGACTTGCTTCTAATACATTCTTAAATCAAATCTACTCCATGCTTGAAGACAAACCCGTGTTCGCGAATGGTAGAGAAATGGCAGATAGACCTGGATTTGTTACTGTACTCGATAACGTAGATGACAGCAAACTCAATTCTGATTTATTGTCTGAAGGTTGGTTAGATCTTATGAATGATGAAGATACTAGAGTTCGAAAGTTTGCCAAGAAGATGGTACTATATGCCTTCTTTACGTCTGGTGAATTTAAAGGTTGGAATAAACTTTTGAAGTATGTTCCGTACGAATGGATATCTGGTGAAGTAGATCCACAATACCAATCTTATTCTGAATTTATTGAAGAAGAATTATAGAATATATCTGACGACTATTCTGATCTTTACGATGACATCGTTGCTAACAACTTCATGGATTATAGATTTGCTGAACAAACGACTGTAATTAACGAAGACGATAGCAGGAATTTCTTAAACGACGATAGAGGGGTTAAGATTGGTAAAGGTGTTGTGTTTGATCAGATAGACGACCTTTCTGAATATGTAAGTATACTCAAAAAAGGTATGCGAGCAGGTCATCAAGATTCTTATGAACTATACAAGTTAATAGATGTTGTAAAACAAGGGAAGTTGTATTACCCAGTATATGCAAAGATTAAGAAACGTGGTTATCATACACGTGGCAACGATATCTATGAATATGGATGGGATTTCAATTATGCTGAGAATGAAAGAAAAGGATCTGATACATTTGATTATGAGTCAGCTATACAAAGAGTTGTAGAATATCTGAACAATGGAGAATTGTATGGATTCTCAGATGCAGATGTAAGAGCTATCAATAAGATATATATTAGACCAGAAAAAGAAGAGCAAGTTGCTCCAAAACCAAATGAAGATGGGGTTGAATACGATTGGTAGTATATGGAAGACTCTGGTTATTCTGGAGCACTTGAAGAATTCTCTGATGAAGATGTAAATTATGAATTTGTGAATCATTGTAAACATTAACGACTATGATAATATGTCCTAATTTGAGTAACAAAGAAGTTGCTCAAGAATTTGATGAATTAAAGTCCGCTTTAATGGCGGCAGATCCTAAACATGGAGAAGCGATGGCATATTAGGTGTGGTCGCTTAACAATGGTAATGCTATAGATAAGGCCCCAAATGGGGCCGAATCTTAGCTTTTTAAAAGTTTAGTGGATTACTATGAAGGTGATCGTTCTAAAGCGATTGTAGCCAAAGCTAAGACATATTCTACGAACTTTTTAAAATGGTTTGGTAATTGGACAGGAGAAAAAGACGCTTTACCTGAGTTTGAACAAGGAGAAGTATCTAAAGTTGTAGATGAGAATGGAGAACCTCTTGTTGTATGGCATGGAAGCAGAATATCAAATAACATTGAAGAGTTTCAAAACGACAATACATTTTTTGCAGATAGATATACTGCGTTTTCATATACCCCATTTGATGCTGAAGACGAGAGTGAATATATGTATCCTTCTTTTTTAAGTATAAAAAATCCTAAAATTATTGACGCAAATGGTAATTTTTGGAATAATATAGAAGGAGAATCTACTGATGATATAGCTAAGAGTCTATCGGGAAACGATGGGGCAATTATCTCAAATTTAAAAGATTATTCTGATTTTACTCCAGGAAATCCAGAACTTAGTGTTGAACTTTTAAACGAAGCACCGCTTCATACAGATTATATTACTTCTTCTTCAGATCAAATAAAACATATAGATAACCGTGATGGAGAATATACAGGATCAAATATATATCATAATTTGAAAGACGAAGATGGAAATTATGAAGACGAAGTTCCGTACGATGAAGTTTTTTCTCCTTATCCAGAATATGACGAAGAAGCAAAGAAAATGTTTCAACGCCTTGATATATTACAAAAGGAATTTAATGACTTAAAAAACAAACGATTAGAGCTAAATAAAAAGCTTCAAGAGGCAAAATGTGACACAATTTCTAAAAAAATAATAACACTTGGAGACGGAAGAATTAAGTTTGTAGAAAAGCCTAATCATTTATTACATATAGATAATGACCAACGTATATTTACACTTGTTTCTGCTTCTATGTAGCTTGATGGAAATGTGGTAACATTTCCGTTATTATTTCCGTCTAGAAATGTCATAAATCCTTCGTATAATTATTATAGAACAGACAACTCTATACGCGACAATACAAATAGACTTGTATATGAAATGTTATCTGTTTTAAAAAATCATGGACACTCTATAATATATTCTCCTTGGCACGTAGTAACATCCGGACTTTATTCTGAACCAGATAATGCTGGAAAATAGATAGAACGAATGTCAAAAGTTCTTGGCATAAAGTTATCAGATTTTGTAACGCATGAAGAAACTGTTGTAGAAGATGATCAACTAAACGGAAAAGTTAGATATTACAGAATTGTGTTTAATATAGACACAATGTTGAATAGACTTAATGTTATTGGACACAATAAAGAAATATATGACATAATCAATAAAGCTTACGAACAAAAACCGGTTTCTAAAAATAATGATCTTTTAATAAAAGCCTTATAGTCGGAAGAAAGAGATATAGATGAACGTCAATCTCAAATTCAAAAAGAGATGCGAGATATAAATGAAGGTTTATATAAAAAAGAACAAGAAAATTCAGACTTACCGTTTAATGTAACACAAGGATCGTTAATATGGCTTGTCAAAAAATATATAAACGAAGGCAGATCTAAATAGGATTTGCAACATATATTAAATGAGATAAACTATATAAACGGATCTAAAATAAAAATTAATTGGAGTAATTTTGAAGTTTACGGTGAATAGTTAAGTGGAAAAGATAACATAAAAAGAACAAACGACGATAATGAGGAACGCATAAAAGTTATTGTAAATTATCTAAATGAAAAATTTGGAAATAAACTACAAGTAGAATATATAGACGAAGATGTTTGGTTAAGAGACGGTAGATTATATAATGGTTCTAATTCTTGTGTAATTGGAGATATTATATATCTTCGTAAATCTAGAATGACTACGGAAATAGCAGCAGAAGAAATGCTTCATACTCTAATTCACGGGATGAAACATGGAAATAACGAACTCGGAAATAGATAGTTATTTGATAACCTTTTCGAAAAAGCTAAATAGTAGTTCCCAAAATTATGGGAAGAAATACAGTCTGTATATAAATATAATCATGATGAAGAACTTGTAACTTAGGTACTAGCTAGATATTTTAATAGAGATTTTGATAAACACGATACTTACAAATTAGAAGACCTTATAAACAAATTTAAAAACTGGTTTATAAAGCTATTTAAAGATTTATTAGAAGAATTTGCCGGAAATTATTATACTACTGTCGGTAATATAAACCCGTTAGTAGATTTCTAGGACATAAGTGATATGTTACTTGCAAAAAATCTAAAATTTGATATATAGACGATACCAGAAATACATAAGGAAAATTTATCTAACAAAACTTCTCATATATATTCAGAAGATCAAATATTACATAGTATATCGACTCGTCAACAGGCTGCTCAAGATGAAGCGAACCGTCTTATTACTCGTATGAACGTATTATATAAACAATACGAAAAGATAAAAGACAAGACTCCTTCGCAAGAGAGATTAGCTAATCAAATATTTGAAACATTAAATAGACTTAAATAGCATAGAGATATATCTGCTGTACAGATAGCACTAGAACAGGCTAAGTTAACTCTTGGACAATATGATCCTACAACAGGAGAACCTGTTCAAATAAGTAGTATATACAAATATCTATACGATGCTCAGCAAAATGGATTCTCTGGACTATCTCCACAGTCGTTAGTAGATATGTATAGAAACTCCATTAAGTTCTATAAAGACTTAATAGATAATATACCTTCTGAACAAGCTATTGATCTTACACAAGAAGATAAGGATTCTATAGCAAACTTGAAATCTCTTATAGACGATCATATAATGCCTATATGGACACAGGCTATTATGACTATAGGAGATCAGATAGTAGACGATTAGATAGACTCTGAAGTGTTTTCGTCTGAAGAAAATAAGGAAGATATGAAGAAAGTTGCTAAAGACTGGCTTCATAAGAATCTTATGTACGGCGATATTACAGCAGTTACTAGCTATGTATATAACTACTCTAACTCTTCTAATCCTATAATTAAACAAGCTTTTCATCTTATACAATCTGCAGAATAGAAGACTCTTGAAGAAGTACATGGAATAGCTCCAAAGTTAATGAAAGCTTATTAGAAAGCTAATAGTGGAACTAGGTCGTTTACTCCAGGATGGTAGTCTATGATGATGGAATTCGATGATAAAGGTATTCCTACTGGAAACTTTGTAAGAGATATTAATTACGGTTTATATCAAAAAGACTTCAAAGAGTTTTTAGAAAAACTTAATGAAGATTTTATACGTAAATATAAATACACATACGTTGTCGATGATACTGGCGCTATTACTAACAGCTTAACTGGTGAGTTTGCTGAAGATGAAGAATGGGGTTCAAACGGAGAAATGCCTAAATATATAGAGTATTTGCAAGAAATAGAAAACTTCAAATCAGATCGTGTACATAGGAGATATAAACCTCAATATTATATGGAAAGGTTGAGTAGACCTTATGATGGTACTATTGATCCTATGAATCCTGATTTCAAAGGTACGAAATTTCATCATGGTTTATCTCCAAAAACCCTGTCTAGATATTCATACTATCAGAGTAATATTAATTACTATCTGAACAAATGTTAGGATCCTGTTACGGGTTTAGTATATCCAGAAAAATTATCTAAAGACGATTAGTTCTCCTTAGATAAATGGAAAGACAGACTCGATAAATTTACATCTATTTTTAATGAAGATGGTTCTTACAAGATTGGTGAGGATTTGAAAATGGCCTATGAAGTGCGTGCTTGGTAGAAGTGGCTTGGCCAACATACGAATGCAGAAGTGATGTAGGATGACTTTAATAGAGAGCGTGTACAAATATAGCAAGAATCTATAAACACAGGAAATCCTAAACTGTTAGATGACTTCTTAAAGTATAACTCTAGAGCAGGTATAAATCCAGACTATATAAAACAGTCAGTAGGAAGTATGCATTCTGATAAGATAGATACAGATACTTCATTTAGGGGTAAATTGTTAAGATCTTCATTATAGGGAATGGTTAGTAACCCTAGAATATTCGGAAGAGAGCTTTAGAAGATGATTAACAACCCATTATTCTGGTTGTAGTGTAAAGCATCTGATCAAGCTATAGAAGATGCAAACGATCCAACTAATACTAGCGGATGGACAAAAGATCAAGTAGAAGCGTTCTAGAATGACTTTTATCAGAAAGACATTCTATATGTAGACGAGTACGGTTTTTATATTGATGAAAACGGAAATAAAATAAACCCAAGTGATCCATCTGCGAAAGGATTAGAAGACGCTGGAAAACTTTTAACGTTTAGACAATATCTTATAAATAGATATACAGATGAAGCTTTACGTACTGGTCAAGTTTCTGGTCTTATAGACGAATCTACAGGTACTCCAATAGACTTTAGTGGTTTAACACAAACTCAAATAAGAAAACAAATATCTAACTTACTATCTTATAAGAAAACTTATTGGGATGAAGACGGTAATATTGATAGAATAGAAGACGAACCTCTTACTATATTCTCAATATTAGCCCCATCAAAAGACAAGTTCTTCAATACACGTACAAATAGAGAAGAGCCTACTGTTGTTTTAGTTGGAGATTCTAGATTTAAAGACTCTCAATCATTCTTGAGTGATACGTATTATGAAAAATATAATAAAGGAAATCAAGTAGCAGAAATACCTGATATAAATTACGATAATGGCAGATACGATAATTCAGAAGCTTATAATAAAGTCATGCAAGATGATGATGTACGCGAGTTGTATGAATTATTAGTATAGACTATGTAGGATATGCAGGCTATATACTCTACTAATAGAAAATTTAATTATAAACTTCCATAGATAAATGCTCGTACGTGTGCTTTATTCTCTAGATTACTAAAACGAGGATACACCAAGAAGTCTATACAAGGTATGTGGGATTCTATGACTAATATAGAAGCTAACGATGATTTATTGCGTACTAAGTAGGATTATTTTGTCGGTGTAGATGGAGAAGTAGGTAATGATGTACCTTTGAAGTTTATAAGAGATCTTAAAAACAAAGAGGATTTATCTACAGATTTGGTTAGTTCTGTCATCATGTTTGTTGACATGGCTCTTAATTATAAGAACAAATCAGAAATAGATTCGAAACTCAAAGTGCTTAGATATAACATGGATAAAGATGTCCGTGAAGTATATGAGAGTAAACTTAAACCAAGACAAGAACAATCTGCAAAAGAGAATAGTAACTCCATAAAAATGTTTGATTCTATGATGGACGTGTCTATGTATGGTAATAAGTTCGGTAATACTTCTGAAGGAGGTCCAAGTCGAACTAGAGTTGCTTTACATAAAACAGCAGATGTATTCCAAGAGGTAGAATCTACAGCAATGCTTGGTTTAAATATGTTTTCTATGGCAGTAGGGTTCGGAGATTCTATTACTCGTATCGTATCAGAGAGTGTAGCCGGTAAATATATGACAATTGGAGATTGTCTTTGGGCTTTAGGTAAATGCCTATATTATACTCCAGCGTGCATAAAAAATATGTTCAATCCTTTAGCTAACAATAAGATGACTGCTCTCATGTAGATGAATGGTATATCTAAAGGAACATTCGGTACATATGTGAAAGCAGATTGGGGTAAAGGTAGAAAATTCTTAACGAGTATTCTTATGGGCGGCTGGTCTATGTTAGATTGGATGGCTAATGCTTTACTTATGATGTCTTTCTATCATAATTGTAGACTATACGAAGGTGCAGAAATACCAAAAGGATTCTATACTAAATATGAAATGCAATAGGCATTCATAAATGCTGGAAAAACAAAGTCTGATGGCACTAAAGCGTTCCATAATTACTCGCATTTAGGTAATCGTATTACTCTGTGGGACGCATATGAATTCAAAGGAGGATAGGTATCTATTAAACCTCAATATGAACAATATGTAACATAGAGGGTAAAGACTAACATTGCTACTAAAACTAAGAAACGTGGAGCTCTATACAATGGTATGAATCCAGATAATGATATCCCTCGTTGGAAACGTGATGTGATTGGTAGATTAGCTGGTGCATTACGTGCGTGGATTCAACAGCAAGTTCAACATCTTGTCGCAGGTGGAACAGATAGTATTGCAAGAGGCTAGCGCGAAGAACTTAGCTATGAGTCTAATACTAGCGGTACTAAATTAAAACGTAGATATAAGAATTTAACATAGGGTGAAATAGATGCGATTGACGCAGAAATAGCCCGCGCTAAAAGCGCTGGAGAAGATGTAAATTCTAAAGAGTTTTAGAAGAAACTTCGCACTATACAAAAACAAGCAAAAGATTTACAAAATGTTAGAAAAATGGCGTGGGACTATGAAACTGGAACCCCATAGGATCAAATATTAGTCGGTTTAATAAGGTCTCTCAGAACTTTGTTTAGAGAAGCAAATCAAATGCTCTTACATAAACCACGTACCGCTAAATTATCAGAAGTAGAAAAATATGCTTGGAAAGATACATTAATATTTATAGGAATGCTTTCTATGATGATGATAGGGTGGACATTTATCCATGATGATGCAAGAGAAGTACCTAAACCTACTACAAGAGAAGAAGCTGGACCAGCATCAATGTTAAATCCTGTAGATTATTATGAGTATATACGCGACATTTATATTCCAAATCAATATTGGAAGTTAGCAACTGACGATATATATTTCAGAATAGTGGAAGCTAAAATATCAAGTGTAAACGTTCAACAGGTATTAGATATTGTGAACGCTCTTACAGCGTTGAAAAGCGGTTTCGATAATCAATTTGCTCTAATATTAAATGACGACGATGATTCTGAAGGTATATTAAAACAAGGAGGATATAAATTCTATACAAAAGGAGAAAAAGCTTTATACAAAGCAGTTGGTCCTGTGAATAATTTACATACCTTCTTGACATATTACGGTGCTACAGGTAACCTACGTTGGTATACAAATAAGTTCGGTAAAGTGTATAGAGCTTTTGGTTACGACTTTAAAGCAAAAGACAAAGCTGCAGATAAGAAAAAATCAGCAGTAAATGAAGGATTCTCTGGAGGCGACTTCAGTGAAGGTGGATTTGAAGGCGGCGGATTTTCTGGAGGAGACTTCTTCTGATTTTCAAAAAGCCTATAAAACTCTCATTATATATTTCCAATAAACGAAAAGGGAACAACATCTTATGATGCTGCTCCCTTTTTTGGTATAGTTAAACCATCTTCTCCATAACTATCTGGATAATAATCTTGTAATGGCATATCGTGGGAATACTGCGTCACTATTGACGAGTCTCCCACTAACTTATCTATAAGGTCCTTAGGAAAATTCCAGAACTGCAAAACTGAAATCTTCTGTTCTCCTGTAAGATGTACAATGCCATTTTGTTTTGCTATACCTGGTTTTATAGTAAACACATAAACATAATATGGAACTCCTTTTACAAGTTTAACATATTTACGTTTAAGTGAACGTGAAGAATCTAAATGAATCGCTCTATTTGTAACATGATCATTTCGTATTCTATCATCGTATACCAGATATAACTCCATATCTCCAGTAGGTTTATCTGGATCAAAGGTATAACTATCTATGAATCCTGCAGCGGCAGTGAAGTCAATCGAATTAACTCCACCGTCGATGAAAGGAATTGTTAATTTTTCAAATGTACTCATAGGTTCAATGACTCTGAGCCATCGCCTTCATAATATTCTCTACTATGCTCCCACTTGCCTGTAGACTGATGCCATGCTATTTCATCTAGAACATCGTGTATGATTGCTATTCTAGAATTAACAGTATATTCATCAATACAAAACACACGAATCTCATAACTACCTGTAGTATCTATACCGATAATGTAGAATTCAAAGTCCCATGTTAATGGGTCTTCTCCACATTCATTTTTTAGATACCATAAAACAGCGTTTTTATAATAACACAACTGTCTTAGATAGTCATACATCTCTATACTTTCCTCAAAGTGCCACAGTTTTGCTGTAGTCTTTAAGTCGTATATAATAGCTTTCTTATTCTTGAAATCAAGAGTAAGACCGTCTAACAGAGATTTACATTGTACGCCTCTGCATTCCCAGTTTATATGAAATTCGTGACTGTAAGTAAATCTTGCCCCTTCGTGATACGAAACCTTTACGTCGAACGAATCTTCAAATCCAAGTTCCGTGTCAAATGGCCAGATTATCTTACGAGCAAGCTTATGAGATTGAATGTTATGCTTGATTTTTTCAAGCATTTTAACATCCCAAGGACTAATCATAATCCTTCCATCATTTTCTTTCAAGAAGTCTATATAATCCTTCAACGTAGAGGCTATTTTAAGGCCTTCTGACAGCATTTTGTCTTCTGACTTTCCTGCTGTACTATATGCTTCTTTATAAGCGCTTAGAATGGCTCTATTTGGCTCTATTTCTAGTGAAGATGCTAAAGCCTGACAGAACTTCTCCTGCTGTGCAGAATTAGGTCTACTTTTGTCCCAGACTACATAGTCTTTTTGGAACTCTTCTGGCTGTAACAGATATTCGTGAATCATAGTTCCACGCTCCAACACAGGATTCTTTTCTTCTGGTGGAGGATCTGTTAGCATCTTATGTAAAAAGGCTGGTCCCTTCTGTAGAAACCAGCCTATGTTCGAATTTGAGATCCTCGAAAGGTCCTCGTAATATGGAATACTTATATCCATTATTTCTTAGCAATGTTAAGGAACTCCATGATTTCATCAAACGAATCGTCAGGATTGTTCTTCAACTCCTCACCGAAGATTATGACATTATCGTGAGACACAGTCGCAACGTTACTACAGAAGTATTCTGCAGCAGCATCAGACTTATCCTTGTTGTTGATTATATCATTCAATATACCAGCAACAGTCTCCTTAGTAAGTCCCTTAAAGGTCTTCTTATAACGAATACGAGAACATCTATCGTTCAAGTACTCATCGATTTCCTTCTCGTTGTTACAAGTACATATTACAAGCTTCTTGCAAGTAGGCTTAACACCATCTAAGAAACCCAACAGATATCGTGTATTCCAATATTTGTCGATTTCATCAAATATAACACATACGTCAGTGTTCACATTAGCGAAGAATCCTTCTATATCATCTGCAAATACATTCTTATCTATTACAATAATAGGCAATCCAGATTCTACAGCTATCTTCTTAGCCATCAAAGTCTTACCACTACCTTTCATACCACTCAACAAGACACCCGTAGTCATCTTATCGGTGTTATTAAAAGTATTAATAGACTTAGTAATGAATTTATTATCCTTATCTGTCAGATAATAAGTCTTCGGAAATTCGAAATCCTTATCCTCTGAAAGATAATCTAAACCTTCTCCTTTATCGTGAAGCAGATTATAAACTTTGCCATTTTGAAGAGTGCAATCAAGACCCTCAGGCTTTGGGATTATATGACCATTGTGCTGAATAAAATCACTTGTTTTCTTTATCTTTTCCATTTTGTCTCTGACTTAAAAGTTCTTGGATCATTTCATCTACCTGTTTATGATTTCTCACCAGATAGCAGCGCATCTTGGAATGATGACGCTTTAAATAATATTTGAAGAGTTTCCATCTTAAAGGGAACGAATCTCCCATAAGACCTTTACATTCTACTATAAATCCACGACCTACAAAGTCTGGTAGATATGTAATAGCACGTATTTTCTCTCCTAAAAACTCGAACTTAGGTAACAGAGTAAAATGCTTTGGCTCATATTTCACAGGTATTCCTGCTTTCATAAAAGCTTCATAAGTATAGAGTTCGAGTTTACTCCTAAAATGGATTCCATACTTATCGACCGCTGTCGCATTTTTTACTCTGCTTTTAGAGGATGTCATGAACAGCGTCTTTTACGCCATCCTTATCGAATCGAATAGCGGATACAATCTTACCGTCCTTACGGAGTGCAAGATAACTATTGTCTTCCTTTTCAAACTTCTTATCGATAGCAATCACCTCATAACCGTCTGACATCTGTTTAATGATGTAAGGCTGTTTGAGATATCTGTATGCTGCATATGCGGCTCCTGCACCAGTACATATCATACCAAGCAGAAAACCGAGGATCAAAGTCTCAATCATATCGCTTTACTGTATTTGTAAACCAAGTTTTCACTTGGTCATAGTTATTATTCTTTACTGCGTCTGAAATATCTTTCGATTTAAATTTCTTGTGGACAAATATAGCGTCAAATTTATACTGTTTACTGTAATCACGAGCTTTCAACATTCCTGTTGCATCTCGATCATACAATATAACAATATGTTTCCATTTACGTCGTAATGACTTAATTATATCTTCTGGTATAAAGGTAGTTTCACTTGATGCAGCTATAGCATTAAATCCCATCTCATACAAACACATCACGTCTTTCAACGATTTTGTGATTATAAGCAGATTTCCCCCCTCATAGGGCAATTCGGCTAATCCCTGAACGTGCCGATTTGTCAGATTGGTACGCCATTTAGTATACTTTGAGGCTAAAGGACGATAAATCTTAAACTTATCATAAACCTTATATGCATACATAGGACTATCTTCTTTGTAGGTTCCTCTGACGACTCTATTACATAAGAAGTATTTAATGCTAAATACATTGAATCGCTTTAATGTATCAATTGATATATGAAATTGCTTCCAATATCTCTTGTCTGCTTCAGTAAACGGTTGTCGAACTATTCCGATATCAGTATCTTCTCTAGGAGTATATGATCGCGTCACTGTTGCCGCACTGCTGGTTGGATTAGATCGCCGTACGATCCTCAGCAATTCTTTCTCTAGTTCTTCTCTCGTTTGTATTCCTTTATAGAGCTTCATAAACTTGAGAGCATTACCTGCTACTCCAGTTCCATGATCTTTGAAGAATAATGTACCTTCTTTATTTGGAAATATACAAAAAGAGGGCATCTTATCATCACTTCGTAAAGGACTATTCATTAACTTACCAGGCTTAAATGGGCCTAAATAATATGAATAGATTGTATAGTCATCCACTTTTGACAACAAGTCTCTAAGACTCATTGTGATTGCTGTTTTTGTGCTATACATGGCTTATAAGCTCTTTTGTATTGTTGTGTGTAGGGATTCGAACCCTATTACGTAATTTTTCATACGCAGCCTCCAGGATCACACTTCAGGTCATCTTAAACTCTTTTGTATATTCTTTGTCTTTTACACAGTTTGAATAAAACTTCCAACCCACATATCACCATGTTTATTTCTAAGAGGAGTGATATGATTTGACCTCTTCGTTAGGGGCTGACAGGATTAACCTATCAGTCCTCCACCACTGACCGTTTTCATCAACCACATATAGATATGAGGACAACTCCATCTCAATTTATAGAAATAAAGTTTATCCGTCCTATCTAAGTGGATGTATCTTATGATTTCCTTTTCAGGTATATCAAAAAGGCAGGTCGTCAGCACCTGTTGAAGTCTCAGTCACCGGAGTAGCTGCTACGCTAAGCGGATCTGCAGCAGGCTCGTTGTCTGCTACAACTGGACGCTCAAGAAGATCGTTCTTCCAGAGCTTAATCTGAGACTCTGTTACACTCATAGGTTCAACGAATGCACCAAGAGAACTTACTTTCGTAAATCCTTTCTTGTCATAAACCACCTTAAGACGAAGAGGAGTAGCCAACTGAACTGTTTCCAGCTGAGTTTTAACCCAATTTATCATTTCAATAAACGAGCTACCTTCAAACTCATTATGACTACCGTTAACAGAATCTATTACCTGCAGAATACGACCGAACTGCTGATTATCGCGCTGCTGAAGTTCTTCATCAGTCTTAATCCACATATTCTTCTCGTTCTTCCACTCAGTCATAGTTGCTGTCTGACCCTGTTCATTCTCAAAGATTATCTCCAAGAAATCACGTCCTTGAGGTGTTTTATTTACATTAACTTCTTTTAAAGTTACATTTTCGTTGATGCCTACAGGCATATAGGAGCTTGTAAACTCCTGATTATTTGTTGTTGCTGTTTTTGTACTATACATAATTTCCGATATTGACTCTAAGGTTCTTATTCAGGTTTATAAACACGATCCCAATAGGTTGTTATAGATCCATCATCGTTTCCGGTAGCAATGACAATGTCCTTGCCCGCGATATGTCTAGCGCGAGCTTCCATGATCGTTCCATCTCCTCCGGATTTAAAACTAATGTGCGTTTCATTATCCTTCCGATAGACGTATCCGACTGCATCAGCCATTCCGCAGACAATCTTTCCAAGTTTTCCAACGAGGTCGATTTCTTTGGCGTTGACCTCTTCGCCATCTTTATCGGTGATACTATCTTTGACATGTCCTATTAGGATAAACTCGTCACACAAATCTTTGAACATATCGATTACTTTCTTTACAGCATCGCGTAAGTACTTATAACCTGCACCTCTTGCGAGTGTTGTAACATCAGTACCTTTCCAGTTTTTACCCAGTTCAGTCTGCTGATACAATTTGCAAGCATAAGACATACATATGTCCTCTAATCGTGTAGCATTATCTATTGTTATATGTTTATAGAAATTATGTCCTACCTCATCGTTCTTAGCTCTAATGGCTTGTGCTATCTCTCCCAGATCATTGATGGTACGTGCCTGAACAGCTAGCGCATCTATGAACTGAGATCCGCCTTCAAGGTCTATGATGAGATTATTCTCCAACTGTGCTACACACGAAGTCTTACCAGACTTAGGAAGTCCGTATAGGATTAAATATGTAGGATTAGTAGAGACTGCAGGAACTTTTTGAGTAGGTAATGTTATCATATTGACTTAAAGTTCTAATAATTAAAGGATGTTAATATTAATGTTCTTAGCACCCTTAATATAAATGTCGATGATAGTCTTCTTCTTGTTCTCAGCAAGAGAATTCAGGAAGGAAATATTACCGAAGTCCTCGTAATCGAAGAAATCGTAACCAATCTGAATATTATTCTCGTAGAAAACAATAGGAGTACCATCTGACAGAGTATAACACTTACCGATAATGTACGGGAGCTTATACTTCTTGGTATACAACTTATAATTGGTAAGGAACTTACCAGCATCATACAACTTGGGACCGCCCGTCAGGATAATATCACCTGAAGTTTTGCTGAGGAAATAATCAGCGTCCTCATTCTTTGTACTCAGATTCTTGAACAAATACTGGTTCTTGTCGATTATATCAGTAAGAATGATATCATCGAGAATCTTAGAATAGTTTGTACTGCTGGGATTAGCCAGAAAGGAATAATTCTTATTGTTGTTCTTAGTCTTACCAAAAGTGAAAGTCTTTGTCATAATTCAGCCTAAATTTAAAAGTTAATACTTGTCATCCACAACGTATTAGCTTTCAATCAGATTATTAAACATAAGGTCATTCTCGAATTCAAGTATACAAGGTTTACCTGCATCTCTGTTTTTCAACATATGCATGTAGACTTTGTTTTGTGTAGGTAGATGATTCGGACCATATTCTTGTATGTTCAAAATCTCTGGTCTATGCATTACGAGCACATAATCACTCGCTTGAAACATTGCATCGGATGACGATAAATCGCTGCGCATTGGGTAATGACTCAGCGGATTGTTTATCCTTTCTGAAGATTCAATGTTTCTATTCATCTGTGCTATTTGCACTACTGACGTTAACGGGAACTTTTTAGCTTGTATGAAAACACGCTCAAGTTCTGCTGTTGTCTCTATTACAGAACCAACTTGTTTCGTCAGCAGAGTATGGTCATACACTATTAAGAAGTGCTTGCCCGTATCTTTCACATAGGTGAAATAGAATTCATTTATAATACGTCTTACATCTTCAGGAGTACCTGGATTATCTACAAAATAGATAGGATATTCCTTTAGCTGATTAGATACTCTAATGACTTCCTTAAAGGTATTGTCATCGAGGTCCGTCTCCGAACTATACAAGGTAGAAGTCGTTTTACGAAGTTTATTCGAAAGCGTTCTTCCAACTTGCCTAAATCCAACCATCTCTAATGAGAATGATAAGATGATTATATCTTCATTAGGATTCAAATCAATCACATCAGTAGTTAGCTCATTAACAAACGAGCTCTTACCGGAACCAGAGATACCAGCTATGGTATAAACGGTATTTGGTTCAATACCTCCCATACACTGCTTATTAAACTTAGACCACCTAGTTTTCAATGAAACAATATTATGTTCCCTTCTACCTCTGATATAGTTGATAGCTTCTTGAGCTACAACACTCATTGGACGTACTTTAGATGATATCTGTTCCATAAGAATTTACTGCTATTTTGTTCGTATCTTCCATTTCTTCCTCGATGGCCTCCCATTGGCTTCTAGTGAGCCAATTCCACATAGTCATCATATAACTAAGGGAGCCTTCTCTCATGCGCTTAGACACCTCGTAGTCGAGGCATTTAATTATATGCTCTGCCATAGCGGAGCTTTTACCACATTTAGTATTGAAGAAATGCCGACATTTATTTACATTGGCACGAAGATAGCTTTTAGTGCCATCTTTACGCATCACATATACTGGATACATATCGTAAAACAAGTCGAAATAGCTCTTATTAGGAGTTATTGCTTTATTCAACTTGTCTGTTGGTTGATATGTCACAGAGTCTCCTCTCTCTATCGACTCGACTAATAAATTATCGATTAAGTATGATATCTCGTCGTCGCTGATTAGGCTGACAATCTTGCGGACGTCTTGATATGATGGTTGATTCTTATCCAATACCATACTTAAGAACAGTAATTGATTTGAGTTTAGCTCTGGAAATTCATCCAAGAGCTTAGTGTTTACTTCAATAATCATACTGTTGACTCGGGGTTCTAAGTTGGTTACTAAAATAATGATAGCTGTTGTTCAGTGAAGTCCGCTATCACTTTTTTGGCTTCACTGATATAGTACCGATAGTTAATCTTTCGATCTTCTATCTTGCGATCATCAAACTTATTCAGGATTGTTACTCCTGATTTTGTTAACATATTTGTTCGGTCTCTATCGTCTTCAGGATTATCCTTGAAGAGATATGCTCCGTTTGTACTTGCGTAAAATCTATTGATACGTTGTACAGGTTTATCACCATGTATAACTTTAAACTTCTTGTCTACTGCTTGTGACATCAAGAAATCACGGATTTCTCTATCCTTCTCAATAGTTTCTGTCACTGGAATATGATGAACAAAGTAATTTATAACTGCCTTAGGTATGACTACAGGTGCTAGTCCCTTACCTAATTTGTTTTTAGTTATAAACATACCTTTTTCTTCTATCTCACCATTCTTCAAGACCCCAAAGTAGTCGTTGATAGCGTATTGATAGAATGCTTCGTACTCATCGGTTTCAAACATAAGCTGTGTAATCTGTTCAACCTCTGAGATGGCTTCCTGAATTCCTTCTCTAAGGCTGTTTTTAGCCCTGTAGACGACGCCATCGGTGTTGACCTGTATAATCTCACATCCGAGCTCTAAAAGCCTGTCTACGAGCATTAAAAGGATTAGCTGACCGTTTATTCTAATCTTAAAAACATTGAACGGATCATACATCCAGCTTACCTCCTGTTGCATTTTACCTGTAGGAGAATTAAGCACGATCTTTAGAAACAAGTTCTTAATCTTTTGACCTGTACGTTTTGCTTCTACTCGCTCAGCATATAAGTCAGCGAATATATCACAAAAGATTTTTCCTAAGTGGCGAGGTCCCCATTGATATTTAATCAAGAAGGACGGATACATCGAAGTCACATCTGCGTGACCTATAAACTCGTCATCTTTAGGTAGGAATATCTGCGGTGTGTGGATGGAGTGTATACCACCCACGCCTACAGAGTATACCACGTTTGAGAGAACAAACTTCTTCTCATAGCCTTTGCGTTCTTTAGAGTATACGACTTGTTTCTTCATATCTTCTAGAACGTCTTGTAACTTTGGATTTTTGTATTTTATATATGGCAATATGACATCCTTCAATGGAATATAATCCATTGGAGAACGCATCTCCTTTATAACATTTTTAGGAATACCTGTTCTCTTAGAATATTCTTCTAACAGAAAGGTTTCTGCCATCTTCACACTATCCATAGACAAACAGTCTATGCCGTGTTCTTGTTCAATGAACAAACGCAATTCAATATCTGGTTTCAAACGGTTTAATAACTCTTCTGTTGAATCTACGTCGTTTATATTATATGCAATCATCTCATCGATGTCATCATCTTTGATAGGAGCATTAAAGTCACCATCATACTCCTGCACATTTCTATAATGCATTGTCACCTGCATAGTCTTAAGACCAACACGTAGTTTTCTACTGAATTGCATTGTGAGCAAATCCATCGATTCGAAGTAATGTGCATACTTCCATCGCTTAATCCGCTCGTATTTTTCATCCTCCGTTTCCACTATATATTTCGATAAGTTGTAAAGAGACTGACATATCTTTAAATAAGACATATTAGACAACTTATAATAGTAATCTATTATATAGTTAATTACAACATCATCATAGTGATGATTATTATAACCACAGAACATCTTTTCAGAACTATCATAATAGAAAAAATCAACTAGACTGTCTAGCTGATTCTTTCTATTAGATATTTCGAATTTATGTATTTGTCCACTTTCAGTATCTTTACAGCAACAGTGGAATGCGTTAGGGAAGATCTCTACGTCATATACGTAGACTCGTCGATTTCGTATCCACATGACTCAAAGGTTCTTTAGTTTATACTAGTAGAATGGTGAGGAGTCGAACCTCACATCACCGATTGGAGGGAAACCTTATTAAAGGAAATATTGAGTTTCTCGAATATCTTTACACCATCCCCGTTCTTACCTTTAAATGACATTCTACACTTGCGCACACCGTGGAATTCAACCACTCTCCGTTTCGAATGAGACGCTTGGCGACTCACGAAGAACTGCGCGGTCACCCCCGATTCTTTCGAATCTGCCGATGTCGTGACATGCAGTAGTGTGCTACACAGTTACGTTTTAGTTCCGCTATCGGGGAGCTCAACTCTCGTATTACATTTTTTCCGTTTGCTACGAATTTCACGTAGCGATGGTGTACTAAAAGAGGCTTTACTGTGCATTATGCGGCTTGAGGCAAGATCATACGACCCTTCTTACGCTTATGGTCTTTCAGGTTTGATGCTACAAGCTTCTTATTCAGAGCTTTAGCCTCGTTCGTAATCTTCTGTGCCTTTCTCAGCAGCTTAGAGTTTTTATCCAGCTCATTCACACGATGACCATCACCGTTGATGTCTTTCAACTCTGCTATTTGCTTTTCCTGATACTGTGCAGTACCAGATTCACTGATTTTGTACCGACCAGTGAGCGGTAACTTGTCAAACATAGAGACAACGAAGTCTCTTATTCGTATCAAAGCCTGTTCCTTCTCAGCTTCCCAAGCAGGAATCAATTCGTCCTTAAACAAATCGTCGTCAGGACAAGGCTTCGGATGTTTCTTCTCCCATTTCTTGAGCTTATCTTGAGTATAAAACTCCATCTTGGCTGCTTTGCCTAGATTCTTCCACAGTTTCTTTTGATAATCCTGTGAGTTGGGATACTCTGATGGATAGTCCCATTTCTTAAGTTCGACTGTTCCATCCTTATGTTTTATCCACTTCTCTCCGCGTATTCTCTTATAAAGAGACTTGCACTGTGGATACTTCTCGTGTTTCCAATTACAAGTGAGTTGATGATACGTTAATCCGTATTTATCAGGTTTATCGTTAATCACCATATATGCTCCAGCCATATTAGGTCCTACATTGAATCTAGATAGCTTATTTGTTATTGTATTCCACGGAACCTGATATATCTTCTTATCAGAAAACTTTTTAGGTACGGTACAATTTCTAACGGAGAATTGACGACTCATGGCTGCAAGATGCGCTACTTTTCTTCTACGCACCTTAGGACGTACACTGCGACTTCCCATATCAGTTTAGCTATTAAATCTAACATAGGTTATGCGGCCTTTTTAAGGCCTTCTGAGCTCTTTTTAGAGTTCAGCTGGACAGTTGTACTACCCTTCTTCTTTGCTGCCTTCTCAGTGGCCCATTTGTCGCGTAGAGATTTTACTTGAGCTTTGAAGTTTTTACGATTCTTCTTGCTCATATTAGCAACATTATAGCGCTTTTTGAGAACGTTCTTACCCTTTGGGCGGCTATGTGGAACGTTCTTGTTCTTGGGTTTCTTCGGAATCTCCTCTTTGGATATGACTGATTCCATCTTCTTAGCATATGGATATATCTTTGCTTTCGGAGGAGCAATCTCACGAATCTTCGCGAGTATATCCTGATTACCATCTATAGAGAAGTACGTATCTCCGTGATACTTATACTGAATCTTGGCTTTTGCCAAAGCCTCCTTCATCATAGCACTATCCTTTGTGTCTAGCATTACGAGGATGCTATATTCCTTCGGAGCATTAAGTTGCTCTATGAGTTTCTTAACCAACTCCTCTGTCTTCTCTTCCGTAAACTTCATACGAGCACAACGGCGACGTAGTGCATTAATTCGGAAATTACGGAACTGTTCTTCACGAGCCTTTTTACGAGCTTCTGCGTCTTTAATAGACTTTACCTTACCTGTAGGAACATTAGATGTATTCTTATTGGTAGCCTGACCATTCTTGGCAGTTTCTACCTGCGTATTCTTATTCATATTGATTATGATGTTTTTAAAAGTTAAAATAATTTGTTAATTGTACGCGCAAACCAATTCATGCGCTTGAGCATATAGACTATATTATTGTGGTCATTATAGACACCAATAACTTTGTAGTCTTTTGACAGCTCTTCGAGACGAGTATTACTGATAATACCGTCACTGGTTATTTGGATATATTTTTGTTTCATATTGATTACGATTTAAAAGTTTTGGGAAATATTTTTGTGATCGGTTACGGGAACGATCCGCTCATACATAGAAATGTATGCACCAACATTCCGATCGGTTTTCGCTTATATAGCGAAATCCTGCTCAAACATAGTAGCAGTCTTATCGTCAAGAGTAATCTCAGTATTGTTATTGAAATTCTCCATATTAGTGTCAAACTTATTAGCCTTCAACTGCAAATCCTTAATCAGAGCTGCAATCTTAGCACTTGTGAAAATCTCCTCCTTACCAATATTCTTAAGACCCTTCTGAGCCTTAGTCTTCTGGTCAAGCGTAGGAATCATCTTAAGCTGTGCAATAGCCTCCTTCATCTCACAAGCCATGAAGATGCTATAATTGTTGGTCTTCTTGAAATCCTCAGCATTGAACGTATCAATACCCATATTTAAATAAAACAACATACCTTTAATATACACCAGCTTCTCTGCCATCTGAGTAATCTCGTTATAGAGAGCCTTCAGATCGTGTGTACGGAAGCCATTCTTAATCTCTTTCTTAGAGAGCAGATTCTCTGCCTTAATATAGCTCCAATACTTCTTCTTCTTACTATTAATATCATCACGCATATTAATAATCTTACCTGAGTTCAACTTAATTGATTTCGTCATATATATAAACATTTGATTTAGTTAGACTTCGTGTTAATTAAATTGAATTCGAGTATCATCTACCTGTGACTTATAGCAAATCGCTTCACTATAAATCTAAACAAATCTCTGTGAGGGCAGAATCCCGCAAGATTCTACCCTCAAACTCCCGCAAGAGTTATAGACGAGATAAGTTTTATGAAAATAGCATTATCGACAATGACCTAGATATATTCATTGCTCAGTTCATCAAGATGTTATTATACTACCGCAATAATATAACAACTAAATCCCGCAAGATTTATTAGTCTCGACTAATATGAGCTCCGACTACACCCATTTCAAGGTCAATAAATGCTCTACCAGTTGCGTCTGGAAAACGATACGTATGAGTACGTGTACGAGTATTAACGTTAACGACAATGTTTGTGTCATTGGCAGGTGTCTCAGTGACTACAACCCTTGAGCCCGACTTCCTCTGGTCTCCCGCAAGAGACGATTGTCCGTCACCATTACACACATGTCTATAACAATCCATCAGACGATTAACTACATCGTTATACTTTTCCGCACGTTGTGCTTCCTTAGCTATTTCAACACTCAAACCTTCTTCCAATGCTTTCGCATTTAATCCTGAAGAAAGGTCAACCAGGGCATCCCATACAGCGAGAGCCCAACTTTCAAATGTAAGTTCGCGCTTACATCCGATCAGCTGATTCCAGAACCAATGAGTTGTTTCACCAAGAATCACGGTTCCTTCTACATCGTCAATACGATACGTCTTGTATGATCTACCCTCTTTGCCAGCAGCTTTTACCTTATTGGCAATAGTTTCATTGTTCATCAGAATCTCCATATATTTTACGGAGTCTGGAACGAGGGCTGTTTTCGGCATAACTATTCAGTTACGTGAACATTTACAATTGCATCTGCGTTTACGTCAGACTTAATATCGAGATTATCGATCTTAGACTCTGACCACTGACGCTTGTACTCAGCAGCCTTACGGAGATTTTCCGTAATAGCAGTCTCTACAGACTGACGCTGACTCTGAAGAGTCTTAATCAGCGCATCGATCTCTGCCAGAGTACCCTTATTGGCCTCATTCAGGACAGATACAGTTTCGTCAACTGCGACAAAGAAGTTCTTACCTGTGCCACGCAGAGCATCATTGATAGCATCGCGCATAGACTTCTCTACAACCAGAGGGTTAGTGCCATTCAAGGGGCACTTGAAGTCACTTTCGCCATTATCCTTCAAGTTAACAGCAATACATACACGCTGGGAGTCGCCAAGACCTTCCGTCACATAGTTGACACCTTTGATGTCAATCAGACGAATGGTGTAACGCTTTGGCGACTGGTTCACCATCAAAGTATTACTTGCAGTAGCAAGATTCTTAGCCTCTTCAAACTTGTCCTTACCACCAGGCCATGTGGGCTGACATTCTACTTTACCAAAAGTCTTACCGAGAAGACCACCGATGAAACTCGCCGACTGACGAGTGCTTGCAATCACCTCATTGAGGTTAATTTCTACGTTTTTATCCATTTTTACTTATCCTTTTTGATACCGTGGTTGATCCACCAACGATAAGTTAGAATATTTCCTACTTCAGGGTGTAGGTTCACCGCTATAGAGAGATTTACGTCCGGCTCGGCGGCTCTATGTCTGGACGGTGTTCGTCATACTTATTTTTACTTCGGTAGCTGTGCTAATGGGAAGCTTCGTTTGCTTACTAGATTGTTACACTTCTATATTCCTTAAAATGAAGCTCAACTCATGTAACGGGAGCGAAATGGTATCGCATGTATACCCATAGACTAATAATATTCGAAGCTTTAAATGCCGAATGTGTAAATTCAATTTCTAAGTTTTCTTGAACAAGATATTTATTGTTTGTAAAATATTCACTAAATACTTTCCCTTACGGTACTAAATCCAGAGTTTATACTTGTCCGTTGGCAAAATTTTGGCTAGGCCAACTAATGCTCATAGGACCCCACAAAAATTCGCGTAATTTCTTCGTTAGTATATTTCCCGTTGTCTATCGAATCATTACTGCGACGATTGTTGCTTAACCACAGATTTTCTCTGATGTTGCATGGTTTAAGGCCCACACTACTATTTACCTATATTCCCTTTTAATCATGACGTGCGTGTGTCATTGCACGGGACGTGCTTCATTATCGAACGATCTAGGCTCCAGAACCAAATAACCTTACGGCTTGTTTTCTTCTATTGGCATATTGCTTGCCTCATTGTTTATAGTGCACGAATACTGGAGGAATTCCACCTCATACGTCTAGATTTATCACCCACCTAAAGATTCATTTTTATCGGTTTCCATTACTACTACTTACACACTAGGTATAAGGTTCATGCAGGTCGCTTTACCCCTCCTAGACAGGGAGGTGATTACTAATTTCACGATAGGCTGCCTTGCATCTGGATTTCTCCTTTGTCACGTATATTGCTTCATGGTCCGAACGCACCATCTAGATTTGCTGTCTAGACTTCTGGTCTACCATCTTGCTACTTGCTTCTCAGGAACGGTTGGCACTCGAACTTCCCGACTTCAACTGCTTCTCATACAACGAGAGCTAAGGTCTTCTACACCTTTTTCTATTATTACGTCTATCGGGGGACATCAATTTTTGTTAAACATGTTAATTAACTCTACGGCACGTTTTTCTACTCACATTTAGTTTCATCAGAATCTACTACATCGATATGTTGTTCACGTATAGTATACAGTTTACTACTCTGCCGGGACTATATGATATAGTAACATAAGGAATCATCTGATTATATTCATGCTTTTGAGGAAGCGGACTTAAGTCTGTACTGGTGTGTACAGGGTCGGATCAACTCCCTAGATAAGTAAATTTGGCTGTCACGTTGCCATCGTACCACAGGACATTTCCTTTTACTGTGGGTCCTTCTATAGAATCATACTCGCTTACCAGTACTATCTACCTTTGAAATAGCGTTTCTACGCGCGCTTCATCCGCGTATTGTAGGCACCTGTCCTACAAGTTAAGTAGTGCATCTACCCGCTGTCCTTTTACTTTTATATACCGCATAAATGACGAAAGCCTGGCGGTCAACATTTTCCTCAGTACCCCATCCCCGGTGACCCATTGAAACCTTAGCTTCAAAGGTGGTCATTCTGTCTCGACACAGAAAGGATTTCTTCAAGGACCATATTTACGATATGGCGCAGACAGTCAAACCTTCTGCTAGGCACATATGTTATTTCTTCATCCCTTTATACACGCTGTGGAGGCGTGAAACACTAGATTACAGCTAATTGATACATCATTACAAGTCATGGTCAAATGTAATGTTGCGACTCCTGTCTCGTTATACTACCCTTATGTATCCTCAGATAGCATGTCGAATACGGCATCATTCTGCGCTTCTTGCGACTTACTCGTTTTTATGGTAATCCCTCACCAAACGGTTCTCAGGGGCCAAAGGACTTGATACAAACGCTCTGTCCTCTTACTATGAACTTTTCTGTTATGGAGTATGCATAACATCATAGCATTTCATCCTACCTTTTGGATATCTCACCTTTTGAGAAGGCTAACATATTCTCGGATCAAGTTATACTCTTCGCACCTGGGCTAATGAGACCCATCTGAAATGTGCTAAGCAGGTGCCACTCTGGCTGGAGCCACAGTAATCCTACTGTGACTCCCCTGTGGAGTGATTAACGTTTTTAGAGTATACAACTTCACCGTCGACAGTGAGCTGTATAGCAGATTCTTTAGAAGAACCTACATCACACTCTCCAGTTTTCTCCTCACGAACTGGAGCTCCTTTGTTGCTAACAGTATCCACAGATGTCGGCTTTGGAGTAAGCATCATCCATGAATAGTCTGTCACTCTCGCGGGCGAGCTAACCCTTGAGAATTTTGTTTTAATAACTAGGATCTGCGGACGGTCCACATACGCAGTATCGTGTATGTACAGAGTATCTCTGCTGACCGTTGAATCCATTTGTACCGGCTGCTTCAGGGATGCCTGAAGGTCGTATGGCAACTTAGATATCTCCAGTGGAGATAACGTAGCTGCACTGAGAGTCTGATGCTTAGCAAAAGAACTCCCTGTACTATTTGACATTGCCAGGAATCCGCCAGCTAAGGCGAATGCAATGCAACAAATAATTGTTGTTACGTATTTCATCTTTGATAGATTAATTTACCTAGTTGCCGTAGTATACAGATTACTTCTGCTCTTCAGCAGGAGTCTCTGCCTGGGCAATTTCGGTGATGTTACTTTCTGAGTAAGCAATCGACTGAGAAAGAGGATCACGGAACAGGTTAACGATGATGCCGGCACGCTGCTGTACGTTGTGCAACAGTGAATCCATATCAACCTTAGTCAGATCAGTACCCTTATAATAGGTGTTGATGATCTGGTCAACAATCAGGTGAGCACGCTTGTAGTCAGCGTCGGTGTCATCCTTCTTGTTGAAGTTGTCGATGAGGTTGTCAACGTCCTCGATAGAGGGGTTGTTCATACCAATAACAATGCCGTTCATCTCATTGATAGTGTTGTTACATTTCTCAATGTAATCCTTGTGGGTTTTGATGTCAGTCTTTGCAATGTTCACCTCAGTTGCATCTTTGTTTTCCTTAACAATTTCCTCTTTCTTCTTGATGATGCGCTCATTCTCCTTAATTCCCTTCTCTGCCTTAGAGATTTCCTCTTTACAGGACCAAGTGATCATGATACGGACCAAGTCGGCAATGAAGTCGTTGGTGAGAGCACCTTTGGTGTCGATCTTATCCGCATTGCGGCGATACATACAGAAAGGACCAATGATTGTACCAACGTTGACGAAGTTCTTGCGGAACAAGCCAGCGTTACCAACCAGACCAACGGGACACGGACCTACGACAGCAGCCATTTCAGAGAGAAGGTCAGAATAGCTCTTATTCTTCACCTCTTCAAGAGCAGCCTTCTTGTCTTCAGCCTTGTTTGCCTGAATAGTCAGATAACCACGATAGAAATCGGTAGCACGACGCATGCGGGCAATAATGCCCTCATTACCTCTACTGATAAGCAGAGTCAACGATGCAGCGAGTTGCTCGGGACTAGTAACTTCTGCAGGGTTGGTCACACCTTCCAACTTCTCTTCGGCAGCAATCTTCTTCTTCATGTCATCACTTACCTTTACGGCAGTGGACGGAATCTGAACATCACCCTTCTCATTAGGAGCGGGCAAAGCCTTCACATCAATTGCTACGCCAGTGAACTCGCTGATGGCGTTTACAGCTTCTACCTGGTTCTTCAGCATCATTTGTGCAAATGGGCTCTTATTTTCATGAACCTCAATAGCCAATACTGTTGCAAAGCCAGTCAATGTGAATACATTGATACTGTGAATCGTGTCTTCAGACAGATTATAATATGCAGCAGCGTTAGGATTGTCGTGGATCATACCTTTCAAGCCATTCAACGCCGTTACAGTCGCATCGGGGCTTAATCCACTCTTTATCCCATTTACCACTGTCTTAACAGCTGGATTTTCTACTTTTGGAGTCTGCTGTGCTGCAGCCTCTTCTGCAGCCTGCTGTGCAGGACTCTTCTTGTTATTCTTGTTTGCCATTTTGATAACGGTTTTAAAGATTAAATACTTGTAGCTGGTTAGACTACTTAACTATAACCAATTGCCGAAAGTAGACGTTTCTTTCAAGAATCATCTATAATTGCAACCGAGTTTGGTGGATTCGGCAAGATATGGATGTATCCCTGAGTCACCTCAGAGACATTACTCAAGGTAAAATTACGCTCATAAGCAGGTACTATTGCCTGACTCACAGGTTCTGAAGTTACCTTCTTAGGTGCTGGTAGACCATCATCTGCTAAAAGGTATACTAATGAACCTGATGAAGCCGCCAGCCCCTGTGTGGGCTGTACCTGCATGAACGTCGTCTTACCTTCATCTTTAGCGAAGCTATCATGGATAAGCTTAACGCCTGCAAAGCCCAACACATAACATGTGAGCAATGCCCAGAACAGCTTATTACTTTCATTGTATCGAGCAATGAGAGTAATTAATACTATTCCGAGAATGAAAGTGAACAATGTCAACATAACTTAAACGTTAATTTTGGTTTTTAATTTGCGTCTAGTTCTCGACAACGTTGACTTTATAGTTCCTGTTGGGATTTTTAACGCTTTACTAATCTTTTTAACTGGTAAATTATCGACATAAAACAACTCAAAGATCTTACGAGTGACCTCTGGTAGTTTTTCGAATTCAGCGACAACTTGTTTATACGTCAAATGATTGACTAGATCATCCTCCGCTGATACTTGAACATTTTTAAGTGACAGTCTATCACCTTCATCTTCAAGTACAAGTCGCTTATTACGCGTCTCACGTAAATAATCTACAGCTGTATGATTAGCTATAATTCTCAGCCAACCTCCAAAGGAGTTGTAAGCTGTGAATGTCGAGAGTTTATCATACACTTTAAGAAATACAATATTAGCGATATCTTTCGCTTCATCCATATCTCTAAGATATTGGAATAACACACTTTCAACAAACGGTTTGTATCTTCTATAGAGTGTATTAAAAGCAAGCTCATCGCCTGCTTGCGCCTTTTTGATTAGACCAATTTCAACATCGGTGATTCTAGGATTCTTCATAATCAAAAACAATTAGCCGGTTATTAAGGTGTCACTCCTGTAACAGACGGTGCTGCATATAGTGTAAGAAGTATGAGCAGGGTTCAATTGGACTTATCTTTAGGATTAGAGTACCTTCACTAGTTGCCAACCATCGCTCTGTACTCCCAGATCGACTGCTACGAATCTTTCATACTTCTTAATTGTGGGCAGTTGCTATCAAAAGCTACCTCAAGGGACTGCCCTAGAACGGGAGATCTTCAGTATTTATCTCTGACATCTCCTGCCTTATGTTAGAAGTTAAGTTATGATGTATCTTTTTCGCGATGTCATCTGGTACATACCAATCGTCTACTAGCTTATTTAATGTACTTGTAAATATACGAATTCGTACATCTATAGCACGATAATCCGTTATTCCAATAGCTAATACAATACGATCGTTAACCCACTTTAAGAGATTTCTTAAATGTGAGTTTGTACAAATGGCATATATAACATCTTCATCTAACTTCTCGTCTCCAGAAACAAATATTCGTGGACATTCTAATGCGCAATTGCGCCTTGATTGTATGATACGCAACTGGGCGTACTGTTCACTAACTTTTGTTTCATCAGTAATTGTGACTCCTAAGAGTCTTAAATAGTAGGAAAATATACTAAACATATTCCTTTAATACTTACCTTCTATACAACATATCAAGAATTCTGCTAAGTTATCAACATACTGATACTTTGCTTCTTTCTCCTCCTGCGTACAATTGGGAGAAGGTAATAGCCAAGAAAGATAATCTCGAATGATTTCAATCTGTATATCAAAATCATCTTTACCTTTCTGTTTAGAGATACTGTATGCATGTTCAATGCACTGAAATTCTTTCATGAACCATTTAACCCATTTAGAGATACGTTCCCAATATTCTTTTTCTTCATTGGTTAAATCGTCCCAATTAATAGTTTTATCAAACTCAAATTGATATTTACCATGTTCAGCAATGCCCAATGCTATACGAGTAGCATTATTACGCTGATCTTTATCACGATATATACCAATAAAATTTGAATAAACATGATCTATCCACTTTTCTTTAGCTTTACGCCATTTAAGTGCATAGTTTACCATCTTGGGACAACGGTCCCGTAACATTTCTTTGTATCCTAATTTCTTCATATTGTGATTCCTAATGGATTCGAACCATTGACCGACAGATTAGAAATCTGTTGCTCTATCCAGCTGAGCTAAGGAACCGTTACGTCAGCGGCTACTATTATTCACCGCTGACTACTATTACAAATCGTTCATTAGACATTGCCTCACGGCAGGAGTGAGGTAGGGATTCGAACCCCATACTCCAACATAGTCCTCACTCTGTCTGGGCACTTAGGTAGCCCGTAACACCGACTTTACGCTGCCTCCTTGAGGCCCGTATAGTCTGCAATGTTAATATTGCCAGTTAATTTTATATCAGAGCGCTTCACGACTTACCGTCTACCGCTGTCAAATCCAAATAGGCCCAGATACTCATGTTAGACTGGTGGACCTAGAGGGATTCGAACCCTCGTCCAAACGGCTTATTCTCAGTCACGCTAAGATTCTTTTGATGTGATGTTGTCAAATCATGCTACATCTCTTGTGAACTCTATGATGATCAGTCACAGAATTCGATTTAAGGCCATTTTCAGCCGTTCTAAGGCGTTTTCTAACCTCTAATGGGTAGCTAATCCATAAGCGGTTATTAAACGCTTCAAAACGGCTTTTTGGGACCCCATAAAAAGCACATTGCCCTACTACTGACTCTAAGGTTCTGAATAGAATATGCTTGCATTCTTGATATACAATGCAGTGTCAATATGTTGATACAATCTCGTACTGTAGCACCGGCTCTCAGGCTCGTACATTGTAATTTTTGATCAAATGCCCACATATTATTACACCGTGTGGACAGTGGCAGTTCTCCGCACGTGGCTCTCAGGCTCTTGTGACAGATGTTAATTCACCCGTATCTAATACCCAATTCTATAGGCGATGCCATCATCTTTTGAGATTTACATAGATTTAGACGTGGCTCAAAGGCTCTTGTCTTGGAGAACTTAGAGTAGTATGATTAATACCAATAGCATTCTACGTAGTGGCGATATTCGCCCTCATACGAGTTACGCAGCTCGCGCATAGCGTCTTCATACTGCTTGTCAGACTCAGAGACCTTCTTTCTGAAGTCCTCTTCCATCTTCTTAGTCTCGGCTTCGTGCTCAGTAGGAGTGAGCACCAGTTTTGCGTCGATCTTTTTCTTGGTCGGGATCAACTCACCGTCCTTGATTTCACACTCGACGCCGAGCACACGCTCCACCAGCTTCTTGGTAGCATCGAGCTTCTCCTTCGTGATATCGTCCTCACGACGGCGCTGCTGGAGCTGGAGCAAAGTCTTGCGGTTGACATAAGTAGCGATACAAATCTGCTTCTTAGCAGCGCGCTTCTTTTTGTCATCCTTTTCTTTTTCAATCTCTGCCAGGGCATTTTCGATAGCCGTGTCAGTTACTTGGTTACCAGTGCGAATAGCACCTTCTACTCCCTGTGTGGCCTCCTGGGCCTCTTTCTTTGTTTTTTCTGCCATTTTTGATAAATGTTTAATTGTTTAACTTAAAGTTTTATTGTTTATACTCTTCAGTATAGTTACCTTTATGCTTTGACCTACGAGAGTAGGGTATTGCATTTGCGTGATGTCCAGTGGTTCCAGGTCTGGCTTGCCATCTGGGTCTGAATTCTCCATGCATATTAATGATTATAATATACAGATTTGATTGTGTGTACAACCTTTTCTGTAAAACCATATTTCTTTGCAATATCCTTAGAGATTACGCCTGATTCTGTAGCGAGTATTTCTACGCTTTTACGAGTAGTTTCATCTCTATTACATTCTGTCATGAGATGCAAAACAAAAGAGGAATAATCACGTGTTTTCTTACATATGGAAATATCTTCAGAAAAGTGTTTTCCAATATGTGCTACAGCGGCCACAATTTTCTCTTGTGATGAAGAGTCTTCAACAGAAGCGTGCACATGTATACTTGGAATCTTTTCTGCAGCTAATATAGCATCTGAAATTGATTCTGCATCTTTGTATACAATTGTGACATTATCAGTATAGGAGATAATACCATTATCAATTAATGTTAATACAAGAGCATCGTGTGCAGCTTGCGTCAATTCTCTACCGTTGTACAATACTGTGAGACAGCAAATCTTACTCATATGTCGTTTCGATTTTAGTTCGTACTTTGTAGGTTTTGCCACCTATAGTAGTATCGTGCTGAGTATACTCAACTCTACCTACAGGTGCTGAATCAGGCCTATAAGGCTGACCACCGGCACTGCTGCTTGTAGGGGGGAGCACAGACTTTGTCGAATCAGAAGATGGTAAATTGTTGTATACGTCTTTGTTCGCTCGATACTCATACACTATACCACGTTTAGACACATGTCCTTCACGTTTAATACACACAGAAGCAACGTTCTTTAACACTTCTTCAGGCATAGTGTTAAATACGTCATCAATAGCTTGACCTTCAAGATATTTTGTTCTGAAAGCCAATACATCGTCCACACTGTTAAACAGCGGGTTGATGTAGTTCTGTACGCCTGCAGCTATCGTGCTGTCGACATACTCCTCAGTGACTCTGTCTCTGGAACCTAATCCGAAAACGTCTTTCTTACCACAGGAACTAATACCTATGGTAACAAGGGAAGCTATCATTAGCACCCCCAAACAATACAGGAATTTTTTCATCTTTGATAAATGAATTAAATAAAACTTATAGTTTGAATCCAGTCTTTAAGGAAGACTTTGAAAAGACCTACTTTAACCATCCCATGTTCATACTAAGAGATAAGATAAATCCTAATGTGAGAATAACAATGAGAATAGATTTAAGAGTTTCTTCTTTCATATTTAGTGAATTAAATTAATAAAAGTTTGTAGTCTCAAGGAGAGTCGAACTCCTCTTTACAGAATGAAAATCTGTCGTCCTAACCGATAGACGATGAGACCGAATGCCCCACCGCTGTGGGGCCAATCAATTCAATTTATGGAAAAAAGAATGTCCGCTAGGACGTGGACCAGTCTGGGCTTGAACCAGAGACCCCCTGATTATGAGTCAGGTGCTCTAACCAACTGAGCTACAAGTCCAAAATAATCTATAATTACACGCGGAGTTTGACGACATAACTAATTTTCCTTTTATCGAAGCCTTGAACCAAATAATATAACACGCTACAACATCTCTATGTTGATTATAATTATAGATTATATAAAATACATCCTACACACAATGCAAAAAAGCGCCAAGCACTGCACCCCCAACCTACCTCGGATGTAATAGTTCCCACAGTTGGTTTTGCACCTACGCACATTTCGCTACGTACTGTGGGTAGTCCTCATACTTCACACACATGTTTATGGCACCACGTGATTTCATCTTATTGGACTGATTGAATTCAATTATGTACCCTCTCGTCATTATCAATACAGTATCATAGGAAGATTATGATATAATTCTGCCAAGACTGTGAATATTCTTCCTTTATCACAGCAATGTTTATGATTTACAGGGCTTGAGGTTTCCTGTTATAGCTGACTTCTATACATAATTTGAATACATAGCTATTCTCACGAACCGCTATGTAAAGAATGAATTGAACTAAAATGCCTAAAAAGCAAATAATATAGACTAAAAGTCCGTAATTTCAATAAATATAAGAATTGATGCAACAAGCAGAATAAATGCTACGATCACGAAAGCACCTGCTAGTGCATGAGGCAACTGATATAACCATTCAGGACAATGGTACATTGTTGCAAACATCGATAAAGATACTCCGAATAATAGTATTACTACAATTATTGGAAGATTGCTATCTTTTTTCATACTCTTACTAATATTATGTTATTTTCTATACAATCCAATTCTTTTAGATTACTACGAGTATCAATGATATTTGGACATTTTCGAATATCATTCAATGAACATCCTTGACATCCAAGCTCTCTCTTCCTTGCACGATATAATATACCGTTTAACCAAAAGAATTGACCTGGCCTTGGTGTCTTCATATCATACGACTTTTTGATCTACAACTATTTTTACGCACATTTCTCCACAAGATAGCATTTTTGTCTTGCTGAGAACAACAAACACATGGCGATATTCTCTCCATGCTGTTCTGAAACACACAAGCTCATAATTCTTATTGAGGAATGAGAGCCAATGTTTTGTAGCTGGATGAGATACGACCCATTTGCGTCCTTTAGCTAAATCCATTAGCATTGGTTCGCTTACCGTAAGAGTAAATATACTACAGACATGTACATTCTTTTTCAAGATTAGAATGTTTGGTTCATCTGTACCAATTACATCTGCATACACGCGATCGTCCTTAATAACTTGAATTTGCATATAAGGACCAATAGGAGCACCATCTGATGCTTTCCGTCTTATAATATCACCTACTTTCATACACCACGACATTTGTACGTTATGTATAGAAAAAGGGCAATAACTATAAGACCAATCCAGAAACCTGGATCAAGTTTGTTTTTGTTAGTTGTTGACGTCATTTTCTAACTTAACATTGATTGTTAAACTTGGTAGGACATTACTCACCTTTCCTTGAGTTTATTTTGAGTATGGTCTCAAATAACAATTATGTGGAATTTCTTCCATACAACGTTGTTGAGTCCACTCATTAGTTGGACCCCAACCACCAATGAAGCATGGAATAGGATTATTATTTGCTTGACACATACAACATCTACGATTAGGCATAGATGCTTCTGTTATCTTATAATCCTTACCGTTTACTTGAATTATATCTCCTGGTTTATTCATTTTCCTTGAACACAAATCAGATTACCTTCTAACTTAGTACCTAACTTATTTGTTAGATCATTGAGAGATGCTACAAGAGCACGATATCCATTCTCTGTTATCCCTTTACAAAATAACATAGAACTATTACCTGACTTGAAATAGACACGCTTACGGTCATTCCCGTAAGAGTCCACACGCTTCTTTTTAGGAAGCGGTGGATGCTCTTGATTTTGATGTTTTTGTGCTATCATTTTACTATACCTATTATTATTACCCCAAACGTTTCTTTGAGATAATCAAATAAACACTGAAATAGCTCCTCATCTGTAGGCTCATGTTCAGGTTCACCTGGATTATCATCAAGGTTGATTTGTTTAGCCCTATCTTCCTTATATAATGTAGATAATAACTGAATGAGTTTAGAATGACTCATTGCTACATCTGAACATACTTCAGGGCTAAACTCTTTACCTCCATTGCGTTCAGCAATAGAAATATGAGTGTTGTTCTTAGTTTCAATGCGATGATTGATTTTCAAATCTCTCTCTGCATTTACTATACGATCCATGTATTGAGGATTGTGCATAATATCCTCAATCTTTGCTGGCACAGGGATAGAACTCCTGATAATAATGCCATCTTTACCATTGATTAGTAATGTACCCATTTTGTTATTTATTTAGTTGTTCATCAACTTGTTTTAGGTATTTTTTATATACCTTTCCTGATTTCTTAGACACTTTCAGGATATAGTGTCTACCTTTAGAGGACACATAGATAGGATATTTATTCCCATCTTTGTCAATGTAAATCATAGTAGTCTTATGACCACTATCAACTACTTCAACAAAAGCATTACCTTTACGTTGAACTTGTACACTTTGTGCTTTAGCACTAGCAATACATATGAAACATATTGCTATAATAGCCAAGAACGTGACTGTGTACTTGATGATTTGTTTGATACGATAATCCATTGTTTTAATTTTGATAATTATAAACTATGCTGTGACATTTATTAAACCCAGCAACAGCATCAGGGTTGAAATGGTGAAATGATAACGATATCTTTTGCATATTCATCATCTTTTTCATAATGATTTAGTACATCTTCTAATGTCATACCAAACCAATATACAACATATATATTCATATTTAATTGTATTATATTCTTTCAAAACACCATGCACAGAGCTCCCGCTGAAGATGTGCATGATGGCGTAGGAGAAAAATGAGACAAATAAGTGTATTAATTACCTCAAATGAACTATCAATCGTATGTCACTATTTCACAATAGTGTCTCCTACTGATTTCAGAAACTATCATTCTAAAACACACAAATATTATGAATATCAATAGAACCTGCTAATTATACGACATAGGATAATAATAAAGCGGGGAATGTGCACACGTATACACGCTGAATACACAAACCCCGCATCATACAGAAACCACACACAGTACAATGTATGGCTGTCCTTTCCTAAGGGACATTTGCAGTTTTATCGCTCTGCACAAATATCAACGCATTCCACGTACGATATTAACGCCTGTTTACTCATTAACTGTCGACTGAATAATGAGATTATATGAGCTTTCGGTATTACTCAAACCAGGAAAATATATCTTCACATGACCTGACTGCACAGTATACTGTACACATGTTGCACCTCTATTCCCTCAAGGTATTGGGAATTGCAGGAGTATCATCACACATTTGACTTATAAAACTACATTCGTCCTTCCCACTTCTCTCTTCCGACTTAAACGGTCTTTGTTGGTTAGATTCTGAATTTAATAGTCTTATCATACCAGATAGTACTGTAAGCACATGTAGATGTGATGCTTGTCAATCAGATGAACTGATTAAACAGGATACATTTATCCGCCCCATTTATATCGCGGACGGCAGATACTGCCCGCTTTTGGTTCTCAATAGTAGTATCGCTCTACATAATGTTCTATTTCAAACATTTAAAGAGATATGTGTTTTGATAACACATAATAATGTTCCTACGTATACTCTACAGGAATATTGAGCACACGTACATGTCCTGGCCAACGAGTTATTTCTCTAACATAATCATGATCAGCGATTGTCTTTGCCTCTTTATCGTACGTCATATACTATATAAATAAAGTTAAAACGTAAACAAGAGTAGCTGCTGCAACATACATATAGATGTACGTATTAGCTAGCGGATGAGAGTTTGATAATTTCTTCATATATCTTGATATATTGATGGATAATCAATGAATAGCCTATAAACATATATTCTGCATTAAAACTTAACAAAATAAAGGTGTACACGCAGTGTTACCTGCGCATACACCTCATTGAACTTGTTCAGGCTTAGAACGCATCTTCATCAGTGTTGTCATTCGGGTCAGTTGGAGTCTCGACTGAGCGAGTCTGTACTGCCTTCTGATAGAAGCGGTCTTGCATCTCCTGACCTTTGACCTCGGGACTGATACCACCAACATAAATGGTCTGCGGCTTGCCGTCCTCGCCAGGAATGATACGCTCTACTTGTACAAAGACCCTGATAATCTCCTTGACGACCTTCTGTCCTTGCTTGTTTGTTACAGGCTGACCGTTGACGTCGTTGGCATAACGAGCACCTTGCAGTTTGTATGGGACAACCATACCGCCAGGCACCTCGAGATACAGGTTCTTGATACGCTTCTCAGCACGTGAGCCAGACTCTGCGGCATCAAAGATTGCGTCAATGTCAACGATGAATCCGCCCTTTGCGTCCTTCATCTCTTTGCCCTCAGCATCCTTCTTGATGTACTCCTTGAGCTTCTCAAAATTTGATGAGCCCATATCGTCCTCGAAGATGATGTCACGTACTGGCTTAGCACGACCTGAATAGGTTGACTGATAGGTGAACACTGCGAAACGGCTCTTTTTGCCGTCACGATTCTCCTTTTGTGCCTTACCAAGTGAAAGTGCAATTGCCTCGTATGAACCAAGTTCATTTCCGTTAATAATGTTTGTTTCCATAATGCAGTTTTTATTTAATTGTTAATAATTGAATTATCGAACATTTATTACTATCCGTTCTTTAATAGAAGACAATGTTTGGAAATTGAAACAAGCGAATTTGTGTAGTACAACATACCTGTATTTCTCAGATAAATGTACTACACAATTAAATCAATCTTCATACTTTCTGAAGTGAGGTTCTATACTTACTTCAATTTCTACAACATCCTCAATTGGGACATTATACATTTCTGCAAATTGCTCTTTTGTCATACCTCTTATATTTATTGAATATGAATATAACGCTATGTATTAAATAGAAGGAAAAGGACGAAACTACGCATTACTGCGCAGCCTCGTACCTGATGTCCTCTACCACAGTTGCAGGCATAAAGCGAGCGTGTGTTTTGAGGCGAGCACGTTTGATGAACTCGAGTGCGTCCTCGATATTTGCACTTGGTACGCTGTTGTACCATTTGCCCTCAAACTTGACTGATGCATAATAAACAGTCGTCGCTTTCATTTCTTTCTTATTTGCTTCCATATTGTAAAACATTTTAGTTAATAATCCGTCACTTAATAACAGAAGAGTTTTGGTTTTTGAAGCATAAGAAAAGGAGGGAACGAACGTAACTCGTTATAATCCCTCCACAACACGAACGGCGTAGCTAACTGGGTGTCACTATGCGTGTTGCACTTCCAGCCCCGCGACAGATGTGCCGTCACATTGTTGTGAGAAGTTACGTTTCTCACATCCGTTAGTTATGAGAAGACAACGTTTGGCCATTGAAAGGGTACGGGGGTAGTTTCCATTTGCCTATCGGTGGGGGAGGCGTTATGTTGCTGTTTCTCATCTTTACACCCACAAAACAAAAAAAAATAAAAAAAATTTAGGGAAGCCTTATTCAGACTTCCCTAATTCTCTCTCCATAACATCACTTGGTCCATGTATCCAAGATGTTATTGTTTTACAATTTTCCACCTCTTCAGCTATCTCTAATGCTTGCTGAGGTGTTACATCTATGTCTTCTATATCTACTTCAAATGTAGGTCTTGTTCCCGGTTCTGCTCCGTTATTTAGGATGCAGAAGGATAGCTTTATTCCGCTTTTCTTAGTCCTCTTCATACGCTCCCATAAGGAATATTGTTTCTCCGATACTATTTGTATTAACTGTTACCGATTTTACTGGCTATATTGTACCATCTGGATGGTGTACATACACAACAGCATCCTTAGCTTTGTCTCTAAGTATATTTAAAGATGTTATGATCTAGTCTGCTGTCATTCCGTCACCTTTATGGAGACCTTTAATTTTTACTTCATCTTCCATAACATTTTCCGTCTAACCCACAATGTGAATATTGCTCTCCCTCTGTCTCTAAGACATCAGCCTCTATTGGCTCAAAATCATCCATACTTACTTCTTCCTAATTATTATCTTAAACAACAGTTTTACGAATTCCCATATGAAATACAGGGGATTAGGCCTTGACTCTTTTGAGGAGTTCCCTGAAGTGGAATTTTCTTCCCCAGGAACCACAACTTCTCCTGATTCTACCACAGGTTGTTCCAAAACCACTTCTTCACTTTCTTCGACAGGTTCTTGTACTTCCTCTGGCTCTGGTTTTGCGAATTCATCTTCAGCTAATACGTTATTCCACCATTCTTTAACATTGAAACATGGGCACATCTTATGCCAGTCTTTAGGGTTAGGTCCCCATATATCCCTATGTCCTAGGATTTCAGCGTCTGGGTAGCGCGAGTGTAAGTCTTTTAATATGGACGCTAGAGCTTGTTTTTGGGCATCCGTGCGATTATCTACAGCTCTTCCTTGCTTATCAACCCCTCCAATATAGCAGACATTGATTGAGGTGCTGTTGTATCCAGCTACTCCGTTTGAAGGTTTGTCTTCGGGCTGTAAAGGTACTATCTCTCCATCTGGCTTTATGATATAATGGTAACCTGGATTAGTCCATTTGTTGTGGTTTTTCCAGTATTTTTGTATCTCTGCAACTGTCTATGTCTGTGGACCTGCCGTGCAATGCACGAATATCCTTTTTATTTTCCTCATCTTCAAAGAAATCTATTAATCCTTTACGTACTTTTTCGTTTTTTATGGGCTCTAATATATAATCCCAGCTACTTCCAAGCTTATGCCTATATATTATCTCCTGTTTGTCCTCTTCAGACAGCCCAAATTCGTCATTATCAGCACTAATTATGCTCACATAGACGTAGTTTTTAAGTTCATCCATTGACTTCTTCAATTGGTTCAACATATTCATCCATTACAGTCTCTTTTTCCTCATTCTCAACCTCAGCTTTAAGCTCTTCCATAGCCTTCTTTATCTCATCTTGAGTAGTATTCTGCATATGTGGCATCAACTCTGGGTGTAAGAGGTATTGATTGAAGATATATGACTGTAAATTACGTATATAAGTATTATAAATACTTACTTTAGGGTCTTTAGGGTCTAATTCCTTCAGTTTTTCCTTATAAGAATCAATCTTTTGCTGTGCCGATTCTATCCTCATTTGCTCGACATCTCCTGCTTTACGGATAATTTCTCCGTCTATATCGTATATATTACTATCAGTCGTCATAAAAGTGATTTTTTAGTCTATTTGCGGTGTCCCGCTTAATTTTCTCGTAAGCTTCTAACCAAGCCTGGTCTTCCAAGCATTCTTTCAGCGTGGTATACATACTTCGTACATTCTATTTTTTGGGGGTCTCCATCTTCATTGATTGCTGTATGGTAGAATATCTAATCATTCTTCCAAGTGTTATACATGTTGAATGCCTATTTACGTTCATGTTTGCTTGAATATTGGTGTATACAGTTCAACATTCGTATAGCATCTACACAACCACATGCTTTTATACAACAAATCTCATCAATGAAGGTTTCAACTCCTTCTTCTCCGTACTTGTCTTTTATAATTGAATATTCTGCTAGTGCCTATTGGAAATACTTGTTCTAAGCGTCATATTCAGGTTCAAGGCCTAGTATAAATGCACTGTTTATAGGGACTCCATGAATATAGAAATACTTACAATTATCTGTTACAGGCTATCCTATATCCTTCAAGCTTAAGAAATCTGAGTAAAATAGTATGGCATTCAGTTCTATATGATTCATTTAGTTAACGTTTTGTATATACATTCCGTAACCCAGCCTAATAGATAAGCAAGTAACTCATTACTATCGTCTTTAAAGACTTCTTCTCCGATTTTCGAATATATTCTCATACAAACATGTAGAGCTTCATGAGCACAAGTATTTACTAAATCTACTCTTTTATCTATCCCTGCAATTTCATATGGATGATTATATTTGACTAATATTATAGCTCTATTAGTCTTTCGATCATAGCCAGATTGAGTAAAGCATATACAATCATCATCTTCAAAGTCTTTATCGTCTATAGTCTTATAACGTTTATTTATCTGTTCAATAGTTGTATGTTTATTAGCAACTACTAGATCTACGTTATATACTGTAGGGTATACATCTATTATACTCTTCTTCTTAGTCTTACTATTTCTGTTAAGCATTATATAATATATATTAGGGGGTTCTTAGGGGGAATTTTTGTCCTATTAACGTAAAAACAGCCAAATCGGCTGCATTTTAAAAATTTTTATACTATTTTGCAACCACTTTAGTAAAAGTATACGTTATGCCGGCGAAATTTGAGAAAAACAAATAGTATGAGCAAGATTTTAAGAGTAATTGATCCGTTTTTTACAATGGATGTCGACGATACATTTACTCTGTCTGACGACGGTAAGAGTTATGTAGCTGAGAGAAATGAGGAATTCCACACCGCTAAAGATGATGGTGATTTGAGTTCTACTTTTAGTTCTACGTTCACGCTGTCTCCAAAATGGGCACAGCATCTTATCGAAGAAGGTTATCTTGAGGAGGTTACTCCTACTGAGAAACCAAGCAAAGATTTTGTAAACGTATTTGATGAAATTGATAAACTTATTGAGAAGTACAATGCAGAACTTGTTCAGCTTCCAAAGACAATGGCAGATACACCAGAATGTCTGAGAGTTGAGAAGACTACAGTACTTACAAACCTCTTGAAGGTTTTGAATTATCTTAAGTCATTGAGAAAATAATGGAAGATAAAGAGATTATCGACCAGTCGCAGCTCGCACAGGACGTAGCCGATAGAATTAAATATAGTTTCTTCGACTACTTCCTCGTCAAGCCGCTGGAACCGGTCAAAGTAAAGAAAGAGTTTAGTAAACCTGTCGATGCCAAGACAACTGTAGATGCAGATGGTATTGAAGCACAAGACTTCGAAAAGGTTGAGACAGAGGTTAAAGAAGTTGATTCTGATTATCGCAAGGGTGTTGTTATCAAGTGTCCAACATATTACGGCGAAGAAGGTGCAAAGATGCACGCTAAAGTCGGCGATGTTGTGATATTCAGAGATGCTGCAGGTTTGAGATTCGATCTGGTTAAAGATAGCAGATTGCTCAGACTCTACGATATCTTAGGAATTGAAGAGACAGTGTGATAACAATTGAAGATGTAATCAAAGAAGTATCTAAAAGAACTGGAATAGACAAGGATATAGTTGCTACAATATGTAAACATCCATTCGAATGTACAGTAGAGACTATGAAAGATCCAGAAGCTAGTCAAGATATACTATTCAATCAGTTGTTCAAGTTCAAACTAAAGAGACGCTTCAAAGAAAACAAAACCCAAAAATATAGTTCAAGATGAAGACGATGTACATTAGAGAGGGCAGTAATATGACAGTAGACTTCGATACAAATGAAGTTAGTCATATCCCCTCAGCAAGAGAAGCTATTTAGCGTATTTATGTTGCTCCAGAGCCCATGCATGTTGTTTACCAGAGTGGTGATCGTAAAGAGGAAGCTGATGTCGAAAAAGACGATGTTATTGTGACATTCTACACTGATGAGTTCGATAAGCGAATGATTGTTGTAAAGAGTGCAGAGTGGACAGCTAACATTACAGCTTATGAGAAGCGCATGGAAGAAGTAAAATGGAAGCAAGCTGAACAATGTGCCGAACCGTGTTGTGATGAATGTAATTTGAAAGCGGCATAATCAGATAAAAATATAAAGTCATGAAGAAAGAAACTAAAACTAAGAAAACAACGAAGAAGACTGTAAGCCCTAAGTTTATTGTAGATCTTACTAAGGCAGAGAGTGCTACTGATGTATATGCTCAGTTTGCTCTTGCTAAGCAGGAAGCAGGTCTTCCTCTCTCTAACGAAGAGTTCAACGCTATAATGCTTATAGCAGGTGTTGTAGCTGTAGAAGCTCTTGGAGAGGCAATAAATAAGGTATCTAAGAGCATTGAGATTAAGAACGACGAGAAGCTGGTATTCGATGCTAAGGGTCACTTTACAGTTAAGAAACCTAATATTTTCCGTAGATTCTGGAATTGGATCACAAGGAAGAAGTGATGATACAGCCGATACGTGGGAGGCTGAGATCCTGGTGGCCACTAGGACCCACGTGATACATAAGTTAAAGTTAAAATTAGTTGGTAGATCTACGATAGGTCCTTATCAAGAGCGAGGTTCGAATCCTCGGTAGATCGCTCTAATATGAGTATATTAGGCATAATCATGTAAAATTTAAATTTTGGTGGTTTTGGAACAGTTTCGGCTGGGAGGTTCGATTCCTCCACCAACCACTGCTCCATGGTGTAATGGTAGCACGGGAGGCTCTAACCCTCCAGGCCCGGGTTCGATTCGATGGTGGGGCGACCAATATAATTATAAAAGGTATAAAGCAGATGACTATTAATTTTAAGAAACTTTCAGATAAGGCTGTAACGCCTACACGTGCCACCAACAGTGGTGCAGGATACAATTTGACCGCTGCTGAAATCACAACTGAGATTAACGAGCGTGGTCAGCTGATATTAGTATATCACACAAAGATTGGTGTAGAGATTCCTGAGGGATATGAAGGAATTCTTCGTCCTATGCCCGGTATTGTAACTAAGACGTTGCGTATGTGCGATGCTCCTAGTGTAATTACAGGCAATATCGACGACGAGCTTACTGTACACTTTGTGTCTACGACAGATGTTGTACCTGCAGTATACAAGGAAGGCGAGCAGATTGCTCAGCTTGTACTCAACAAGATTGAAGACGTAGAGTTCGTTGAGATCGTTGAGCCTGTAACCGAAGATAGCGCAGCTACGGAAACTCAGAGTCCTTCAGAAGGTGAAGGCATGCCTACAAACTCTGAGCCCGCACCAGAGCCAGCGGCTGGGGAGAACGCCCCTGAGCAGGCATAATAATAACGTTATAAAAGCCTGGGTAACCGGCGTCTGAGATGGGGCAATGGTTACAACGGAAAGGGAGTCCAAAAGGGCTCCCTTGACCCGTATATATAAACATCAAAAGAGTGCTCTAATGGAAAAGATTAATTTTAGATTTTTAAATTACAAACATTACGATACGTTTTTACGTGATCTGAACGATAATGTTACGCTGGAGCGTCCATATGGTGCGATCAGGTAGGATGCTATCGTATTTATACAAGACAAACTTCGTATTTGGGCACGCGGTAAAGAATATGTCTGTGATGGACAATATACTTCAAATATTGAAGGTAATACTTTAACCTTCAAAAATAATTCAGATGATGTAATCTTCACCCTTTCTTAGTCTGACGGGACAATAACATTTACAGATTCTAACGGAAATGCCGTAACGGGTTCGTATGTACTGGATAAAACATTTTCAGATACTATTACTGATATAAGAAGATCTATAGAAACTAAATAGGAGAAACTTACAGCCAGATATCCTATATTTATAGATAATAATGTAATAGGAGCTAATATTGATGTAGAATTATATGTTATTGTAACTGAATTACCAGACACATCTCTTGCAAATACAAATAAGATATATTTACATGAGATTCCCGATGGTAATGGTGGATTTAAATATAATCAATATAGAGTTAGAAATGGACAATGGGTGCCTATAGGAGGTACACAACTAAACGTAGACTTATCCAGATATCTTAAATCTGAAACAGCTGCATTATTATATCAACCGATAGGCAATTATTTAACATCTGTAGACCTTACTGGGTATGCAAAACTTACAGATATAGAAGATCTCCATATAAATAATTTTGTCCAGCTTGAATATCTTAGAGATAATTACGCATTAAAATCGTGGGTTGAAGATACGTTTGTAAAGAAATCAAACGTGTACGATCCAGATTTATCATCTGGTTTAGGTGAAAGTACAAATTCTAACCCGTCATCGGGAGGAATAGTAATACCATCTGCCCCTACTGTAATAGTAGACAGTATTCTTGATGAAACTTCTTCAAATGCTATAGAGAATAGAGCTGTAACAATAGCGTTACAGAATAGAGCTACAAAAGAAGACCTAAGAGAATACGCCAAAAAGACTGATTTGAATAGTAAAGCGGATACATCTGTTTTAGACAATTATGTAACAGCTACTAAACATCAGTAGGATATTGATACAAAACAAGACATTCTTACAGCAGGAAGAGGAATATCTATTATAAATAATGTAATAAGTTCTACTCTTGATACAAATATATATATTATTGTACAAGAACTTCCTGAAAGTGGAGACCCAAACAAAATATATTTGCTGGAAACCTACGACGACGGAACGCCTATTTATACTGAATATAGGTGGGATGTAGATAGAGGTTGGATAGAGCAGAGACAGATTAATCCAGAAATAGACTTATCTGGCTATCTAACTAGATCCGATGCCGCTACTACATATCAACCTGTAGGAGATTACGCTACTAGAACAGAAGTAAACAATGCTCATCAAGATATTGTTGACAACTATGCTACTAATGAAGAGTTAGAGACCGTAGACAATAGATTTAATGATTATTCGTCAAAAGACGATTTAGAATCATTAAGAGAAAATATAAATAACGCGTTCTAGAGAAAAGGAGATTATGCTATTGCTTCAGATGTAGCTACAGCATTTTTAATTTTACAATAGATCATTGATCAAAAATACGTCTTAAAGAAGGATGTATATATACCTCCTAAAGGTAAATGGAGTGCAGAAAGAGGCACTCCTATATCTATAGCTGGAGCTTCTGGTGGAGTTTCGTTAGGCGACGGAAGCAGTTTAATTACTCTTACCGAAAAAGAATATTAGCTTCTTGTAGAGAATGATATGATCGACGATTCTGTATATTATTTTACATACGAAGGAGAAATAAATTGGACATTCGGAGGTACGTTCCCGATCATCTTAGGTGGTGAAGGCATTGGTACACTCCCAATAACATTGACATAATATGAATTTAAATCATAATACAAATAAACAAACAGGTGATCAGCTTACGGCAGCCGAATGGAACAATCTTGCTGCAGATGTAAACGAATTGGGTGCTGGCGGTGGTTCTAATAGCGGATCAGCAGCAGCCATCGATACAAATGGTGTAGTCTCTGTAAACAGCAAAGGTAATACAACTATCTCTGCTACAAAGCATATTAATATCGAACCTGCTTACGTTGCTAATGGTGGCGAAGGAACATACGGAGACGTTCAGATTAAGCCAGGTGATGATATTACACTTGAATCGCATCATAGAGCTACTGATAAACGCGATGAGATCACAATTAAGACCTCTAATGGTCAGGATGGTGCTGCTAAAGCTCCTGTAAAACTGCAGGTAATTGCAGCAGATATGACTCTATCTTCTAAGGGTAAAACTGAAGATCCTAACGTAATGAACGTTAACGTTACCACTGGTAGTGGTAAAGGTTATCTAAAGGTTCGTGCACAAGCTATTGATCTCCGTTGTGAGGAACATGGTGGTATCGCTCTTCAGCCTAAAGGTAAAGACAGTCAGAACCACATGAACAAGATTAAGTTCGAACACGGTGGCGGTGATGGTCTTGAGTTTGGTACATTCAACACGGAGAAGACGTCCATCTTTACAGATGAATATCGCTTCAATAGAGAAGGTGTTTGGAAGATGGCTACACGTCAGACACAAGCTTCTGACAAAGCAGATGTTAATGATGATACTACTGCATTGAAGTATGTAAAGTAGGCTGATGATTTCTATGATGTAATCTCATTGACCGATGAGCAGTGTACCACTAAAGACATCATTAAGACTGCTTATGCAATGAACGGCGGCAAAGATCGTCATACTAAGATTACTAATAAAGGTGCTATTGAGATTGCTACAAATTCTACATATACTGTAGTAATTGAACAAGATCCAATTGAAGAATCTTTTACTCCTGTATACGAAAATGAACCTGTAAATGGACCCCAAGAAGGTAGTGGCGGCAATACTGCAACGCCAATTGCATTGATCTCTACAAAGATAGCAGGACTTGCATCAGTATCAGCTGGAGATGTATTTAATGAAGGTGATTTCGAAACACTCCCAACAGCAAGTACAATTTATACTAATGGCACACAGAATTTCTCATTTACAGAAGTAGCTGCTCCGGCTATTAAGATTGAGTCAGGTGGCGAACTGAAACTCGGCGGCATCCTTGACTTTGGTAGTTCATTCAACTTTGGTGAAACTGATAATGGTATTGAATTCCAGTACAAGCTTACTAAGAAGAACGCTGAGAAGGACTGTGGTGTGCTGAAGGTAGTTGGTGTAAATAATCATGCTACTAACGATCTTACAGTAGAAGGAATAACGATCGCTCCAGGACAGTCTGCTACTATCGCACAATGCTCGGTACTTGATATTATCAAGCTTGTAAATTACATGAAGAATAATAATCAAGGTCCCTGGACAGTACAATCAAATCCTTAATAAACTATGATACACATAAACAATCATAATATAACTGGTGTTTATAGTGGACATAGAGATATTGTAAAAGTATTTAGCGGGCTTAAGCTCGTATGGAGTAAAGTAACAGAAATATTGAGTTGTTATTCTAATGGGTATTGGATTGATCAATACCCATGGATAGACGATGCTTTCTGGAAAGACAATTTTAATTAATATGGACGAACAATTATATACAAATAAAATAAACGAGTTTGTTGACTGGGTGTCCGGTGAAAATGTTTTTACTGGAGAGCAGGTTACAGGCGGATAGAAAGTGTCTGGAGGTAGCATTAGGGAATTATTACAAGAAAGACTTAGACATCCTATTGTAGTAGACGAAGACCAAAAATAGAACTTATATAGGTTTTTCTCTAGTGATACAGCTAAAAATTTGTATTATGAAAATCCTTCTGATAATGCCGGATTACAGTTATTTACTGTACCAAGGCCAAGTGACTACACATTAACCCTTACTATTTCGAACGATGGAGACAGATACGTTAAGTTGGGTGACGACGTTACAGATAAAACAAAAATGTAGTTCACGTGGAAGATTCATAACGATAGAGAAGATGATACTTCCGACATACTTAACATAACGTATGTAATAACGAATGCAGACGGTTCTTCATATACATTTACTCGTAGACGCAATCATCATTAGGCAGAGGACTATTCATTATACGAATATATTAAACCCGGTGTAAATAACGTTTCTATAGAAGCAAGGGGAAGTTCTACTGGAGCTTTACGCACCTTGAGTTTTAAAATAATAGTACTTGATTTACGTGTAACGTGTAATTTTAATTTTGCAGGAAGTCATGCTAGAAACGAAGCTTTGCGTATACCTTATACATTCTACAGAAACAATACAGATGGTACGGCAAAGATATATTTCTGTGTAGACGGTGTAGAACTACCTTAGGCCACAGTCGACGTATTTGAAGGCGGATAGTTAACAATTGAGGATTCCGGTAAAATGATAAGTCCTACATTGACTGCAGGACAGCATTCATTATAGGTTTATGCGTTGGCCAATTATGACGGTCTTGATGTATATAGCAATATATTGTATTTTACATTTGTAATAGATTCAAATGAAGCAGGTGCTATAGATAAATTTATAAACGTAGCAACTTCTTTAACTAGTGGTATACCTCCATTTAGTACTTTAACATTATCCGGAGTATAGTATTATGCGTCTCAATTAAGATGGTCGTATTATACATATGCAGCTAATACTGATACAAAACTATCTATAACTTGGAAACTTCTTGAAGGAGAAAACGATCAAGATCCGCAAGTATTTTCACCAATAGACGCACAGACTGGTTATGAACCAGACGCACTGGACTATACACCTATTATATATACAAAAACAGAATAGCTGTATTTAGCTGCATATTATACAGCATAGGGAACAGAGACGTAGTTGATTAGAATACCAATACAGATAATTCAGAATAACACTCTTAAGGATATATATGAGACTGACAACTATGAATTAAAGATGTCTGCATATGGCAGAACAAACGGAAGTGCAGATAGAGCTGTATGGAACGATGTAACAGATACAATAACTACTACGTTTACAGGAATTGACTGGAACCCTAATTCAGGATGGTATGAGAATAGTTTTAGAACATCTGGTATCGGTCATTATGCTGTAATAAATTTTGAACCTTTCTCCACGTTTTCTTTCGAATATGGTAAAACTATAGAAATAGAATTCGAATCGGAGAAAGTAAATGACGCATCTGATAAACTTATAGTTATAGGCAATCCTGATGGTGCACGCATTGAGATTACTCCTAATACAGCTACATTATATGCAAATAAAGTATTTGATTAGACTTTATAGGAATATGTTGATGCTGAAGTAGTTCATACAAACTATAAACCAAACGAAAGAATAAAGCTCGCATTCATCATAAACAAAGAAGATGAAGATGTATCTAAGAGATCAGTAGACGACGGGCTCGCATATATAGTAAACAACGGCATTCTCGAAAGAGGATCGTTAGCTAGCGGTAGATCGTTTAATACAACTGGAGCTCTCGATGGACTTGGGAACCTTGTTTCTTGCAATATTAAAATAGGCGGATCTAATAGCGGCGTAAGAGTATATAATATAAGAATATACGATAAATCAATATCATATTCAGATGCCTATAATAATTTCGTATATGACAGCAGCGATAAAGTATCTATAGTAAAAAGAAATAATATACTGAATCAAGGCGAAATATCTTTTGATTAGTGTAGAGATATGATTGATACTATAGTCATTACTGGAGATCTTACTAACATCCTCGATCAAACAATGGGCAAGGACGAGTCTACTACAGATGTAATGATAGAACGTTATTGTTATTATGACGAAACAAAAGATTTCTAGATAGGTGATATAATAGATGATCCTGAAAGACCGGGCAAACAAAAAGTTGTAAACGGTTGTCAAATAAGAAAACACGGACAATCTACGCTTAACTATCCTATCGCATCAATGAAGTTCTGGATGAACAAATCTGTATCGGGAGAAGTACCTATTTTTGAAAAGACCGGCCAAAGTAATATGATGCTTAACAAAAATAGGTATAAGATGAAAAATGGATCTATACCTGCTAATAAGTTTGTGTTACAAGCCAACTATGCAGACTCATCTGGTGTGCACAATGGAGGATTACTCAGACTCATACAAGATTCTTGGTATAATGCTAGAATAGAAGGCGTAAGTGATCCTTATAAGCTTAGAACTCTGCCATAGTTATTTGCTTCTATCAAATCAAACGAGAAATCTAATTACGGATTAAAGCATGTATGGGCAGATTATTTTCCAAAGAATGACTTCCCATATACTATAAGAATTGCTCCAGATTCATTTCCATGTGCAGTATTTTATAAAGATTTGAGCGGTTCGGGCAAACATGTGTTCTTAGGACAATATGTTTTCATGGATGATAAAAAATCTGATTTCTGTTTCGGAGAACGTTCTATATATAAAGTACAAGCGGATCCATTTTGTCTTACTGTTACCCATAAAGATGAAGATACTAATACCAATAAAATTTGGGATAACAGTAACGTACTTCAAATAGAAGTACTTGAGATTAATAAAAACTATTCATCTTATATAACAGATCAAGGATTTGATACATTCTCGGGTAGTAGATATGGATGGGAATCTCAATTTGAGATGATATATCCAGATCCAGATGACATAGAAAAAGATGACTAGAAGAACGGATTAAATAAGGGTAATCCTAATTCTAAGTTTGCAAAAACAGCTAAACCGTTCGTAGATTGGTACAAATGGTTAATAAGTACTAGAAACAACCATCAGAAATTTAGAGACGAAGCAGCAGACCATCTTGACCTATATAAGCTTGCGGCATATTATATATTTGTATTAAGATTTGCACTTGTTGACTCGTTAGAACGTAATGCTCAGATTAAAACGTATGATGGCGTACACTTCCATTACGAACCTTGGGATATGGATATTGCCTTAGGTAATAAGAACGATGGTGGTATCGCATTTAATCCTCCTGTAGATCGTAATACTAAGTTGAATACAACTACGTATGCCATATCTGGTAGATCTGCAGATTAGAATGGAAACATTATAAGTTCTAACTGGTTGTGGGATGCTCTTGAAGCGTGGCCAATGTGGATGAACGAAATTGTTCCAAAAGTGGCAGATGCTTTATTTAAAACGGGTATACTTACTTACGATAATGTAAGTAATATGTTTGATACAGAATATGCGAACAAGTGGTGCGAGATTATGTATAACAGAAGTGGCCACTTTAAGTATGTAGAATCTGCAGGTGGCGATTTTACTCGTTGGCTCGGGTGGTTACAGGGAGCTCGTATGTCACACAGACACTGGTGGTTAAGTACTTCAATGGACTATTATGACGCAAAATGGTTCTGTGGTGATTATAAAGCACACAAAATATATCTTGCAGCAAACGTATCAGCTGACCCTAATAAATACATTAGGGTAACGCCGAACGGTTCTACATATATGACTGTAACCGTAAACCAGCTTGATGAAAACGATAACGAAATAGAGGGTAGTGAAGAAGTAGATACCACAAGAGAAGTATCAAAATAGAATCCTTTAATATATAGTATGGAAGACGGAGCTAGTACAAAAGCTCCTATACACATATACGGTGCAAACTTTATGGAATCTATAGATATGAGTGATATTGCTACCGGTATAGATGGATTAGACTTAGTTGGTACATATTCTGAAGTATTAGGCGCTCCTCTTAGAGAACTTAATATAGGTACTCCATTAGTAGGAAGCGGTAATTAGTTTACAACAATACTTAGTCCATCTACATGTGGTGTATCTCCTGTTCAAAGTGGCAAAAATGCATTCTAGAATCTTGAGACGTTGAATATTCGAGGACATAAGCACCTCGGTAACGTATTACAGTTCACGTTTGGTATCAATTAGTGGATTAGAGACTTAAACATGACTCAGCTCAAGAATTTCTATGCTATGGGCTCTAATCTAATTAACTTTTATAGTTCTAACGACGGTAATAATTTTAACGATATAGAGCTTCCTTCATCTGTATCCATATTAAATATAAAGAACTCTACATGGAACAACATGACGTTCTGGGATACTATAGAAGGATAGAATGAACAAGCTACTCTAAATTATCATCAAACAGAAATAGATACTGGCATATATACAAATATACCTCCGACTGTAAGTGAGGTGCACTTCTTAGGATCTACAGGTAGAACTAGAGAATCATTGTTATTTATTAGAGAGTGGATTAAATCTATTGTAGCAACTTATGGAGAGAGTGCTCTTTCTAATTACACTCTCGAAATGGATGATGTATTCTGGTCACCTGATGTAATAGGAAATGATAATGATCTGCTTACGTACGACGAACTCAGACTTATATCTAAAACAAGTGGCGGACATCCTAATATTAGAGGATACGTTATGCTGAAATACGAAGGAGCTGGAACAGAGCTTACCTCGCAACAGCTTACAGAAATACGTAACTGGTTTGGAGATTCTGTATTTACTAAAGGTTCAGCTGGTCTTGTAGTCGACTATAAACACGATTATATTCAGATAAATATTGGTGGTGATATCACCATAGTAAACGGTGATGTTTATCTAACAGAAGGAAACAATGCCATTCTTAGTGCTACTGAATTCCATCTTGCTGAACCAGATCAATAGAGTTTGTAGAACTACGTATGGGCATTAAGTGAACATGGATCTGCTCAAGCATCTCCGTAGATATATGGTGTGAGAATAGAACAGTCTGAACGTGATCACAACTGGTATTTGTTAAGTTCTGAATCATAGGTTGGTCATGATTACCAAGTAGACGTAAAGGTTGCTGCAGGAAATATTACATATGTAGCTACTATAAATATCATAGCTGCTAAATATCCATCTTCTGTGTTTATCGATGTACAACAACCCACTACCGGAGCAGGTAATGTATCTGTTATTAGAACAGTAGGCAATATTGTTACGTTGCATCAAAACGGTATGTAGTGTAATCTGTTTATGTCTACAAATGATAATTCTTATACAGCATCTATAAACAGTATATTATACACTATTACTGACGGGGAATATACAACTACATATTCTTCTACAGCAGGTCCTACTTGGAGTGGCGATTTATATAATGTGGGAGATCATCTTAATATACAAGAGAATACCTAGGCACTTGGTATGAATAATACTAAATGTATTAAAGCTACTGCTATGGGTGTTCCTTACGATAACACTATATATGAGTATACTGTGACGGCAGTTATTGAATTTACATCTAATAAGAGAATGACTGCTACTAGAAGAATACTTGTTATGAACGATGGTGTTGCTGTGGTTTCTGTAATGCAAGAACACATATATAGCGCGTTCTCAACTGCTTGGAATACTTAGTTTGGAGAACAATTGACCAAATCATAGTTATATAGAACAGATTTGTTATCAATGACCGGCGCTCTTACATTCAATACCAGCGTCGATAATATAATAGCATATTCTGGAACATCTTCAATACTTGCATATTTGCCTAATATAACAGATCTTGTATTTGATGGAAATGCTAATTTAACGAGTACGTTCACCACATTGTCTAACGAAACGATAGATCAGTTCATATTTAATAATACTCCAAATTTATAGACGTTATCTATACAAAACTGTTCTAATCTTACGGATGATATAGACTTGAGCATGTGTCCTGAATTGTTAGAAGTTGATGCTTCTGGAACAACGATTAATGTAAATATTCCCACAGGTTCTAAGATAACTAAATATGAGCTGGGACTTCCCACTGAAGTTAATATTATTAATCCTACTGTATTACAACCTAGTGGAGTTGAGTTAGATGGGTATAAAGACATAACGTCTTTGGATATTAGAAATATACCTAATAATAAGACTTACGCCATGTTTGGTAAAATAATGTAGAATTATTTTGGTAAAATACTTCTTTATACAGCGTATGATTATAGTGGCGGTAAAATACAGGAAGTAAATGGATCATATGCGTCTGGCAGCTGGTGTACTACACTTATAAATATAGTTGGACATAATAATATTAAAGCTACTTTTGATTCAACCGGTATTATTGCAACTATTGTTGAGTAGGATAGAGAAAATATATGGAGTTGGATAAATCATACATCTCCTTTTATTGTATCTATTGGAGGATGGTCTGATAGAGCTTATTATATCAGATTTGAAGGTGCTATGAGTTATTAGCCAACTTACTTTAAAGTTGAAGATACAGATACAAATGAAATACTATTTTATTGGAGGGCTTAACATATGACACACTTAAATATACAACAAGGATAGAATATAGAGGTAGTAAGTACTAACCTTATAAAGAAGTTATATGAAGCTGCTTTATCTGTACCTGAACCATTAGAAGGAGAGTAGGATGCTGCATATATGTCTGGTAATCTATAGGTAGATAAGAGTTATAGAGCATAGGTTGAGTATTTGACTAATAGATTTGATGATCTGCATATAAACGTAACAGATAGCTATTATATACCATTTGAAGATAGTGCTGTATTAAACGTATTGCTTGCTAATAATATAGGATCTGATGGCATTGGAATAACGGAAGCAGAAGCTGCCAATGCTACTCTTACAAATAATACATTTAAGAACAATACTACTATTACATCGTTTAATGAATTTTCTTATTTTACTAGAGCAAATATTAATCCAGTAAATAATTTATTTGAAGGATGTACTAATTTAGAGGAAGTTGATTTATCTTAGGCTACAAAAATATCAGAGGGAGAATTTTTATCATCTGGAATAAAAGAAGTATATGCACCATCATTAATAGAAATAGGATAGGCCGCTTTTAGAAATAGTTCAGTTGAAACAGTAACTTCTTTAGGTAACATAGTAAGTATTCCATTTGGTTGTTTTATGTATTGTAATGATTTACAAACAGTACAATTACCTAGTTCAGTAACAACTATTTCTCCTGGAGCATTTTCTGTATTAACTAATGGTGTTAGTAGTCTTACTTATATAAATTTAAATAATGTAACATCAATAGATAATTCAGCGTTTACAAATTGTAAATTATTAAATATTGATGCTTCAGATTTATCTAATTTAGTATCTATAGGAGGGGAAACTTTTTCTAGTTGTTTTAGTATTCATGGAGAATTAAATATGCCCAATTTAATATCTGCAGGAAATAAGTGTTTTAATAGTTGTAGTAGGATAACTAAAGTAAAATGTTTAGGTAAAATAACAACTATTCCAGAATTTTTTATGGTTAAATAGTTTAGTTCTGGAATGGCATTAACTGAAGTTTATTTACCTTATGAATGTACATCAATTTAGTGGAATGGTTTTAATGGGTGTTCTGCATTAACAACAATTAAACAATATACACAATCAGTAGATAATTGGGTTAATGGAGAACCTTCAAGTTACGGAAGAATTACTAGAATAACAGCTTTCGGAGATTAGTGTTTTTAGAATTGCAGTTCCTTAACTATCACAACAGAAGATATTGAAAATGCGGTTACTATTGGGATGAGTGCTTTTGCAAGTTCTGGACTTACCGGAAATATAAATCTTCCTAATTTAACATCGCTAGGACAATACGCATTTTATGCGAGCGGAGTAACAGGAGCTACTGATCTTGGAAGTATTACAGAAATCCCGCAGTATTGTTTCTAGTATTCCGGATTGTAGTCAATAACACTCCCTAGTACTTGTACTACTATAAAAAGTAGAGGATTATCTGATATGACTACTCTTACTACTGTAAATGGTATGTCAAATGTTACTACTATAGAAAGTTATGCTTTTTATAATGATACTAATCTAACGTCTGTAGCTGGATTATCTAATGTTACTAGTATTGGAGAAGGTGCATTTTATAATTGTCCTATTACTGGAACACTAAATCTTCCAAATCTTGTTTCTTTAGGAAATATTGCATTTCGATAGACCAATATAACAAGTGTATAGAATTTAGGATAGGTTTCCGAAATAGGAGATCCTTTTTGGAATTGCCCTAGTATTACAGAAATAATTTTACCTACTACATTAAGAAAATCGGGATGCTTTTATAATACACATGTATCTAAGCTTATATATCCTTATGGATATACAGAATAGACTGCATCATCTCTGTGTGGAAATCAACAAGGAGCGTATTTATAGTATATACAATTTCCTAGTACTATAACAAAAATAGTACTTGACGATATGTATAGAGACTCTGGAAGTAGTAGAATTACTTGTCATGTTGTCATATAGGCTACAACCCCTCCTAATACAAACAGAAATCCTTCTGATACTGAACGTGCTGGCCTCGGATGGGGATGGGGAGATCCAAGAAATGCTAGATGGTATGTCCCAGATGCAGTAGTAAATACATACAAAGCAGATACACAGTGGTCTTCTATTGCAGATTATATATTCCCAATATCTCAATTGGAAGCAGATTCTCCTACTTGTTGGGCTTGGTATCAAGCAAATAAAGATTACGGAGTACCTGCACAATCATAACAGAACCTCAACTGTCTAAAATGAGGATGCATAGAATGGTTAACGTAGGTTCGATTCCTACCTATGCACAATAAATATTGCGAGGTAGCTTAATGGTAAAGCTGGAGACAAGTGCTTGTAAACGCGTTGTGGCGGCAAGTGAAGGAGGCACCTGTAGATGGTTCGATTCCATCCCTCGCGGCAAACAGACCAACTGTATAACTGGTTACTAATTAACTTTATTTACTAATTAAACTAAATTAAACTTATGGAAAGTTCTAAGATTATGATGTTCCCTGAGATGGGAAGTAATAGCATTGATCCAAATCTGTTGATGGCTTTAAACAATAATGGTGGATTTGGTGGTAACAACTGGATATGGATTCTGTTCCTGTGGCTCATTTGGGGCTGGGGAGGTAATGGTAACTGGGGTGGTAATGGAGCTAACGGCTTCCTTTCTAACCAGATTGCTAATGACTCCGGTCGTGAGCTGCTTATGAACGCTATTCAGGGTAATGGTAACGCTATACGTGATATCGCTACTATGCTGAATACTGAGGTTCAGACTGTGCAGAATGGTATATTCACATTGAACAATGCTATTACTTCTGTTGGTACTCAGGTGGGCATGAGCGGATTGCAGATCTAGAACGCTATCCAGAGTGGTAATGCATCTATCGCAAGTCAGATTTGTCAGTGCTGCTGCGAGAATAGACTGGCTATTGCTAACCAGACTAACACACTGCAGTCACAGATGGCAGCTGCTCAGGCAGCAGATCAGCTTGCTGTATGTCAGCAGACTAATACACTCTCCACACAGGCAGAGCGTAATACTCGTGACATAGTAGATGCTATACAGAGTCAGAGTGTTATGATCAACGATAAATTCTGTGATCTTGAGAAGAGAGAACTGCAGGATAAGATCAATACTTTGACGGCTGATAATGCTCTGTTGCGTTCTAATGCTAATAATGCTGCTCAAACTGCATTCATTAACGAGAAGTTCAATACTATTAACGCTGAACTTGCTGCTATTAAAGCTTCACAGCCTAATACAATTCCTGTTCAGTGGCCTAACGTACAAGCTGTAAACACTACTCCTTATGTGGGTAACTTCTACGGTTGGGGTTCTAATAGCTTCTGGAATTGATTGAGAAAGGAGGTACTTATGTTTGGTACTACTAATTATCCATTCAATTTCTCTAATAGAAGAGGAATTCCTATGTTGGAAAGTACATCTGTCACTGTAACAGATGACAACGTGGTACTGAATCTTCCGAATAGAGCTTTTAGATGGTTGAATGACAAAGGTGTTATTTTATTCCGTTTAAATCAGCCTATTCCCGAAGGTACAACCGGAACACTTCCAGTACTATTTTCATCCAACGATTTTACACAACCGCTGACGAATATCGGAGGTACAGCTATTACTGCTGCTCAGATAACTGGCACAGGTGTATACCTTATCTATTACGATAAAGGTGCTAACCTGATGCAGTTAATGACAACCGCTATTCCAGCTTAATACTAACTTTTAACTTTATTGAATTATGGTAGTTATTGAAATGCGCGAAGCCGCACAAGAAAGAGCTCTTGATCTCGTAGACGAACTTCACGAGTTAGGTCATGAGAAGAAAATGATTTTATGTGAGCTCGAAGATACATTGTATGATTGTTTTGAAACTCCTAAAGACGAGAAAGAGGAAGGGTCTGATGAAGGCACTGACCTCGGTTTCAAGCGTCGTTACGCAATGCGTAACTTCAACGAAGATGAGGACAGAGATACAGAGAAAGTCCATCATTATCGTAGAATGCGTATGCGTAGAAATAGGATGGGTAGATATGTATAATTAATTGTGCACTCGGGGGCTACGGCCCCTGACAATGCACATAAAAAGTAATAATATGTTTTCAGGATTAAGACAAGGTACAGCTCTTTACGTATTAGATAAGAGCAAAGAACCTAAAGTTATGACGGGCTATGTGGAACGTATAAGTGCTCCACACCCTATGTATCCTAACTACAACCCATCTGTAAGCTTTGGAGCAAACCTTCAAACTATTGTAGATGTGACGGTTAAGTTGGGCGATGAGAGAAAAGAATTTATGGGTGTACCTAGTACAGCTGTAATTCATTCTTATGGTGATTACGTACTTAGTGAATCTAAAGATAGTATGATTCAGGAGGTTACTACGATGCTAGAGAACAGTAAAAGTATTCTAGCTAATGTAGACCAACACAAATCTAACATATCAGCTTGTGAGAAGATACTTAAAGAGTTGAATCCAGTATACGCTAAAGAACAAGAAAGGGATGAAGCAATAGACAACATCTCTGGACGTATGGATCGTATAGAGGATATACTTGCTAGGCTTGAGAACAAGTTAGGTACGTAGATATGATAGCCCAATACATAAAATTAGGAGACAAAGGATGGAACGTTCTAGTGTACTACGGTGTACATAGAGAAGACTTTATTGAAGTAGAGGACGCCCTTAAATAGTTGGGGTGCTCATATAGAGATATACGTAGATCTTTAAAAGTGTTAACTAAATAGAATACTGGTTTTACGTTTAGTAACTCTGATTATAAGATGAGTATAATATGTGTAGGTCCTTCTTCAGATGTAAGTCAATTTGTGAACACTGCTATACACGAAGCTAAACACGTTCAATCCCATATATGTTCATACTACGATATCCCAGAGAACAGCGAAGATGCCGCGTATCTAATCGGGTATCTAGTACAGAGAATGTACAAAATGTTCTCTAAGATAATAAAATAGTATGTTTGATATTAAAGGTGATAAAATTTCTCTCGCAACAGAGGACTTGGCTATACCTCCATTCAGAGAGCATTACAACAATGCTAAAGACAAGTCTTCTGCTGTGAAGGAGATAGAATATGTAATATGGCTATACAAATGGAATACTCCATATGAAGCATATCCTCTAGAGACGAGGGCTTCGACTGTAGCCAAAGATATATTTGGGGATGAGAAATATATACCCACTGAAGAAGTGAAAGCTCTAGCAAAGCGGTTCTTAGAGTTTCAAGAGACTCCTGGAACTAGGCTACTATCAGCTTCACAAACTGCAGCAGAAGGACTTATAGCAGCTTTAAATGACTATTCTCAAGGGAATATGGACATTGATACGGCCATTAAAGTTACGCGTATATTAAAGGACGTAGGTAACATTGTTAAGTCTTTAGATATAGCAATGAAACAAGCTAAGGCAGAACAAGTAGATGCAGGTAGAGTTAAAGGTGGTGGTATAATTGGAAGATACGAAATACCTAGGTAAAAATATTATAATATGATAAATACAATATTTTATTTTATAGATGATCTGTCGTTTGAAGATTATCAGGGAATGTTATAGAGAGAAGAGATAGCACCACATACGATAGTCTTTGTTTCTAGCGACAAAACTATATACAAAGGTGGCGTATAGTACGGTACCACTAGTGATGAGGATCTATTGGAGACTTTAAAAAAGCTGATAAAATAGAATCCCGACTATATACTTCCTGCCGCTACTTCTACAAAACTAGGAGCAATAAAGATAGGTTATCCTGAGAATCAAAGAAACTATGCTGTCCGTTTGGATGAAGAGACAAAGAAAGCATATGTTACTGTACCCTGGGATACTCAAGTTGGTCCTAAGGGTGATAACGGTAGAGGTGTTGTTTCTATAGAGCTCACTAGTTCCGAAGGCACCAATCCTAGAATAGACACATATACCATAACTTACACAGATGGTACTACTTCTACATTCCAAGTAACAAACGGTGTTATTGGTAGAGATGGTAGAGATGGTGCTAAAGGAGATAAAGGTGCTAAAGGCGACAAAGGTGATAAAGGAGATAAGGGAGATCCTGGTGAAAAAGGTGCTAAAGGAGATAAAGGTGATAAAGGAGAAAAGGGAGAAAAAGGTGACCCTGGCGTAGGAGGTACAGTACCAGAATACGACGACACAGAACTTCGTAACCTTATTAGTCTTTTACAAGACGCTCTTGATGATGCAAACGCTGTAGCAAATCAAGAAAAACAAAGACTCAACGATCTTATAAACGGTCTTGATGCATCCATAAGACTTAAAATAGAACAGTTAATGGCAGATGCTAACTGGGTCTAGAATAACTTTCCTGAAAATACACCGGGTAGTCAATCTAACTTTGGGCAAAGTGATGTAGAGGCTTATATACAAACTCTTGGTATCTGGGCAAAGGATGGAGATGTAACTAGAACAAGCTGGAATACACTTAGTCAGAATGTAAGTTCATAGGGAGATAGACTTTCGTCTATTGAAGGTAGAGTTACAACTCTTGAGGGTACTACAGCTACAGGTGGTAACGTAAACTATAATCTGTTGTCTTCAAGCTTATATGCGTGGCTTAACGATCACTATACCGAAAGTGGAATGGAATCTACATGGGCTAAATTCATGCAGCTTAGTTCAGATGAGATATAGATGCTCAAATGGATGTCTTCCGGATGTAGATCTTATATAGATACACAATCAGAAACAGCTGTTGCCCAGTTATTTGCTGCTGCTAGAGATTACGCTGATAATCAGACTGTACTCTCTTAGGCAGCTGCTGATGTGAACGCTTTGGTAGAAAGAGACGGTAATAATAATCTTGTGGCTAAATCTGCTATGACAGCTATGGTAGATAACGCTATTACAGGTATTATCAATACAGCTACAGGAACTTCTGTCGGCACTACTATTTTCACACAGATGGAAAGTGACATCGATGCCAACAAAACCAATATTGCTGCAATCGCCACAAAGCTTACCGGAAACAGTGCTAATATTTCTGTCGGAGCAAAACTTGATGCTTTCACAGCAGGACTTATAACTAACCTCAACTTGGACAGTGCAGTAAATGGATTGCTAGCAACAAGTACTACAGCTACTTACGGCACTGTTAGTGCTGCAATAATGCAGAACGTTAGTTCAGCACTTAGTGCTCAGCAAGACTTTGTATTAAAGAATGATCTTACATCTGCATATATTATACAGAAGATAAATGGCAATCAGTCTGAGACTACTATTGGATCAGATAAGATTAATATACATGGTGCACTTATCGCAGAAAACGCCACTATTACACAGTTGGTTAGCGACTTTATTTCTGGCGGAAGCGCTACATTTACTGGAGCTGTATAGGCAACATCATTCGTAGCCGGTGATCCGAACGGTATAAATATTACGACTACAGCAAATCAAATTGCATTTAGAAACGGTGTTGATACTAGAGCGTATTTTGACTTGAATGGCAGCGGTATGCAGTTGCATGTAAAAGACAGTAGTGGTGATTGGTATACTATTGATTTTGCATTCTGGAATAACGAAGGCGGAAATAATGGTCCTGCTAATCACGTAACGTTATTTAAATTAAAAAATACTATTCCACAAGATGCAATTAATACAGAAGAAGTAAAAGATAGTACTAAAACAATTTATTATACTAATTTAAGGAAATGTTATACGGATTATGCTGGAACCACTGTCGCATCAAATTCAAACACATCTGGATATTATATAAATATAGCAGACTATAGAGACATAACTGCATCGAATGTTTGGCCTGCTGGAGATAATTTAAATTATTGGAGAGTTTTTTATACATATACTTATCACCATCCTACGTCTGGGGATTATACATATCCTGCTGTACTTAGTGCTTGGCCAGTAGAAGCATACGCTCCCGTATCGTTTGATAATTATGGTCAAATGATAATTGATACAAATCCTAATAACTTTATAGTAGTTACACGTGCGAGAGAATATGGAGGCTACGATTATGTATATTACTTTAGAGGAGCCTCTGTTACTACTAGTATACCTATTAGTAGTACATTCACTGGTTATAAAACAAATTCTGGTTCTGGTGGCGGAGATGCAGATATCCCCGTAGGAGGACCGTCGCGTATTGCAGGATTTTCTAGCGGTAGCAACGACTTATATATAGGTACTCTAACTAGATCTCTTACTACTATGAGTGGTCACTTCTCTACTGGTATATATAGCGGAGGAACTCTTACAGTCGCTAGCTATTAATCTATTAGAAATATAATTGATTATGGAAAGAATTAAAACCATATTTTATTTTGTAGAGAATCTCGACTTTGATACATACCATAGAAAATGGGAAACTAGAGAGATTGCAGACAGAACTATAATATTCTCCAGAAAAAATAAGTCTATCTTTGCTCATGGGATACAATACAGTCCCATGAGCACTGAAGATCTTAAACGGATTATACAAGATTTGCTTGATAGTGGAGATCTTGTTCTTCCTGCAGCTGCAAGAGATAGAAGAGGTGCTATAAGAGTTGGTAACGGATTGTCTATAGGTGGAGAAGACGACGATGTACTTAGTGTAGATTTCTCTAATGTAGAAGGTACAGAGGGTCTTTTAAAACTGATTAGAGAATTATTTGATTCTGCCGAGATACTTAGAGCTACTAAAGAACGTTTTGGTATTATCAAGATCGGCAAAGGTCTTAATGTAGACAAGGATGGATTCTTAAATGTAGATTTCTCTGATCTCCCAGAAAACTCTAGCGTATATGCAAGCTACACTAAATATGGTGTAGTAAAAGTAGAGAAAGATGGCGGCATTATTGTAGACAACGGTATAATCAGTGTAGATCCGGATAAATTCCCAGATGACCTCAGAGGAAAGCCAGGTGAAGATGGTAAAGATGGGCGAGACGGAAAATCTGCATATGAAATTGCTGTAGAAAACGGTTTTACTGGGACAGTAGAAGAATGGCTTGCATCTTTGAAAGGACAAGACGGCGCAAACGGAAGAGATGGTCGTGATGGCAGAGATGGTACAAACGGTAGAAATGGTACTGATGGACAAAACGGTAGAGACGGTTCTGACGGTAAAGACGGTAAAGATGGAAAAGACGGCGTAGACGGCAACGACGCCGTAGTAGATCTGGAAGAGTTAAAGAATGAAATTATTCTCAACATCAAGAATAATATTAATGAGGAGAATAACTGGTGGAATACCTGGGCAGAACTTCTTATAAATCAGGCTTGGGAAAGATTGCTTTCAGATCTCGATGGCAACTGGAATACTATTATGCACCAAACTGGTTGGATAGACTCATTAAATGCTTATCTACAATCAGTATCGTTGTTCACTGTTTTACACGATGAGAATGGTACTACGTTAACAAGTAAATTTTCAGAGATACAATAGTCTCTTGATTCTATACGTCTTACAGTATAGGATATAGGCGGGTTCTTTGATTCAAATGGCAATCCTGTTTCTCTTGAAACAGCCATTGCTCAAATGATAGCTGGAATTGGAGATAATGAAGCTTTCAATAGTTTAGTAGCTTCAAAAGTAAATGAGAATCTAGCAAATGGTCAAATAACATCTGCTATCTCATCATTAGATATGCGAGTGTCTGACGTAGAAGGGGAATTATCTGCTACTAATAGACTTGTAGCTAGAGTAGATAATGGTAGTAACGTTACGCTTAATCTTCTTAAACAACTTTCAGACGGAACAAAGGCCGTTACTGATCTTTCTTCTTCGTATGATATATACGAGATGAATGGATAGGATTACCAGTATGTAACAAAAGACGGATTGTGGGTTTATGATATAGATGAAGAAGGAAGAGCAATTCCTTGGAAAGCTATAAAGCTGTTCTACGTTGATGTTAACGGAAACACCTCTGAAACGATCCCTGCAAATCCTAGATATAAGAAAAATAGAGTATGGGATGCTACTGCAAATAATGGCGCTGGAGATTGGGTAGAAGTAAACGCTCTTGACGAGAATAATAATCCACTCTACGACATGGTGGGGGAAATGGTATACTTCCAGAGAAATGGTGATACCGGAGATCTGCCGCATCCAAATAACAACCCATCTTATATTTTAGAACGTGAATTGACACATGACGCTAACGGGGAACTCGTTTGGACTGGAGGAGGTACTCCAACTAATCCAAAAATGCTTAGTGATTCAAGAATAGCATATCATAGAGCTCGTGTAAGAAAAACAATATCTTTGGCTGATTTGCAATTAGGTGCTAATGCTGACCAAGCTTGGAATTTCCTTAGCGCAATGTACGAAGGATTCGGCGATGTACAAAATATAGCTAGCACTACACAAGTAGCTAATGCCAAGGGAGCTGTTATCGAGACTATGGCAAGGCATACATGCTATATTCCTAAGATAGAAAACGGAACTGTTTAGAAAGATCCAAACGGAAATGTTTACTATCAATGGGAAAGAAAAGAACAAAACGGAACCATATCTATAGCGTGGAGTACAAGTGACAATGGTCCAGATGAACAAGGTACGTGGACAAAATCTATAAAATAGGACGTCAAAGCTGGCATGACAGCTGTTGCTACTGAATATTTGGCGCAAGCCGGAATAACTTCTGCGATCGACGACATTGTAGCATATATGGGTACGTGTGTGACATATGACGAAAACACTGATACATATACGTCTACTGCAAAAGTTAGTGCAGAGAATATTATTTTAGAAGGTAATACATTTATTACTAATCTTACTGCCAATGAAGCTTTTATCAATAGCTTAAAAACAAAAGATTTAGGAGCGTCTCACAAGTTAGTTGCCGGAGAAGCTGGATACAAAGGTATTACCATTTCTCCATCTCCAGGTGGAAGTGGGGCTGCAGACATTAGGTACGGAACATTAGTCGAAAACGATGGCTCTATTAGCGTATATACTCCAGAAATAGCAATAGGAAATGAATATTGTTACGGGGTTTTATCCGATGGAGACAACAATTTGGATAATCACAATGTTGTAGAAATAAGTGAATTTACAGGTTCTGGCAATTCCCATCGTAGACAATTTTCATCTAGGTTAGGAAATCACGGTCTTACAGTAAGATATTCATAGGACGTAGACACTTGGAGAGGTGCTGATAATAGCGTTGATGTATATGTTACCGATCAATTGGCAAATGTAAAGGTTCAATAGGGAGCAGTAGTTACTAATTATACTGCAAATGGAGCAACTGTTTCATCTGATATGCGTCTTAAAGATGTAGTGGAAGACGTAAATCTTACAGTAGAACAAATAGCTAAAGCTCCAAGCTTTAAATATACGTTTAAAGGAGATTCTAAAAATAATGTTTATGTTGGTACTTCTGCTCAATATTGGTAGGGAATTTTACCAGAGACAGTAAATGATTCCGACGAATATTTATCTTTGGATTATTCTAGAATAGCTGCAGTTTCGGTTATACAGTTAGCGAAAGAAATCGTTAAATTAAAAGCTCAAAACGAAGAGTTGTTAAATAGAATAAAAGTACTTGAAAATAGCGTATAGTAAATACAATAAATAATGGTAGATTTTACAAAAAAAATTCGTAATAGTTCGAAGTTCAGACAGTCAGCTCTGTTCTTCTAGGAACACGGCGTATATACATTAGCCCCAAGAGGGACAACTGATTATAATACATTCTGGGATAGAGAGACTGATAGATGTCTCAATGGATATGTAGCAGAAGATGGAGATTCTATTACGGGCTACCATTATTTCTACTTAAATTATTGTCCTATAATGAAACTTGAGGAAGTTGAATATACAGATAGATACGGAAATAAACGTAAACGTCGTGAACGTATATTCGGCTTCCCAAGGTTCTGGGACAGTGATTATTATTACTTTAATGCCATAGAAGAAGCAGAGAATCAAGGAAAACACATGGCAGTGTTGAAGTGCCGTCAAAGAGGATACTCATTTAAAGGTGCTTCGATGCTTGTTAGAAATTACGAGCTCATCCCAGGATCCAAAAACTTTGCAGTAGCTTCAGAACAGAAATTCCTAGTTGGTGATGGAATTCTTACGAAAGCTTGGTAGATCATGGACTTCATAGATAAACATACGGATTGGAGCAAGCAGCGACTTACTTCTACCCGAATGGAGAGAGTCTCAGGTTTCAAAGTAAAAGATGAGTTAGGTAAAGAAACAGAACAAGGTTATCTATCTGCTATAACCGGTATTACATTGAAGAACGACCCAGAACGTCTTCGCGGTACTCGTGGTAAACTAGTACTATTTGAAGAAGGTGGTAAGTTCCCAAATCTAGAAACAGCATGGCGAGTTGAACAACCAGCTGTAGAAACTGATGATGGACATGCATTCGGTCTCCTTATAGCATTTGGTACAGGTGGTACTGAAGGAGGAGCATTCGATGGTCTAAAGAACATGTTCTATCATCCAGATGCTTTTAATATACTAAGCTTCCCTAATATATGGGATGACGGTGCAGAGAATACACAATGCGGGTTCTTTGCTCCAGCCTACTGGAACATGGAAGGTGATGACGAAAACGGCAAGCCTAAGTTCATGGATGAGGATGGCAATAGCTTAGTAGATAAAGCAACAGAAGAGTTAATTAATCAAAGAAATAAAGTAAAGGACGGAGGAGCTACTTAGCAGTCTATTGATAGATTTATCTCTGAACGCCCTATAAAACCGCAAGAAGCTTGCCTTGAATTAGGCAAGAATATATTTCCTAGAAAGCTCCTTATGGACTAGCTGACCAGGATACGTACCAATCTTAAGCTAAAGAACATGAAACATATAGTAGACTTAAGTTGGGATGGAAACGGCATGGTTAAGGCGACAGAAAAGAAATCAGGAGATATTACGGTATACCCATTAAAGAACGATGACAAACCAGAAGGATCAGTAGTTATATGGGAATACCCAGTCTCAGACCCCCCATTTGGATTATACATTGGCGGCTGCGACCCGTATGATCATGACGAGTCATTTACTAACTCCTTAGGATCGACGTTCATATTTAAACGCGTTAGAGCAGGAGAAGCGTGGAATGACGTGATAGTAGCCGAATACACGGGCAGACCTGCAACAGCTGAAGAGTATTATGAGAATGTACGTAAACTGCTTACATTCTATAATGCTAGACTGTTGTTTGAGAATGAGCGCAAGGGTATTTATCCATACTTTACAAATAAACATTGCGATTATTTACTGGCAGATCAGCCAGATAAGATTATTACGGAAGTCTTTAAAGACAGTAGAGTACAGCGCCGTAAAGGCTGTCACATGACAAAATAGATTAGGGCGTATGGAGAAGGTCTTATTCTTGAATGGTTAATGGAAGAATATGAACCAGGCCACCCTAATGTAGAAAGAGTATACAGCGAACCGCTTATCCAAGAGCTTATAGAAAACGACGGTGTAAAGAACGTAGACCGTTTGATAGCTCTATGTATGGTTATGATATACAGAGAAGAACTATACTAGGTTAAAGCGGCAGCTGCAAAGGAAGAAAACAAACAGGTCGAACTCTTCGAATTACCTCTATTCAGTCAACACTATTATGATGAACCAGAGGACTCGCAAGATGTTCCTATATTTAGTTTTTAAAAATGGTTAGAGTAGAAGATAATTTATACAATTCAAGCTTCCCTCAGCAGAAGCTACCTCTTAAGAAGAAAGATGAGAAGTGGTAGCATGACTGCGTAAACTATATTATCGGCGAGGGTAATGTCGTGTCTGGCGGAATGTAGAAGACACGCTTTGGAGAGATATAGACCTATTATGACCTTTATAATTCAATATTCGATGAGAAGGATTTCAAGAGGGTTACAAACCCGTTCAAAGTTGATGATGGATTTCCTGCTACCCCACAAGATTTCAATATAATTAGGCCTAAGGTAGACCTCCTTATAGGTGAAGAGACAAAGAGGCCGATGAACTTTAGGGTAGTAAGAACATCATAGGAAGCTGCATCAGAACTCATGGATAAAGAGAAAGAGATGCTTATGCAGTATATGATGTCAGCTATCATGGCAAAGATGAGTCCTGAAGAAGCTTAGCAATTCTAGCAGCAACTTGCTAATGGTGAGGTTATGCCTCCTGAAGGTATTGCTAAGTATATGTCGAAGGATTATAAAGATATTATAGAAAATACAGCGTATCATACGCTTGTTTATCTTAGAGAAAAACTTAACTTAGACAATGAATTTATTAAAGGTTGGAAAGATGCTCTTATCTCTGGTACCGAAATATACTATGTTGGTGTGCAGAACGATGAGCCTTATATGGAGAGGGTAAATCCTCTATTCTTTGCATACGACCAGTCACCAGATTTAGAGTTCATAGAAGACGCTTCATGGTGCTGTAGACGCATGAGAATGTCCATAGCTGAAGTATACGACCGTTATAATAATAAGTTGACTGAGAAGGACTTAAACAAGCTGTAGGAGATGCTTACAGGCAGACCTTCAAATGATATGGGAGATAAAGATCCTGTAGATAACTTTACAGGTATTCAAATGAGAATATATGACAATCCTGTATTCGATCAGAAGAGCAGACATAATATAAATGTATGGCACTGCTGCTGGAAGTCGTTTAAGAAGATCTACTATGTTACTTATATGGACGAGATGGGAACTCCACAGACGGAGATCGTAGACGAGTCCTATAAGAAGACTGGCATGGAGTTGGATGTAACACCTGACTGGATTATAGAGGTCTGGGAAGGTTATAGAGCTGGTTCAGACTTATACTTTGGTATACAGCCATTAGAGTATCAGCACATCTCTATAGACAATCCTAACAGCCAGAAACTGCCTTACACGGGTGCAGTATACAGCAATACTAACAGTAAGCCTAGAAGTCTTGTAAGTATACTTAAGCCTCTACAATATATGTATATTGTACTGTGGTATAGACTTGAATTAGCTATAGCAAGAGATAAAGGTAAGGTAGTCAACATGGATATTACATAGATACCTAAGTCTATGAATATCACCCCAGAAAGATGGATGCATTATCTATCTTCAGTAGGTGTAAACTTTATTAATCCTTATGAAGAAGGTTGGAATGTACCAGGTAGAGAAGGCGGAAAGCCTGCTACGTTTAATCAAATCACTGCTCTCGATCTTACTATGTCGAACGTGATAGCTGAGTATATACAGCTAATGGATAAGATAGAACAGCTAGCGGGTACAATATCTGGTATTACAGAGCAGCGTCAAGGTGCTATTAGCTAGAATGAGCTTGTAGGTAATGTAGAACGCAGCGTAGTACAATCTTCGCATATTACAGAACCCTTGTTCTGGATACACAACCAGTGCAAGAAGCACGCACTTAATATGCTCCTAAACACGGCTAAAGGGGCGTGGGAGCAATCCGGTAAGAAGAAGCTTAGCTATGTATTCGATAACGGAGAGCGTGCATATATAGACATTGCTGATAAGTTCTATTATGAGGATATGGATGTATTCGTAAGTGATACTTCTAAGGATGTAGAGAATATCCAAAAGCTACAACAGCTCATACAGCCTGCTATGCAGAATGGAGCTAGTCTCCTTGAAGCAGCAGAGATCCTTACTAATGATAACTTCAACATCATTAAGCAGAAGCTTAAGGAAGCTCAGGAACGTCAGGAGCAAATGATGCAGCAGCAACAGCAAGCTGAACAGCAGCAAGCTCAGCAGTTACAGCAGATGCAGAATGAGATGCGTGAACAAGAGCTTATGCTTGAAGAAGCTAAGATGGATCTAGAAAGATATAAGATTGATGCTGATAATCAGACTAAGATTGCAGTAGCTGAGATTAGTGCATACCGTGGTACAGAAGAGAAGGATGCCAATAATAATGGTATACCCGATCCTATGGAAATAGCCAAGGATGCTACACAGCAGCGTAAGATTCTTTCTGACGAATATACTAAGCGTTATGAAGCTAAGTAGAAGAAGGAAATCGAGGATAAAAAGATTGATCTTGAGCGTGATCGTATGAAGCACGAGATGGATCTTCAGAAGCAGAAAGACGAAGCTGCTCTTGAACGTGAGAAAATTAAAGCGCGTACAGCATTAAAAAATAAAACATCAAGTGGAAAATGACAAGAAGTGAAGAACAAGAGCTCTTAGAGCTTACAAGATAGAATAACTAGCTTCTAAGAGCTATACTTCGCTTTGTATAGCATGATGAAGCTAATGATATGATGACTAACATAGTTGCTAATTTAGTAGCTAATAAGATGGAGGGAAATACTTATGCTCAAAGATCCTACTGAATTTAGATAGAGATTTGCTGCTTGGAAAAATGGAAAAATACCTTATTAGAACGGAAGACCAGAACCAATTTAGCAAGTTGATAATTCTGATGCAGATTTTGCAAAACGGTTACGTTCTAATTGGAAACAAGAAATTTGGGATTGGGAAGGATCTGGAAAATCTGTAACGCATAAAATGGGAGATGCAGATAACATTATTTTCCCTAATGTCCAAACTACAAAAGGAGGCGGACTAATTGATTTTACTAACCCTATTTGGAAAGGAGTTGTAGATCCATTAAATAGAGCAATAATAAACAAGGATTATATTCAAATGAAAACAGAATAGGACGCACGATGGTTTGGCCCTAATTATAAAAATTATTATCCCGGATTTAAAAACGGCAAATCAGAATGGGATGATTCTACAGACTTTATAACAAAGTATGAAGGATTCTCCGATACTACTTATCAAAAAAAAGGAGACGTTCCTACTATAGGATACGGCACTACTAATAAGAAATGGACATCTAAAGGTAAGATAACCGTTGCACAGGCTAGACAAGCTATGGCAGAAGATCTTGCTGCAAATGAAGGCTTACTTAGAAAGAATATTGTAGACTACGACAGGCTTCCAGACAGTGCAAAGACGGTATTGAGAGATATACTATACAATGTAGGATCTGGTAACTTATTTAGTAAGTCTCCAAAATTTATGCAGGCTCTAAATGCTAGAAATTATGAAGAGGCTGCAAGACAAATGGACTGGGATAATAACAAACCTGGATTCGGTGGAGCAAGGAAAAGAAATGCTGCTAGACAAGAACTATTTCTTAAAGATCTAAGAGCAGTTAAACCTGCGTCGTAGTTTGTAAGTTCTTTAGAAGAAAAGCCGCAGTTCGAACCCGTACAAATAGAAGTACCTGTAGATAGAACAGATTTTTCTTTGTAGAACGCTTCTATGCAATCTACAGCACCAAGAAAACTAAACGTCTGGACTGGGTCGCAAAGTCCTGCTTATGGAGGAGCATCTGTAAGAATGCCAAGCATGCAAGAATACATGACTACAAAATCCATAATGCCAGTCGTATATTAAATATAACAGAATAAACTGTACAAATTAACAACATATAATATTATATGAAGAAAAAGAATACTATTCCGAGTGACTTTGAGAATCTTCTCGGTGATATTGGTTATACTAATCCTGAAGAGGGAGGTGGTGTAACAATCATCGAAGATGAACCATATGTACCACTCGTAGATGACGATGATGATAAGAAAGAGCCGCCAGTGAAAGATCCTGAGGACGGCAAAACAGCGGATCAGACTAACGATCCAAACGCGCATGAAGATACGACTCCTGAGCCAGATCCTGCGCAAGTTACTAATCCAGAACCACCAGCAACACCCCCTGTAGAGGAACCTGCAACAGATGATCAGGAGCCTACGGACGCTGATGTAATCGAAGCTCAGCAGGTAGGTCTGCTATTCGATGCTATCGGTGATAAGCTTGGTTGGAATATGGACGATATCGATGAGAAAGATAGACCTCTTAATACTGAAGACTTAGCAAACTATTTTGCAGAGGTTGTAAAACAAAACTCTGTTCCTGAGTATGCAGACGAGCGTATACAGTAGCTTGATGAGTACGTAAAGCAGGGTGGTAAGTTTGAAGACTTCTATGCTAAACAGCAAGAGGCGTTAACTATCGATAACATCGATCTCGAAGACGAGAACAATCAAAAGGCAGTAGTACGCGAATTTATGAAGTACAGCGGTTATTCAGATGAGCAGATTAATAAGAAGATCTCTCGATATGAAGATAGCGATGTACTTTATGATGAAGCGGAGGATGCGCTTGACAGATTGAAAGAGATTAGGCAGAAAGAAGTTGAGGAAGCTCAGCGTCAGCAAGAAGAAGCTGCTAGACAGCAAGAAGAGCAGTCTAGAGAGTTCTTCAATAATGTTAGCAAGGAGATACAGAGCCTGACTAACATTAGAGGTATAAACGTACCTAAGGAAGATCGTAAAGCTTTGTTCGACTATATCTTTAAGCTTGATCAAAACGGTCAGTCACAGTATACTAAAGATTTTAATAAGAATCTATCAAAGAACCTGATCGAATCTGCATATTTCACTATGAAAGCTGACAGTTTGATTTCAACTGCCAAGAGAGATGGTGAGTCATCCGCTGCTGAAAAACTTAGGAATTTATTACGGCATTAGAGTAAGAATCACAGCACATACAATGCCGATGACAAACAGAAATCAGTAACAGACCTAGTCTCTGGGATGTTCTGATGCAAGAATAAAGAATTTAAACATATATGAATAATACTTTACTTAATAATCTCCAGCTGTATCGTGGACGTCGTTTCAGCGACCTGGTAGATGAGAACATGATTTCTAACGCTCTGCTGACCAAGCCTCA